AAACCCTCACGGAGAAATCCGTGGGGGTTTTTTATTTCACACAGAACTCTCTCACCTGCAACAACTTATTAGAAGATTCCATGAGTCTTGTAATCTTCTGAAGTCCCAAAATTCAGGAAAAAAACTATTGACTGCGGAAGTCTTTGGTATATCTTGAGCCTCGTTATGAAAAAAACAACTGAACAACTAATCCTCGTCATCGGCGTAGCCATCTCATCATCCATTCTGACTGTTTTGGTCGGATTCGTGTGTATGATGTTCTACGTCATCCAACCCTATCAGAAGGAAGCCGTAGATCGTGGCTTTGCTTCTTGGGATGTCGTGGACAATGCGACAGGCTCAACCAAGTTTTCTTGGAACGTGCTTGCCGAATCCCTTCATCCTGCCAACTCCGACATTCTCGGAGAATTGGAAAAGCCTTTAGAGTAGGGTTCTTAACATAACACAAACCAAACCCTCACGGAGAAATCCGTGGGGGTTTTTTCTTGCTCGAATTCAAACCCGTATTCTCGAGCCATAGAAGATTGCAAGAATCAAATAATCTTCTAAGCCTCGATCTCGAACCTGCTCGAACTCGATGTCGAACATTCCGAAGAGTCTCGAACCAACCCTTTAGAAGATTGCAAGATTCATCAAACATTTTCCCCCAATCCTGTCAAGTGTTTTCGTCAAAAAAAAGTTTTGAAAAAGTGAAAGATTCCCTTGCACCTCTCTCCCCTCATGCTATGCTTTCCATGTTGTCAGAAGGCAACAAGGTCGGAACCGAACCTGTTAAACAAATCGGAACTGGCGAAAATCCAGAAAGCAAAGTGAACATCGAAGAAATCAAAGCAAAGCTCAAAACCAAGAAAGGCGCGAACCTCTCCGTGGTCTTTGATCGTCAACTCAAGACTCGTAAAGGAGTCATGGAAGCCGTCACCAAAGTTACTCGCATCGTTGCGCGTGGCGGGGTGGAATACGACAACCTTGGCATCGTCCAAGAAAAACGCGAGAACGGCGAACTCCCCTCGGAGAACGCTGGACTCCCTTGGGGTGAGTGGGTGGAGTTTCCCCTTCACATCCGCCACAAGGACATGGACTATGCTCGCTTCTACCCTGCAAGCGGCATCGGCTTCAAGCCCCAAGTCTCCTACTTCCTCGACGGAGTGGAAGTCTCCAAGGATCAAGTGCAACCTCTCTGCCTCGCCTCGGAGTTTCCGAAGCGTGACGAAGAACCGCTTTGCTTCACGATCAAGGCGCACAATGTCGCCATGATCCGCGACTGAAGATTCTTCCAATCTTCTAACAGCCCCGATCATCGAAAGGTGGTCGGGGTTTTTTGCATCTTGCCATCTTCTAAAACCCTCACCTGCAACGACTTATTAGAAGATTTCATGAATCAAACAATCTTCTAAGCCTCGATAAATCAGGAAAAATATTCCCTTGACTCTCCCATCAGACTCTTTATCTTCTCCCTCGTTATGAACACCACACCATCAACACTCAAACTGGCAGACCTCCAAGCCATTGCTGACCTCACAGCAAAGTTTCTCGGTCTGTCCTATAAGCCAAAGGCAGTCATCAAAGACACACGCAGGGGCAAAGCCTACACCCACAAGGGATGGTTCTCCATTCCCCAATGGGCATGGCAACGTGGGGATCGCTACGTCACCTACTACACAGTCCACGAAGTCTGTCACTTCTATGCTGGTGGCATCAATCACGGAAGTCTCTTCAAGAAGGTAGAGGATCGTGCTATGGCCTACTGGGGAATCTATCTGGAACGCAAGAAGGTCTACCCCAAACGAATCTTCGATGGCCCTTGCAAGAACGATACCATCTTCTAATCTTTGTGTGTGGGGAACCCCATCATCCGAAAGGGTGGTGGGGTTTTTCTTTTGTCCAGAACTCTCTCACCTGCACGGATCAATTAGAAGATTCAATGAGTCAAGCCATCTTCTAAGCCTGAAAGTATTTTGAAAAAAACTATTGACCTCTCCATCAGACCTGATAATTTTATCACCGTTATGAACAAACACACATTCAAACGTGGACGAGGCAGCAACCCTGCTTCCAAAAACAACCTCAAACTCGGAGCCGCCTCACGCAACTGGTGGGTCTATGAGCGTGGTGCTGGCATCGGTTGGACTCCAGTATTCGGCCCTTACTTCCAGAAGAAAGCTATGGAGATCGCATCCTCCCTTGAAGCCACCAACCAAGACAAATCCAACCCCATCTACACAGCAGCAACAATCTAACCACTACCATGAACCAATACATCGCCTACAACAAACTCACAGGTCTTTACTGGCAAGTCGGTAAAGGCTTCACCACAAGCAAGTGTGCAGCCACCTTACTGTCACCTGCTGAACTGGCAGTCCTTAACTATACCTACGATAACGTCTCTCACGAAATCGTTGCCCTCCGTCTTGTCTACTAATACCATGAACAGAAACATTACCTTCAAACGTAAAGGAGTCACCTTCAGAGTCGAAGAATTCTTTGAGGACACCACACCCAACATCAATGTCTGGGTCTTGAACAAGGAAGGGAACCATTGGGATTGGAAGATGCTAACCACTTGGGACTACGAGAAAGTTGTCCGTGCTTTGAAGAGTAAAGGAATGGACTACTTCAAAGACTGATCGATCTCAACCTCGATGTCTAACCCACCGCTGGAAACGGCGGTGGGTTTTTTCGTGTCTGTGTTTATATAAACATGTCATCTTCTAAAACCGTTATGACACGACACACAGTAAATTTTTCAGCATGTGTTTATGACAGACCCATGCTGTGAAAATATGCCTATAGGAACCTTAGAAGATTAGAAGCTTCATGGGGCAATGCCCCCTACCCTATATAGGTATAGGTATAGGTATAGGTATACAGTCTTTTACTTGAATCTTTCCTTACCCTTTAATTTTTTGTAATAGGGTTTCTGTAAACAGTTTGGCCTTTTTCGAATACTATGATACTATCGTAGAAGCTGATGGAAGTTGTGTTATTTCCTGACTCTGTTTCTTGATAACCGCTTCTTGTTCCTCTGTTAATTCCATCTGGATCTATATTAGCCGTCTTTGCATTGATTTGGTCTATATAGTCCTTTGCATACTCTGTAAAGGATTTTTGATAATCTCCTGAGAATTCTTTCCAATATGAGGTATGGGTATCTTCCACGGCATAGATTCCTAGAGTAGAGAGTTTTGGATAGAGATATTCGAAGGTTTTGATCTGGTGGCTCCATTGGTGACTTCCGTCATCCAAAACGATAGTGGGTATACCGAATTCGTCTATGATACTCTGTAAGAAGTTTGGATCCGATTGATCGCCTATTCTCACGGAAATTTCTCCATCATCGAATCTTTTGCAGTTTCCATTTATATCCACTCCGACGATTTTGGTATAGGGACCGAAATAGTTTTTCCACATTTGCAAGGAACCTCCGTTATTGACTCCTATTTCCAGAAAGAGAAAGGATTTGTTTACTAGATGGGAGAAATGTTTTTCATAGGTTGGCAGATACCAAGGCCATTTGCACATTTCGTTTCCCTTGTGATTATTAAATTGATTCCAGAGTGACATCATATTATATTAGATATTTTTCAGAGAAAGTCAATAAATACTGATAATGAAGTTTTCCGATTATATGAGTTCTAATTTTGAAGGTGCAGGTTTTTTGTTTGTGACATTGGATGATAAAATTCTGATGTTACAGAAGCCGAACAAGAAGTGGAGTCTGGTTGGAGGGCATAGTGAGAAGGGGGAATCTCCTTTGGAGACTGCTCAGAGGGAATGTAAGGAAGAAATTGGTTTTTTACCTTCAGGTAAAATTTTTAAAAATATCAAATATAAAAAAGCCGAATCGGATTGTTATTCTTTTGTCCAAAGGGTTGATTCGAAATTCAAACCTCGTTTATCATCGGAACATATTGACTATAAATGGATACCTTTCAAAAAAATTAACAAGTATGTTATATCCAAAGCAGTTCGTGACTTGCTTCCTCATCTGAAAGGAATGTTTTAAAATAAATAGTATATGGCAACTTTTTCTGAATATTTGTTTGAAGAATATCCCCAAAATTTTTCTTTTGGGGAATTCAATGCTATCAAGTCCTATAACGGAAAATTGAAGTATGCCAACGAAAGATTGAAAAAACTTTCTTCTGGAAGTTCCAGAGTTGTTTATCAAGTTGATGATCAGAAGGTTTTGAAGATTGCCAAAAACAAAAAAGGATTGGCTCAAAACGAATCGGAAGCCGATTGGTCAAAAGATGCTTACGATGTCACTGCCAAAGTTTTTGAAAACAGTCCAGAATATTTCTGGGTCGAAATGGAATTTGCCAAAAAGTTGATACCGACAAGATTCAAACAATTGGTCGGATTTTCCATTCAAGATATGCAAACCGCGATGCGAGCATTGAAAGATCGTATGCGTCCCTCACGCTTTGGCACAACCAAACTTTCCCCTGACCTTGAAAAGCAATTATATGAAAATGAATTTTATCTGGACATGGAAAGATTTGTCGCAGATTATGATATGGAAACTGGAGATTTCGGAAGATTAAATTCTTATGGAGAAGTAATTCGAGACGGACAGCCAAAAGTTGTTTTGGTTGATTTTGGAGTGACCAACCAAGTATGGAACGATTATTACAAAGTTTCTTAAAAAAAATTGTAAATTTTTGTTTCTTAAAGAGATATAAATATAATAGAAGTAGTATTATGCCAAAAAAGAAAATAGATTATAACAAAAGAATGATGTTCAAAGAGAACGAGAAAAAAAGAAAAAGAAAAGAAAATCTCGTTATCAAAAACGTGGTCATCAAAGAAATTTTCGATGAGACAGGAGAGGTTGTAGAAAATACGACTATTCAATTTTCATTCGATGGCATTCTTATCAATTTAAGTGTGGCTGCTGCTATTAAAATGAATGTGGAGCTTACCAAGATTTTAAATATAAAACAATGAAACAAACCTTTAAAGAATATCTTTTGGAAAAGAAGAAAAGAAAATCCAAGAAAAAGAAGAAAACAAAATCCAAAAAAGTTTTTGGCGGTTTCTGGTGGGGTGCAGGTTATCCTTATTTTGATGGTGGGGGTGATGGAGATGGAGGAGGAGAAGGGTAATTAATATAATATGAAAAACAAAGATCACATACTTTTGGAACAGCTTTATTCGAAAGTTAAACCTTCTAATATTTTGAATGAAGAGATGATTCCTACCAAAGACTATTTTGTCGCAAAAATGGAATCGGAAAGAAGTATTAATGTGTATGATGTTGGAAATGAAGCTAAAGGTTTGTTTTTAAGTGTTAAAGAAAAAGTTTTGAATTTTTCTTATAAGTTGGAATTTGATTATGCTTCATGGGGAATCGAAGGATTTAGAATGGCAGCATCTATGCTTTCTCCTTTTACTATTGTTATCGCAGATGACTATTCACAAGAAGATTTTTCCGAGCAACAAGAAATTATAAAATTTACAAAAAATTTAGACACAGGACTTTTTAAAGTTGATAATCTTGTGTTAGAAGAAGGTAAATCATTATCTCCTACAATGATCGATCTTTGGGTTAGAAAAGTTGGAGACAAGTGGGAACTCGTAGAAGAAAAGTGTGAAGTAAGTTTTATCAGACCTGATATCTATTGATTTTATTCTTTTTCTTGTTAGTATATTGATACATGAGCGCAGGAAAAGGCGATAAACCAAGAAACTGTTTTAGCAAAGATTTCAAAAGCAATTTTGATCAAATCAAATGGGAAAAAAAAGACCCATCAAAAAAAGTTGTAAAGAAAAAAGGTAAAACTATTTTTTACTTTAAATAAAATCGAAAACTTTCCAAAGATAAAGTTTTATCTTCTACTTCAGATTTGTAAGCATATAATTTTTCTATATAGCCGTCATGTCGTAATTTTTTAAAAACCAAATTACCAACAGAATATTCTCCTTCTTTTTCCAAACCATCTACACGTAATTTTTTAATTTGATCTCTAATATTTTTTAAAGTTTCGATTCCTTCTTTATTGGAAATCGCAGAATCTATTTTGGTTTCTATATCATTAGCCAAACTTGAAACTACAGGATCATCCATTTGTCTTTTGGCTTTTTTAGGAAAAGCTATCCATTTGTTTTGAAGAATATCATACACTCCTTTATCTTTTAACAAATTTTCTTTATCTTTTAAATTGACTTCGACTTTATATCCCTTAATATAAATCTCATGATCTTTGTTGAATATTTTGCTTTTGGAATCAAAATAATCATAAGAAGTATCCAAACAACCTTTATCTAAAACATTCACAATAATATGCAAATCAAAATCGCTAGTTGGTCGCCACTGATAAGAGGCCAAAGAACCAGTAAGAAGAACATTTTTAATTTCTACTGGAGTTTCGATTCCTTTTAAAAAAATTTTTGAAATCTGTAACAATTTTTCGCGTATTTCTTCACGAAGATTATTTTTATCATCCCATACTTTTGAGTTTAATTTGTTCATTTGTTATTCTTCTATTGTAATTAGTTAAGAATATTTATTAAAATGATGACAGATTTGACATCAACATTATTTTCGGTTGGAATGTTTTCAGGCGCATCGGCCTTTTTTATAGGAACAATGACTGCTACCAGTAGTTTTTTGTTCCTTTTTTTATTTATGTTCCTTTCGTCATTTTTAGGACTTGTGGCCTATCATGTTTTAGTGTATTATATTTGCAAACTTGCTGAAAAACTTAATCTTTTAGAAAAATGATTTTTGACAGTCTGATTTTTAAAGAAAACGATTCTTTTTATATTGATGTTAGTGATGTTTCTGATATCTCAATTGAGATTAATGATCATATACGTTTTACACATGAAGGTAAAAAGTATCTTGGTAAAGTCAAAGTAGGAAAATACAGTTTTGATAAAATTTATAGTATAGAAATACTAAAATAACTTGCTTTTTTCTTAGATTAATCTAAAATAGAAAGCATATGAACAAAGAAATTGCTCTAAGTTATGATGATGTTTATCTTATTCCAGAATATTCAGAGCTTGATACGAGAAAACACGCAGACACATCTTTAACTTTGGGTCAGTATAAATTCAATTTACCTGTTGTTCCTTCGAATATGAAAACGGTAATTGATGAAAAATGGTGTCGTTGGCTTTCAGATAATGATTATTTTTATATCATGCATCGATTTGATGCAATTACAGTTCCTTTTGTCAAAAGAGCAAATGAAGAAAATCATAAATATATCAGCATTAGCACTGGCGTAAATAAAGATTCTTTGGATGAATTGAATTTAATCAAAAGTGAAGGTTATAAAGTTGATTATATTACAATTGATGTTGCTCATGGTCATCATTTAAAAGTAAAAACACGTATACAAGAAATTAGAAATTTATTTCCTGATGTTTTTATAATTGCTGGAAATGTTACAACACCAGAAGGAATCAAAGATTTGGAATCTTGGGGAGCAGATGCTACAAGAGTTGGTATTGGACCTGGCAAGGCATGTACCACACGTTTCCAAACAGGATTTCATGTGCCAATGTTTACAGCACTTCAAAAATGTGCAGAAGTAGCAAATACTCCTATTTTTGCAGATGGTGGTGTTCACCATTATGGTGATATTGCAAAAGCTTTGGTTGCAGGAGCAAGTTGGATTATGGCAGGTTCTCTTTTTGCTGCATGTAGCGACTCCCCTGCTATGACAGTAAATGGTAGAAAAGTATATTATGGCTCTGCAAGTGCTTATAACAAAGGACATAATAACAATATCGAAGGAACAATTTTAGACTTGGAACCTCATTCATCTTTGGATGAAAGATTGAGAGAAATTATGCAAGCATTACAGAGTTCAATTAGTTACTCAGGCGGTAAAAATTTAGATTCATTAAAAACTACAAAATATGTCATTACGTATTGATAATCCTATTCTGCAAGAAGAATATCTTTATTTGGTAGAATTGCCAGAAAAAGATAAAGACGGAAAAACTATATTTGAAATTGCTCAATATAGAAAAAATAAATTTTGGTTTTTTGGATGGGAAGTTCCAGAAGTTCCAGAAAAATTTTTATCTTGGAAAGAATTAATTGTTGCAATTAAAGAATAGGTTATTGATAAGTATTATCAATGTCTTATACGTTATATAGCGATTTATCTGTAAGTCCTTCAAATTCTAATGTAGGATACAACAATTCTTGGTTACACGTACAGAACAATGCAAACAGAGAATTGTTTGCACAAGCATCTTATATCACAAATTTTGATGATTTAACTATTTCACTATCTGCTGGAAATGTTGATATTGGAGCAGTTGAAATCAAAGATTGGAATTCAAATATAAGAGCAGATGTCACAACATCTGATGGATTAAATGCATTACGAGTATTGACTCAAGATTTAGAATCATCGGTTGATGATATCACGATTGGTGATAAAAATGGCAATTTTGCTACTATCCAAATGCCTCAATCCGCATTGAGAGTTTATCCCGTTATCACTGCTGGTGGATTTACAAGATGTGAAACAAGAACTTCTGGTAACCCAACTTTTGTACCATGCCAAATTTTAATATACAATAGCGCGAATACACATGTCTTTCCAGTATTAACTTTATCAAGTGGGTTATCGTGTCGAATACCGATTGGTAAAAATAGTGAAAATAACCATATTTTAACATTAAATTTGGAAGTGTCTGGTGTTAATGATTATGCAGGATGCGAAATCACATTCTTTGCTTAATTATGATTCTCTGTTTATCAGATATTCATTTAGGAAGTCCGATATGTCAGGCAGAATTGACATTAAAAATATTAGAAGATTGCGAGTACGATAAACTTATAATTTGTGGAGATATTTTAGATTCTTATAATATCCACAGGCTTTGTAAAAAACAATGGAAAGTTTTATCTGCATTGAGAAAAATTTCTAAAACCAAAGAATGTATTTTTATTAAAGGAAATCACGATAAAAGTTTAGATACAATCAGTGCATTGCTAGGATTTGATTTTAAATTAGAACACATTGAAACAATTGGTGGTAAAAAGTTTTACTTTGTTCATGGAGATAAATGGGATTATATAATTCAATTAAGACCATTCCTAACAGAAATAGCATCTGGAATTTATTATTTTTTACAAAAAATAGACAAGACCCAAAAGTTTACAAGAAAATTAAAAAAGAAAATTAAAACTTGGAGATCTTCTGCTGATAAAGTTATGGAAAGAGTAGCTAATCACGGAAAATTTTTAGATTGTGATGTTGTTGTTTTTGGTCATACTCACATGCCAGAGCATAAAAACGTCAATGGAATAGAATGTGTTAATTTAGGTTCTCAGTGTGATCTACCAGTTACATACTGTAAAATAAGTAATAAAGGTAACATAACATTAAAAAGTTTGGATAAATAATACGAAAATTAATATTTTTTTTAAAAATAAAGATACAATAAAAAAGATATTTAAAAGATAAATATTGTTGATGGCCACACTCACACCAACTTTAACTTCAGTAGTTCCAAATCCAAATGTTGCTTATTGTAATGCATGGATTCCAATATCTAATGACGCTGGTAGGCCGCTTTTTGCCCAAGCATCGTATTTAACAAATGCCTCTGATATTTCTGTTTCTTTATCTGCTAGTAATTTAAATATAAATTTAGCAGATGTTGAAAATTTAATTGCAACAACAAATACTCTTGTCGGTGTTCTTACCGCTACATCAAACCGTATTAACGGTTTTGTAATTCCTAATTATAACAGAATCGCAAATACCTATTATGGGACTTCAAACAATTTATCTAAGGTAGATTATAAGTTTAATAGTACTATAGTAGCTTCTTTATCATTTACATATACGACACCTACTTCTGCTGATGGTGCTTTACTTGCTGAAGTAATAAAGACTCTCTAAATTTATGCCCTATACCTTTAATCCGTTTACTGGTGGATTAGATGGAGCAGGTGCAGGTGGGCTTGCAGATGCTCCTTCTGATGGAGTTCTTCGTGCTCGAAAGAACGGATCTTGGTCTACTATTGATGCAGCAGATATTCCCAGCTTACCTGCTAATGGTCTTGATATGACTTTAATAGAAGCAACAGATGGCTTGTATGGATACATAGGAGATATAGGAGTTAATCAGTTTGTTGGGGATACCTCTTTAACGGGTTTGTATCTGGGAAATAGTGTTACAAGTATTGGAAATCAGGCTTTTTATGAGTGCTCTGGTCTTATTGGTTCTTTAACTATACCAAATAGTGTTACTAGTATTGGTAGTCTGGCTTTTCAAAGTTGCTCTGGTTTTACTGGTTCTTTAACTATTCCAAATAGTGTTACAAGTATTGGTAGTAGTGCTTTCTATAATTGCTCTGGTTTTACAGGCTCCTTAACTATCCCTAATAGTGTTACTAGTATTGGTAGTCTGGCTTTTTATGATTGCAGTGGTTTCACAGGTTCTTTGACTATAGGAACTAGTGTTTCAAGTATTAATGATGGTGCTTTTGAAAGTTGCAATGGGTTTACAGGCTCCCTCACCATTCCGGGAACAGCTTCAATCGGAAGCTTTGCGTTTTATGCTTGCAGCTTTAATGGCTTAAATGTAACTGGAACTTCTATAAATTCTAATGCTTTTGAATATAATAAAACAAATGCTTTTGGATCATTGAATATTGCTAATACCATTACAAGTATTGGAAATCAGGCTTTTTATGAGTGCTCTGGTCTTATTGGTTCTTTAACTATACCAAATAGCATTACAAGTATTGGTAGTTATGCTTTTGATAGTTGCTCTGGTTTTACTGGTTCTTTAACTATACCAAATAGCATTACAAGTATCGGAGGTAGTGCTTTTAGAAATTGCTTTAACTTAACAAATGCTTATTTGAATCAGCCCTTGTCTGCAATAGGTTCCAATGCTTTTCAAAATTCAGGTCTTACCACAATTCACCTTCAACCATCCCCCAACACTCCTGCGGGTTGGACCATAGGTTCTGGGCAAACAATACGTGGTAAATCTGGAATTACCGTGGTAGCAAATTGGACAACCCATCCTAATCCTCCGTAAATAATATTATGCCATACAAATTTAATCCATTTACAGGTAGTTTAGATACAGCAGGTTCAGGAGGTATTCCAGAAGCTCCTGCTGATGGCAATCTCTATGACAGAAAGAGTGGTCAATGGGTTCAACCTGAAGCATCAGATGTTACAGACTTTCCTACAAATTTTGCAGACCATACTTTTATTACCACTAATGATGATCCCAGTAAAGTTATCATGACTTATGGAAGTATTGGTAGTAGTGCTTATAATTATAGAACAGATTTAACAGGTCTTTATTTAGGAAGCTCTGTAACAAGTATTGGAAGTAATGCTTTTCAAGGTTGCGGTGGTTTTACTGGTTCTTTAACCATACCAAATAGTGTTACAAGTATTGGTAGTGATGCTTTTAGAAGTTGCTCTGGATTTACTGGTTCTTTAACCATAGGAAGCGGTGTTACAAGTATTGGTAGTTCTGCTTTTTATCAAACTAGTTTAACAGGATCTTTAACCATTCCCAATAATGTTACAAGTATTGGAAGTTATGCATTTTATCAAAATGAAGGTTTTACAGGTACATTGACTTTATCAAATAGCCTGACAAGTATTCAACAGTCAACTTTTAAGAGTTCTAGTTTTACAGGCTCTTTGACTATACCTAATAGTGTAACAAGTATTAATGATGGTGCTTTCTATAGTTGCACTGGCTTTACTGGTTCTTTAACTATTCCAAATAGCGTTACAAATATTGGTAATCAGGCTTTTGCTTATTGCACTGGCTTTACTGATTCTTTAACTCTTGGTAATACCATTACAAGTATTGGAAGTCAGGCTTTTTATGAGTGCGACTTTTCAGGTTCTCTAATTATTCCGAATAGTGTTACAACTATTGGAAGTCAGGCTTTTTATGACTGCAACTTTTCAGGTTCTCTAATTATTCCGAATAGTGTTACAACTATTGGGAGTTATGCTTTTGCTTATTGCTACGGTATTGGAAGTTCTCTAACTATTCCAAATAGTGCTACGAGTATTGGTGATCGTGCTTTTCTTGCATGTGAAAGCGTAATAGATGCTTATTTGAATCAGCCTCTGTCTGCATTTAATAATACTTTTCAAGCCTCAAATCTTACTACAGTTCACCTCAGACCATCTCCTAATACTCCTGCGGGTTGGACTATAGGTTCAGAGCAAACAATAGTCGGGCAAGACGATGTTAATGTAGTGGCAGATTGGACAACATATCCAAATCCCCCTTGATTTATTTCTCCCAAGATATAAAATAATAATATGTCTAAAACAGTTCATTTTGTATCAGGTCTTCCAAGAGCCACTAGCACTCTTCTCTGCAACCTATTAGCACAGAACCCAAGAGTTCATGCAACAGCAACATCCCCTTTGCATGAGATTGGTTATATTGCAAGGAAAGTATTTCAAACTGAAGAAGCAAAAGCGATTGGTGGTGATGTGCTTGAGACTATGTTTAAGGATTATGTCAAAGGTGGGGTCGAAAATGCTTTTAATTCATTGACAGATAGACCTGTTGTAGCCGATAAATGCAGATCATATATTGGTCACTTGGATATGATCTTTCAAATCTTTCCTGATGCTAAAGTTCTTGTTCCAGTAAGAGATGTAAGAGGCATTCTTTGCTCCATGGAAAAAATCAGAAGAAAGCATCCAGCACCTTTTAATGGCTTCGAAGAACAAAATCCAGCTAACTTTACTACAATTGAAAAAAGAGCGCAGGGATGGCTTCAACATCCACCTGTTGGCATTGCTATTGAAAGATTGTTTGAAGCAACAGCAAGATTTAAAGACAAGCTTCACTTTGTTCATTCAGAAGACTTAACATCAAACCCTAAAGAAACTATGCAAAAGGTTTGGGAATATCTTGAAGAAGATTTCGATAAACATGACTTTAATAATGTAGAACAATATACTAAAGAAGTAGAAGTGGGTTGGCCTTATGGTGATCATTCTATTAGACCTCAAATTAAACCATTACCTATGGATTATGATAAGATTCTTGGAAAACAGCTATCAGATGCTATAAAGCAGAAGTTTGCTTGGATAAATAATTTATAATGAAATACGCAATATTAGGACCAAGAAAAGCAGTTAATAGAATCTCTGATACAGAACCACAAACATTATCAAGTTTAAGTGCTACTGTTGTAGAGTTTACAGATGAACAAGCACATACTGTATTAGCAGGTTTATCAGCAACACCATCAACTCGTTATTTTTATCTCAGCGGAAATTTAATTACATTTAAAGATAAGTTTGAACAAGATAGATCAACTCCTACATTAACCCAAGAACAGACCATCAAAAGAGGTGAAATGTTTGTTCAGAATAAAGGATTTTCAGCACAGAGGCTTGTTACATTAATGGACAAGTTGATTCAAGTTAAAGAAGCTAATGCTTTAGCTTCAAACCCAAAGCTTGTTGCTGTATATCAATGGCTCCAAGAAGTAAAAGCGAAAGCGATTGCTACGCAAATTAATTTTTCAGAACCACCTTATACATTCGAAGAAGTCATAACCGAATAAGTATTTACATGGCCTATTCCTTCAATCCGTTTACAGGTAGTTTAGATGATTCTGGAGGAACATCTGGTATTGTAGATGCACCTTCTGATGGAGGCTTGTATGGTCGGGGAACTTTTGATACTAGTGGAGTCTCCTTACTGCTTCACATGGATGGATCATCTGGATCTCAAAACTTCATTGACAGTTCTTTAAATAATTTCACAGTAACTAATAATGGAGGTGCTCAAATTGATACAGCATTCAAGAAGTTTGGAACAGGTTCTAGTTATTTTAATTATGGTGACAGTACATATTTGCAAACTGAGTCTTCTTCGGAATTTGGTTTGGGTACTGGGAATTTTACTGTTGAAATGTGGCTATACAAAGATACTGCAATATTAAACTTTAATGGGTTTTTTTGCATAAATCAGTACAATAATAATGGTATTTTAATTAGAATACAGTCAGCTTTTGATTCTCTTTATGTTGGTGGAGAAACTTATAATTGGGATCCTAGCACCAACTTTCCATTAAATCAATGGAATCATTTTGCCCTAGTAAGAAATAATGGAGTAATAAAAATTTATATTAATGGCATTGCAGTTTTTACTGCAAATAATAATAATAACAATTTAGGATCTACAGGCATAGTCACTGTTGGTGCAAGTTCTCACAATTATAATGAAGGGTTTGGTGGTTATATTGATGAAGTAAGAGTTGCCAAAGGTGTTGCAAGATACATGGCAAACTTTGATGTGCCTACTGTGCCTTTTTCTAATCCTGCATATCCTGCTCCAAGTTGGAGTAATCACACCAAGGAAGACATACTCAACAATGAATCTGGTCCTCCTTTAACTCTCCTTATCAATTCTGATAATACTATTACAGGGGTTTATGGAAGTATTGGTTATCAGGCATATACTGGCCAAGATCAATTGTTAGGATTACAAATAGGTACAAGTGTTATAACTGTTGGTAGTGGAGCCTTTGAGTATTGCTCTGGTCTTACTGGCTCTTTAACTATACCAAATAGTGTTACAGATATTGGTAATGGAGCTTTTGGTGGTTGCACTGGTTTTACAGGTTCTTTAACAATACCAAATAGTGTTACAAATATTGGTAGTTTTGCTTTTTATCAATGCTCTGGTTTTACAGGTTCTTTAACTATTCCTAATTCTGTTACGAGTATTGGTAATAATGCTTTTAGAAATTGCAACGGATTTACAAATTCTTTAGCCATACCAAATAGTGTTACAAGTATTGGTAGTGATGCTTTTATAGATTGCTCTGGTTTTACAGGCTCCTTAACTATCCCTAATAGTGTTACTAGTATTGGTAGTCTGGCTTTTGAAAATTGTACTGGCCTAACAAACGCTTATTTAAATCAGCCACTATCTGCGGTTGGATCTAATGCTTTCATTAGTTCAGGACTCACTACAATTCACCTTCAACCATCCCCCAACACTCCTGCGGGTTGGACCATAGGTTCTGGGCAAACAATACGTGGTAAATCTGGAATTACTGTAGTAGCTGATTGGACTGAATATCCAGTTGGTACTTGCAATGATGCAACTGCACAAGTTCTTATGACAGGTTGGGTTTATGGAGATAGAACATTATCCCCAATTGGATATTTTCCGTTTGGAGGAGAAACCTATGTTTATGGGGATGAAGTTGTAAGATATGTAGATGGTGTTTGGATCTATGAAAACAGTGGATTAGAAATAACAAGGGCTTATGGTTATGTGGGACGCCCTTGGCTGGCTACTTGGGATTCTCCTTTTACATCAAGTAAAATATGTCCATAAGATTAAAGGATTTGGTGTAAATGTATTATCAAATAGCAGGGGAACTGTTAATGTAATTTTTTAATTCTAAAAAATTCGGATAAGTAATAAACGATTATGTTTATTACAATTTTAGCTTTATCAGCGTTTATTATTGCTGGTGTGGCCGCTTATTTTTCAGTTCAAGGTATTGCCACATTATATGCAGGGGCTTTTATTTCTGTGTTGGTCATGGCTGGTGCATTAGAAGTTGGAAAACTTGTTGCTACAAGTTTTCTTTATCGATACTGGCACAAGACCAATTTATTACTAAAAACCTATATATTAATTGCCATTCTTACTTTAATGGGAATTACATCAATGGGTATATTCGGATTTTTGACATCTGCATATCAAACAAGTCTTATTGAATTTTCTCAAGCAGAAACTCAACAAGAATTTTTGATATCGCAAAAAGCGATACTAGAAAAAGAATTAGCATCTTTGACGATGCGTGTTGATACTCTTAATCAATCTCGCCTCTCTCAAGAACAAAGACTTCCATCAATGTCTCGCACAGCAGCAAAACCTGTATATGAAGATATTAAAAAGTCTGGTGAAGAAATTACACAAGCTAGAGGAAGAATGAATACAATTTTTGAAGAAATTAAAACTCTGGATTTACAAACACTAGAAGCACAAAAGCAAAGCGGAAAACAAAAAGATATTGGAACTCTCAAATATGCAGCAGAACTTTTTGGAACAGATATCAACACCATTGTTAAATGGTTTACTTTAGCAATTATTGTCGTGTTTGACCCATTAGCTATTGCATTGGTTCTTGCATATAATATTGCTGCTAATAGAAAGTTTGATGATGAAGAAGAATATGTAGAGGAACCTGAAAATGAAACATCTACCATAAAAACAATTAAAAAAATTTTTAGTAGAAAAGCTAAGTATAGAGACTAATATGAAATATAGCAAAAACAGAAAATATAGAGATCAAGAAAAAGTTATTGAAAAAGAAATAAAGGTTGTTAGAAAAAAGATTAAAAAGAAAACTTTACTCTTAGAAAAAGTTAAAGGATTTTTTAAAAATTTTTGGAAATAAATTTTGAAATAAACATATATTTTTTTGTTTTAAAAAGTGGTGGAGGTGTCGGAGTGCTGCCCTCCGAGTCTTTATAATCTACATTTATATGTCTACATGTTTTAGTATCTTTAGCATTTCAGTCACCATACGGTAACGAAGACTTTAGGCTGCTTGGTGACACTAACCGAATTTTTAGTCTGCCTATAGATATTAACGCAATCTATATACGGATAGTATTTTGTTTATTATGTCAGAATTACTAACAACCCGACACCCTCTGCTATCAATGAACTCTTAGAGGATCTAAGTTCAAGGTCTTTAGGCTGCTAAGAGCATTTCGTCTTCAGCACCTACGAGATACTCGTCGGCGTTGTTGAAGATATGTTCAGCTTCAGCTAAGATGGAGTCAGTATTATCTGCTCTTAATTTTTAATCGATTTTTTACGAGGCCATCGATTAACCTCGACATGCGATACAAATTTCAATTATAAATCGAAATCTAATTCACCCCCAAATTTTCAAAGATCTAATCTATTTATTCAACCTTCAAGGTTTTACCCAATGAATTGATTGTGGCTTTTTTATTCGTAACCTTAATCAATTCAACACCTGTGCTATTTTCTGAATAATTGACAATACAAAATCCGTTTTGCCAATTTGCACCTTTAACATAGGTAGGATTCAATTTACAAGCGCATCCGATTTCATGGTTCTCAACAATTTCCATTGGACGAGATCCAATCTTTGGAATGGTTTGATATGTCGATCCCAAACGATGAGTATGGCTTGTGATTGTTGAGGCAAAATGTTTTTCAAAATTACCTCTAGCAGAGAAGCCACCATGCTTACGAACAATATCACCATGATACACGAAAACGTTATTTGGTAGCTCGACTAATGAATCCATATCATCAGTAGCATCTACCAAACGAATTCGGGACCATTCTTCTTGGGGATGAAAAACTTTTGTATATGAGAGATTCTCTGCGATTTGTGGAAGCTCTAATAGTTGTTTGATATCATCACTAGCAGAAATATATCTCCACCAACGACCTTCGATACCATTACCAGAATGATTTCCATTCGTTTCAAGAATCTCTGCTTTGAATGGCTCTGTAATATCATGAAGAATTTTGAGAAATTTATGATAAGCTTCAATTTCATCATTAATACTATGGGTATGTCTAGGATCTTTAGAATACTTGCTAATAGAAAGAAGATCGACAGTATCGCCATTAAGAATAATTCTTTCTGGTTTCATTTCTTCAACAGCCTGAAGAAAGATGTTGATCGTATCCCAACACTCAAAACCGAAGTGAGTGTCACCAATAATCATTGTTGATTTGTTGGCAACCGAATAGGTTTTAGGTTTTACTGGAGCAGGATATTGAATATATTTAACATTTTCCAAAAACTCTTTCAATCGCTCTTGGTGAAAATCATTCTTAGTCATTCCTGCCAAATATGGAGCATCGAAAGATTCTGTTGTTTCTTCTTCGGTAATAATGTTAATAGGGTTATCATTCTCATCGAAAGAATTTTGAACCGTAGTTTTTACAATTGTAGTATTACGGCGGCGATCTGTAACCCAATCATGAATTGTTGATCTTGGAACTCCCAAGAGTTCTGAAATTTCTGTTTTGGTTTTGCCTTTTCCATGAAGCTGTAAAACTTTTTTACGCTTTATGTTTCTATCCAAGTTAATATTCATGCTCATATATTAACAGAACAGCCAATAATGTCAATAAAATATGCTTACAGTTGCGTTTATAGATTTATAAATATTAATATATAGTATTATGCCAAATTTTGTTTCCAAATTCAATATATTAGAAGAAAAACATAGAGCTTTTATTAATTTGATAATCAAACCTTTAATGTCATTGATTATTTTTTTAAGTGTAGGTTATTATACCATGTGGCTTTCGACCAACTATGTACGTCAAGATAAGTTTTTTGATTTTGTTGAAAAACAAACAAAAGCGGATGAACAACAAGACGATAGTTCAAAAGCGCGTTTTGAAGTAACGCAAATAAAATTAGAAACTATTATAAATCAACAAGTTGCATATACAGAACAAATTAAAACACTAAACGCGATGTTACTGTCTTATCAAAAACAAGTTGATGAGTTAAACGATAGAATTTTATATCTGGAAAGAAATCAAAGATTATATCATCAAGACCCTTAAGAGGTAAATATACTAGATGCCAGCATTACCATCACTTAGAATTAGCGAATTACCAAAATTTACAGGTGATATAACAACGTTATATTTTCCTGCAAATGTCGGTTTTCCTGCGGAAACATATACGGTTCCTTTTTCAACATTAAGAACACAAATATTAAACGAAGCTACAGTTCAAGGAAATTTATTAATAACCCAAAATTTAAGTGCAAACGGTTCTTTTATTGTTGGAAGTTATAACCATCAAACAGCAATAACTACTTTGGAAGGTTTTACTAATGGAACCACACTTTCTACATTAAAACCTACAACATCAATCAATTTTATTTTAAGTCCTAACTCAATATATTCTTATAAAATAACAGTAGCAGCATATGAAGTTAGTACAAACTATGCAAATAGTTTTGAATTTAGCGGTGTTATAAAAAGAAATTCTTCTAATGCAACATCAATCGTAGGATACCCAACAAAAATCATTAACGTTCAAGAAGACGCTAATGTTGATGTAAACATATCTGCAAATAATACAAACAAGTCTTTAGATGTGGTAGTAAAAGGATCTACAGGAAGTGCTTATCGTTGGACGGCATCCGTATATACAACAAACGTTAGAGTATAATTATGAAATTCGATTTATTAGTAAATTCTATTTTAGAAGAAAAAAAAGATGCTTGTTACTATAAAGTAAAAAGAAGATATAAGGTTTGGCCTTCTGCTTATGCTTCAGGTGCTTTGGTAAAATGTCGTAAAGCAGGTTCAAAAAACTGGGGAAATAAATCTAAAAAGAAATGAAATTTGATTTATTAGTTGAGCAATTATTAACGGAAATTTCTGAAAATAATTCCAAAAAGACCTATAAAGTTTCTTGTTATAAATACGGTATTTCAAAAGAAACAACAGCAGTTTCTCCAGAACAAGCTATTTCTTTTGTTGCTGTTAGATATGCAAAAGATAAAGGATTAAAATCTACAGCATATAGTAGAGTGATCAGCGATTTTAAAAAGTGTTCAAAAGCAAAACTTGTTGAAGAAGGATTTGAATTGGAAAAAAAAGAAGGACTTCGTGGTTGGTTTAAAAGAAATAAAGGAAAGGGATGGATTGATTGTAAAAAAAGCAAAAAAGGAAAATTGGTTCCTTGTGGTAGAAAAAAAGGAACAAAAAGCGGTAAAGGATATCCTGCTTGCAGACCAACTCTTTCAATGTGTTCTGGAAGTAAAAGAAAAAAGAAAAGTTCTAAAAGAATAACTTGGAAAAAGAATAAGTAATTTGCACAATGAAATCTATTGTTACAAATAAAAATCTGTCTTTTGAAGATTATTTTGTCTTATCAGAAGCATTAGAATTTAAAGATGGTGGATTTTCAATGACGGCTGATGATCCTGAAAAAGGCATAACATTAGCTCAAATATTTAAAGACGTTAAAGATAACAGAAAAGAAATTGTAAATCGTATAAAACAAAGTATAAAATCTTATCATTTCAGTCCATTAGTTATTGCAGCATCGATGTTGTTAGCTGGAATTAATACTCAAAATTTTATTGATCAAAATCCTGAAGTTTTAAATTACGGCATTAATCAAAACGTTATAAATAAAGCTGCTGAATTTTTAGATAAAAATCCTAAAATCCTAAAATTTTTTCAATAATGGAAACATATAAACACGGAATTGTTAATACAGATTCTCATCAAGTTTTGAGAAGAGGACAAGCCGTGAAAGTTTTATATGAAAAAGATGGTTATTATGTAGTTAAACCTTACATTGCTTGTTTTGAGCAAAAAATAAAAAAAGAAGATATTATTGTTAATTGACATTAATGTGGTTTTAAGGTAAGTTCTTAATGTATTAATTTAAATGCCTGGTTAGTTTAATGGTAAAACGGTTGATTTGTAATCATCTAATACCAGTTCGATTCTGGTACTAGGCTTATTAAATTGCGGGATAGAGTTCTGGTGAACTCAAGTGTCTCATAAGCACTTTTAGGTGGGTTCGATCCCCACTCCCGCTACCAATATATGTATATACCATCAAAACATTTCGAAAATCCTGAACAAGAAGTTGTTTGTCTTTTAACAGGAGAATCTTATGTTTATTTAGAAGGTGATGATATGTCTCTTCTAGATACAAAATATCATGAAGGTGCTATACAAGAATTACCAAAAAGATTTTTTTATCATCCAATGGGTATAAACAAAGGAAACGGAAATTTTAAAATTTTGATGAAAAATCCACAGTTTCTTGACTAATAAATATTTTTTGATATATTTATATATGAATTTATGTCGCCATCGTCTAACGGTTAGGACACATGGTTTTCATCCATGTAATCGGAGTTCGATTCTCCGTGGCGATGCTTTTGCAGAATTAGTTTAATGGTAGAACGAAGCTCTTCCAAAGCCTAGATGAGGGTTCGATTCCCTCATTCTGCACCACTTGACATATCAAAATAAAAAATAAATTAATCATATGATTAATGTAGAAGTAAAAATATTCAAAAAAGGAGATCAGAAATTAGCTTTAGATAAAGCACTCCAAAGACTAAAAACAAAATTAACCAATGAAGGTGTAATGGATACAGTAAGAGCAAAAAGAGCTTTTGAAACACCCAAGGAAAAAAGAGAAAGAAAATTAAGAAACAGACTTAAATTAATTAAAAGTAAAAAATCCTTTGACAGAAAGAAAGATCTTTGATAAAGTATTAATACGATTCGGTAGCAGTCTATATCCGAATCAGAATAAGGGATCTTGCCTGTTAGTGTGTTGGTGAACTTATTCGCTGGATGAGTTAAGCTGCATAAAACTTTGACTCCATGCATTGATTAACACAGGCTTTGACGTAGATTATTCTGCGAACTCGCGGAGGCTTCGTTAAGGAAAGGACAATTTCTAGAGTAAAACCTTTCAAAAACTAAATTTAGGTAGCGTACTCAAGTGGTTTACGAGAACTGTTTACTAAACAGTCGAACAGAAATGTTCCGTGAGTTCGAATCTCACCGCTACCATATACTTGCACCGATTCATTTTATGGAAAAAATAGAATACGATTTGTTTAAAAAATCAATTGTTCCTTATGGCTTAGATAGGGGTGCTCCTAAATTTGATATAATTGAAACAAAAACTAAAAAAGATCAACACTACAATCTTGCGGTGCAACAAGCACAAAAAGAATTTGAAAATCTTAAACAAATAGCTGATGTAATCAGCAAACAAGCTCAACAAATAAAAGAGCGTTTAGAAACTACAGAACTCATATATAACGCTGAACGTAGCTTTACCCCTGTTGTTGGAGCCAGCTACTGGCTTATAAAAGATACAAAAAAGAATAATATAAAAATTGTTGTTTTGGGACCGAATGATTGGGCTACAAACCCTCCAGAAAATTATCAATATATTTCAGAAGTTCAATTTTTAGCTAATGGTCTTTGGGAAAAATTAACTGACTAATAACTTTGACTTTTTTGTTTATTATAATAAAATATTGAAATGGAAAATTGTTATTATACAAAAATTAAATTCATGAATAGAAATTTTGGTATTTATATTCTTACCAAAGGAGAAAATGAATTTGATTTACAAATGGAAGTCAAAGGTTCTCTTTGTGGAGATGATTTTATTTTGTTAAGAAGATATCTTATAGAAGAAGGATACGTTGAAGAAGCAAGAGAATATAATAAAAATTTAATTGGGTAGATGGCAGAGTTGGTCTATTGCATCTGACTTGAAATCAGAAGTGGGGGAAACTTCACCGTGGGTTCGAATCCTACTCTACCCGCCATTTTTAATCTGAAATGTAAGTATTTGAACTATGAATAACAGCGGAAACTCATTTATGGATAAAACATCAGATTTTTCAATCAAACTTTCTATTGAAGAATCTTTGTCACAATTAAAACTTTCAAAAAATTTATTTCAAGCAGTTTTTCCAAATGGTGAAACTGTTGATTTTGAAAAATACGAAGAAGCAATTTCTTTTTTATCAACTAACCCATCTTGTAAAATTTACGTAAAATGAAATTTGATACATTAATAGAACAGACATTAAGTGGATTAGCTCAAGGAAAAACCTTGGAAGATATTGCCAAAAAACATAATGTTGATATTGAGTCTTTAAAAAAAGAACTTGATAAAGGAATAAAAGTCGAACACGAACATACCAAAAATAATCAAACCGCTAAAACAATTGCGATGGATCATTTATTTGAAAATCCAGAATATTATACAAAATTAGCAAATATAGAAAAGAAATGAGTTTTGAGCAATATTTTGAATCAAAAGAATTCAATTTAAAAGATTACTACAACTTTTTAAATTCTTTTTTACAATCTAAAAAAGGGTGGAATTTAAAAGAAATACCAAACGATCCTTACAATCAATTAGAAATTGTAGATAAAAATGGTAAAAGGTTTGGTAAAATTGAAAGAGAATATAATCCAAAAACAAAGACCTTGTATTTAAATCATATCAGTGTTGGATTTGATGACAAAGGACAAAGAATGAAAGGATTGGGATTGGTAGACTTAATCTATAATTTTGAAAAAAATATTGCACAAACATATGGAGTTAAAAAGGTATGTACTGAAGCTGTAAACGAAATTACAGAGAAAAAATTCAAAGAAATTTATAAAGATTGTAAAATTATAAAAAGTAGAGATCAATTATGTGCTTATCTTTGATAAGTAGTATAATATGAAAAAAGACGATATTAACATTAACGAAGCTTATGCTCAAATGTATAATCAAAAGCAATTAGATGAAGGTATTTTTGATGTAGCTAAAGCAAGAGGAGCACAAGCTATTGGGGCTGTTAAAGGTCTTGGTCAAAAGGTTGGTGGTGCTTATAAACAAGCAAAAGGTGGTTTAGTGCAAAAAGCAGTAGGGGCAGGTGCAAAAGCATTAGGTCTTGATCCTACAAAATCAGAATTATATCAAAAAGGAAAAGAACAACAAAGAGTAGGAAAAGCTCAAATTAAAGATGCTGGTGAAGTAGCTCAAGGTGCAAAATATAATACGTACATTAATTCTGCTCTTGATGGTTTGGTAAAAGATTTAAAAAGATTAAACATTCCTATTAGCGATGAGAATGCTATGAAAAAAGAGCTTTTTAATGTTTTAAAACGTCAAATGACAGAACTTAAAACCAGTGGTGGTCAGTTTAGTGTCGGTTCGTCTACAAAGGTAGGTTTAAATAAACCTAAAGAAACAGCAGAACAAGAGGCTATTCGTGCAGGTAAAGCATTCACATATACCCCTCCAAAATAAAACATCCTAATAATCTTCTTGCTTTAATTTAAAAGCAGAGTAAGATAGTTTAATCGGGATGTGGCTCAACTTGGTAGAGCATCTGCTTTGGGAGCAGAGGGTTGCAGGTTCAAATCCTGTCATCCCGACCATTTATTCTTGACAATATTTTGTTTTTATAATATTGTCTATTCATGAACGTAAAAATTGTTTTTATTTCTATTGTGTTTATTTCTTTATTCATTATTACAGCAGGAACTGTAACAGAAATTTTTACAATTAAACTTCGTAATGAGTTGATCAAAGATATGGCAAAAATGGAATATTACCAGAAAGAAGTAAATGGTAACATTTTGTGGATTAAGGATAAAAAATGAAAATAAAACATTACATCAAAGAAGTAACCCCTGATATTTTTGCTGTTGTTATTAAAAACAAATATGATCGCGCCATGCTTTTTTGTCGCGCCCAAGAATATTATGAAAGCCCAAGTCCTAAGTTTCGTGGAAAACAATTTTCTATTTGGGACTATATGAAATGGTATCATGAAAGATACGGAAGGGGATTTAGTTATGCAAATGATTGGTCTGGTTTTAATATACCCCTCAAAATTATCACTCAATGCTATAATAAACTTGGTAAATTTGAAATACCCTATGATAAAATAGCGTATGATATTATCGTAAAAATAAATAGAAATTGTGTTTTTGCGGATGGTTATGTGATTGGTTGCGGTGATACAAAAGGTGATACCTTCAAACATGAGGTTTGTCATGGTCTTTATTACACCGATAAAAAATACAAAAAGAAAATGGATGCTTTGACCAAAGGACTTCCAAAACAAATTTACAATACATTCAAGAAAAATATTTTAGAAATGGGATATACTACAAAAGTCGTTGATGATGAGATACAAGCATATCTTCAATATGGATATGAAAATGAAGATTTTGGAAAAGGGGTTGACATTGGTGTTCGTATCGAATATAGTAGTCTTTATAAACAACAATCAAAATTATGAAAGCAAAACATACATTTAAATACACATACGAAGAAGGCTGTGAAAACTTTTCACCAGTTGAAGTCATTTTTGATATACCAACAGGAGAAGTAACTATTACTCAAATGCTTTACAACTTTGAGTGTTACTTGAAAGCTTGTGGCTTTGTCTTTGATGGACATTTGGAAGTTGTACCAGAAAGTGGTTATGATGTCATCGATGATACAGACTATTGTTGTATGGGTGATACTGATTATATCAAAACTGATTGTATCGGCAAGGAACATACACCCAATCACGAAATAGAAAAAAACAAATGGGTTCATGGTATGTGCAATCCTCCTTCACCTGATTGGAAGAAACAAGAAAACAATTGGTATCATAACGAATGAAAAAACCTACACATAAACAAAAGATTGAAATGTATGAAAAATTCTTACATAAGATTAATATGTGTGTAATGTGTTGTAATGATACAGGAGTTAGAGAACTTGTACATAATGCAGATAATTGGTCTTATATGCATCGTGTAGGAAACGGAGAACCCTCTGAAAGAGAACAACAAAGATTGATTACAAAAGCATTTTGGCAACTTTGCGATACTCCAGAATCGGATAAAGAAGTCGAAGAAAGACAAAGAATATATACCGAAAAGAAAAAAGAAAGAGAAGAAGCTGCTATAAATTTATGAAAAAGAAAAATAATAAATTTAAACCATATCCATCGACAGATGTATGTTCACCATATTATGATTCAAAATCAACAATTACGGAGGAACATTACACACTAGACGGTGATCATCCCGAAGATCGAATCTATAGAGATAAAGAATTTATCAACAGACTTCAATCACATATTGATTTGGTATATGATATTTTAGCTATGGATTTAAAACTTAATGAAAAGGGCAAAGAATGGCTTTTTGATTTTGTTTATAACGAAGAAGAAAATATTGAGTTTGAAAACTTCTTGGCAAAATATAAGGTCAAGTATAAAGATCTGGTTACTTCAAATGATTGGTATCATAATCAATAAAATAAATTTATGAACGAAAATGGTCCTGTATATATTCTAATGATGATCTTTGTCCTAATAGCAATATTCATCTTTGGTGGTGCTGTTAGTGGCTCTCAATGGCAAAAAGAAGCTGTAAAAGCTGGAGTTGCTGAATGGGTAGCAGATGCGAATGGTGATGCTAAATTTCAATTTAAGACAAAATAAATATATGATAACAAAACTAGTAGCATTAATCGCAGTAGTTGCCTCATCTATCGGATTGAGTGTGGCAACTCTTATCTATGGGTGGGGATTAGAACCGAAAAGCTGGACAGCAATTATAATTTTCGGTATATTTGGTCAAGTTGTTGTAAGCAGTCTTTATAGAAAAATCATGGAAGATGGCAAATGAAATACAGAATTAAAGAAGAAACAAAGATGGGTAAACATTACTTTTACCCTCAATATAAAAAATTCCTATTCTGGAAGAATATGACTGAACGTGATGTTAAGGATGTAGTTGTATACCCTCACCTAAAAGGAGCTAGAGATCATATTGAAATCTTTGAAGAGAGACTAAACAAGAAAAAGAAGCTTGATAGTTACAAACAAGTATTGTATCATTCCTATATATCATAGATGAAATATAAATTTGTAGAAACTCAAGGTTGCACGGCATTTGGCTTCACTGTCAATGATGAAGACCTTGCTAATATTTCCAAAGAGAAACAAAAAGAAATTATTGATTATCTTTGTGAAAAAATGAAAGAAGAAATTGATAAAGGAACTGTTTTGTTTTCAGATATTGTTGGAGTTTTTCAAGAAACGGATCATGGTTCTGAAAAAGAACCTTGCGATCAATGCTATGATACTGTAAGTTGGACTATATGGGAGATTTAAATATGAATACAAATGAATATGTAAAAATATTGGAAGAAGAGTGTGGCAAAAATCAAACACACAAGAAAAAGCATATTAAAAAAAGCACAGGTATAAATGCGCTTTACATAACAGAAAAACCAGATTATAGTTGGACGATTAAAGATCGTTTGAAACTTACTTTTATTATTCTTAAAAACCGTTGGATGTTTTTGAAAAACTACAACCCTCTGGATTTTAGATCTTATGAAGAAGAATATAACCCATATGGGTTTGATAAGATCTATACTAAATTTCACAGAACATCAACTCCATTAACTCGTTTTAAAAATTTTTGGGGTGAATTTGAAACTACTTTAAAAAATATTAAAGATGGTTTTTTATATACCCCACTCGCTGTTAAACACTATCAAAAAAATAAAGAAAGAATATCTTGGTTTGAAGAAAACCTTTCAAGAATGTTTGCCGATAAGTTAGATGTTGATGTTAGAAAAGAATTAGATAAACATGGATATGATCTTGACGGACAAGGTAGAATTTGTTATAAAGTAAAGGAATGAAAATTGTAATTCTATCTTTACTTTTAACTGGATGCACAACGCTTACAGATAAAATGGTAAAACCTGCCATTACTGAAGATAACTATTGGAAAACTCCTTGTATTTGGGATGGAACTATTTTAAAAAAACCTTGGCTTAAAAAAAATGAAAGTTCGAATCAATAACATTGGTGCAGAGCCTGTAACGTATATTGGCAAAAGATTTGAAGAGCCAATATATGAATGCTCTATTGTAAAGTATTATTTTAATAGGTATTATGGAATGCTGGAACAATACCTGAAAGATGGCTGGGTAGATAATGGCGATTGTCTTACTTATAAGAATGCTTCTATTAGTAAGAGTTGCTTTTTGGGTAAAGAAACAAATTATGTTATAGCATTTCTTAAATACAACAAAGATGGTGGCTATACAGAACTTGAATCGGTTTGTGATAGATTGCTTTACATCGAAGAGGATGAGAAAAAAGATTTCTTTGAAGTTTATAAAATTGCTGATAGGATGATAATAGAGAAGGTTGACAAAGATGAAAAACAAAATTCAAATTGAAAAACAAATAAAAACAGCCAAATCTATTTTAAAAGATATAGAATTAAGCTATAAGAATAAAGATGGAAGATATGGTGTTTATGCATATTCCGTCCAACATGAAGAATTGAAAAGGTTGGAAAATTTATGAGTGATAAATTAGAAAAAATCATGGAAGAGATTGGTAAATTGACAATTACCGAACTTAACGAACTTATTAAAAGTTTAGAACCTATCTTTACACCAAAAGAAGAAAATACATTGACTGATTAAATATATCTGGTAAATTAGATATAGTTCTTTGAAAAATTTAAAAAAGTTTAGTGCTGGATAGTCGGACCAGCACTAAAAATCCTGATGCGAAACCCATCAGGTCAGAGATAGGTTTAACCAATTAACAACTCTGCAATAAATGGATTGGTTTATAAAAAGGTATGCAACTCTACCTCTCTATATAACGGATACGTGTCCGTGTTCTGATCAGACATATAGAGTCCCATAGTGGATAGCTTGGAAGCGAAAAAAAAGAGTGTAGGTTCTGGGTAAACCAAAGCTATATAGGCTAAAACTCTTGTCCCGAAAGGGGTAAAGGTTCTGTGTTCTTCTGTTGTTGGCTTATTGCCAACCAGAAGCCAGCAGTTTAAGGCGCAACTTAAACATCAGTCTGGTCCTGTTTGCGACAAAAACACCAATTTTAAGCCGAGAATCCTAACGAGATTCTAGTCAGAACCCACTGATGAGATGAAGCTGGTCGTTCCAGTAATAAGGGGGATGGTTGCCATGACCCGCATACGGTGTGCGTAAGTTGACTCGTCTGAAAAGATAGGGAGTCCGTGCTTGATTCCAGAAGGAAAAATCCGAAAGGAAAATGATGGTATGTAAAGACAGCCGAATTTTTTGATGCGTAGCTCAATGGTAGAGCACTTGGCTGTTAACCAGGCTGTTGTAGGTTCGAGTCCTACCGCATCAGTAATTATTATTGTGAAAAAACTATTATATACTATTATATTTGTTAGTATTTGTTTACTTGTTTCTGGATGTTATAGCACAAAATCTATGGGCGATTCAGAAAAAGCAGATAAATATCTTTTCGTGTATTAACTAACGCTAAAAATAATAAAATTTGGCATTAATTAATTTTTAAATAGACAAAAAACCAATTCGTGATAAAATAACAATAATGAAAAAATATTGCACGTTTCCAGATGAAACCAAAATCGAACTTCATTCAATTTTGGATGTAACTGATACTCATACTTGTATCTGTTACAATGATGAAAATATTTCCCAAATACTTTGGGTTCCTAACGATTTTATTGTTAATGATTAATAGTAGAAATGATCTGTTTAGTCTTTTAAATGGATCCGAAAATATTGGAATAGAATTAGGAGTAGCAAAGGGAAGATACTCAAAAACAATGGTTGATTCTGGAAAGTTTTCCAAAGTATACGGAGTAGATCGTTATACGGATCATCACGATTCAAAAGAATATATATCAGCAATATCTTATATTGGTTTAGATAAACCTTATGTATTAATTCGTTCTACTTTTGATGAGGCATTAACTTTGTTTGAAGATGGATATTTTGATTTTATATATGTCGATGGTTATGCTCACACTGGACAAGAAGAAGGAAAAACTTTGTATTCTTGGTATAGAAAACTAAAAAAGAATGGCGTTTTTGCTGGTCATGATTATCATGAAAAATGGCATTTGACTAAAAAATCAGTAGATGATTTTGTTGCTGAAAACAATTTAACTTTAAACATAACTTCCGAAGAAAACGATGAAAAAAACTGTTTGTATCCATCGTGGTATGTGCTAAAGTATTTTTATGATTAAACACGTTGATGTTATCGTCGGTCTTGCTTGGGGGGATGAAGGCAAGGGTAAAATCTCAAGTGCAATGGCGAAAGACTATGATATGGTCTGTCGTTGGAATGGTGGACCAAATGCTGGTCATACTGTTTATTTGGATGGTAAAAAATATAAAACTCATCTGATTCCTTCTGGTGTTTTTCATGGAAAGAAATCTGTTATTGGTCCAAACTGTGTTTTGAATATCGATAAATTTCTCAAAGAAATTGAATATTTAAAACAAAATGGTTTTGATACATCTTTGGTCAAAGTTCATCCAAATGTTCATGTGATTACAGATGCACACATTGAATATGATTTAAAACATTTGAAACCCAAACTTGGAACTACTGGTCAAGGTATTGCTCCTTGCTATGCAGATAAAGCAAATCGTGTTGGTATTCAAATTAGAAATATGAGTTTTGCTCCTTTGAAAGATTTTATTTGGGATGGAAAATTAGAAGGAAAAATTCTTTGTGAAGGTGCTCAAAGTATCTGGTTGGATATCAATTATGGCGATTATCCTTATGTTACAAGTTCTGAAACATTTCCTCACAATGCTTGTTCGCTAGGATTTTCTCCCAAGAAAATTCGTGACATTATCGGCGTGGCAAAAATTTACGATACCAAAAGTGGTGTCGATCCTCTGTTTCCAGAATGTCTTTGGAATGATGCAAGACTCAATCAACTAATTGAACTTGGGGGAGAGTTTGGATCTACGACAGGTAGAAAGCGAATTGTAAATTGGTTAAACTTTGGAAGATTAAACAATGCTATTAATCTTTCAGGTTCAACCAAAGTAATCATCAATAAATGTGATGTGTTTGAAAAGGTTGGAATCTTCAGAATCAATAATTTTCATGAAACATCTTTGGAAACAAATTCTTTTGATCAACTAAAAGATATCATTAAGAAGTCTTTGGTAAATCAAAACATCAACGGATTAAAGCCAAACAATATTATTTTCTCTGGTGATCAGACGCATATTTAACTATTTTGCAAACTTTTGTGCTATTTTATCTTGTATTGATGCACTCATATCTACGAATGTAGATTCTTTTGCAAAATCAAATAAAAGTCTTTGAATTAACATATATTTTTGGTCTAAATCTTCTGGAGATAGTGAATATTTTTCGGAAAAATGTTTTAATACATCAGGATTTTTTAATGCTTTATCAACAAATTCGTATAAAAAATTGGATATAAGTACATCTAATTTATCAGCTTCTTCAAAGCGAAAATTTTGATAGCTAGACATAACAGAAGGATTCGAAATATCTTCGTTATAAATATTTTCCAATAAAATTTGATCTTTACTTTTCATTATGTTATACTTACATTAGTTTTCATCAATTTAAAAGATAAATATGAATATAGTGAACGTGGCAAATACTTCTTTATATAAAGAATTCTTGGCAATGAAAGAAGAAGTCATGAAGCACAAGTGGTATGAATCCGAAAAAGCAGGATGTGATATCGGCTTCGCAAGAGCAGTGATTGATTGGACAATGAGGTTTAAAACTCAGTGGATTAAAAATAGAAAAAAGAAAAATTAAAAATCCTTGTATAATTTTTAAAATCTGTCATAATTATAGTCTATGGTTAAAACATATATCAAACTAATGGTAGTTGGACTCTTCGCTTTGACATCTACTGTCATGGCTGGTTCTGACTTTAAATCAAACAAAGAAGTCGTTGTTAACGATTGTCGCTTCCGCAACAATGAGTTGCAACTCGACCTCTTTGGTTCTGGTGCGTTTTATCAACAAGGACAACCTCTTTGGGGTGGCGGTGTAGGCTTGAACTACTTCTTCCTCAAATATGTTGGTCTTGGTGTTGAACAAACCTTGGCAGGACGCGAAGAAGGTGGAACCGAATGGGGAACTTTCGGAAACTTTTTCCTTCGCTATCCTATTTGCTCTTGGAATATTGCTCCTTATGCTATCGCTGGCCTTGGAGCCGTTTATTCTAATGGCAGAGAAGGAACTCTTGCTGGAACAGTTGGTGGCGGTATCGAATATCGTATCACCGACAATATCGGTATCTTTACTGATGCTCGCTGGCTTTATAACACCAGCAACGGCAACAGCGGAGCAGTTCTTGCTCGTACTGGTATCAAGTTTGCTTTTTAATTAAAGTAACTTTATGGCTCGTAGTGTAACGGTAACACCAGAGAATTTGGATCTCTTATTCATAGTTCGAATCTATGCGAGCCAGTTTTGGGTAAGCGGTAACGTTGGAGAGTTACTTCAGACTGTAAATCTGACGCCATTGGCTTAGTAGGTTCGAATCCTACCTTACCCACTTTCTTTGAAAATTTTAAAAGTCCTATAGTTTAACGGTAAAACAGCACTCTTATACAGTGTAAGCTGGGCGACTCTGGCGTGATGAAGGTTCGAATCCTTCTAGGACTACCATTTATATGTAGTTGTATATCCTCTGTATTTTTATAAGTAAATATAATATGTCCGAATTGGAAGACAGCATTATAGATTTATATAGAGAAGCATTAAATTCTAAAAATAATAACAAAGAAGATTTGATTAAAGAAGTATCAAATTCTGTCGAATTGTTAAAAAACGATATTGTTGTCGAACAAAAAGATTCCAACGATCCTCTGGAAAAATTTCTTTTTAAACTTACAGGTATTTTAAAAGAAAATAAAAAAAGTGAAGAACCTTCATTGATTGAAGAAATAACAGAAACATTTGAAATTCAAGAGGATACAACTGTTAAAAAAATAAAAGAAGAAAAAACCAAAAATGTTTCTGAAGATATTGAAGAAAAAAACGATCCATTAGAAAATTTTCTTTTCAAACTCAATGATATTTTAGTCACAAAGAAAAACGAAACAGTTAAAAACTCTGCTTTAAATTTAATTGAGCAATTAAAAAACAAAGAAGACGAACCTAAAAAAATAGAAATAGAACAAAAACCAAAAGAAGTTCCTTTACCTCCTCAACCAGAATTGGGACAAGTTCCGAATGTTACACCACCGCTTGATGTTCTTAAAAAAAGAGCTAAACCCTTACCTAAAAAGAAAAACGATTATGTAAAAGAATTAGAAAGTGCAGACAAAGATTTACCAAAAATACCAAAAGAATCGGAACAGCAAAAAACAATAAAAGAAGAAGTTCAAAAACACATTAAAGAATTTTTAGGCAAATACAGAAATGGTGTAGTTGCTGAAGGTGGTGGTGGTGATGGAAATTTTTCTACCGAATTTAAAAACGGTGGAACAATGAATGGAGATTTAAATGTTTTAGGTCAATATCTCTCAGGTGGCGTTGATCTTGCAACTATTTTTAGTGGAGGTGGTGGGGGTTCCAGTGACAGATTAATAGCAGGATTACAACAATTAATTTTAAATTCAGATGGAACTTTAACATTTCCTGATGACACAATTCGCACATCTGATGGAAAACTTTTATCAATTGAAGCGGAAACTTTAGCACTATCAGCATTTACAAAAATAGCATTATCTGGAAATGCATTTTATGCATATGATTCAAATGGAAATGCAATAACATTTGATACTATAGATAACGAAATTGTTTTAACAACACAAGGAACAAACAGTTGGACGTTTGGTGATGATGGAAAACTTTCAGGACCAAATAATATTTTAGAGATTAATGGAAATTTAAATACATCCAACAAAATACTTTCTGGTGGTGTAGATCTTGCAAATATATTTTTAACCCAAGTTGTTTCATCAACGTTTTTACCAAATGTTAGACAATTTGATTATGTACAAATTAATGAGAATAGTTATTCTTATTGTGGGAGCGCACCATACGGATCTTTAACTTCTGATAGTACATGGACTATTAAGCGTTTATTGTTTACAAGCGTGGGAACATTTCTTTCTGGTGGTACAGTTTACAATTCTGTTTGGAATAATAGATATTCTTATAGTTACTAAATATGGCAATTATCAATGCAGCAAACAATGGAAATTGGTCAAATAGTAATACTTGGCCAAGCGGAATATTTCCTACCGTTTTAGACGATGTATATGCAAACAATCGAACAATTTACATTGATCAAAATATATCAGTATATAGTCTCAATACTACAGCGGGTACTGGAGGAACGGCTGGTGGTAGGTTTTATGCAAATCAAGGTGATAGAATTATAAATGCAAATATAATTCAAGCAGGGACTACATATTGTGTCACAGTAACAGGAACAGGTACTAGAACAATTTCCTCACAATTCATAGAAGGATCTGACACTACAAATACTACTGCTGCTATTTTAATACAAGGGACATCTACAGCATTACCAAATGTTGTTACTTATGGGAGCGCAGTTGGTGGTTTGGCATCAGGCGGTGGTGCTACTAGTACACCATCAGCAATAACAATTGAAGGTGGTATTTTAACTCATTATGGGTTTGTTTCTGGTGGAGGTGGACAAGCAACTACAAGAAGTACTGGTATTAAAATATACCAAGCAGCAAGCAGTACAATACCAGTTTCGGCTATTATATATGGAAATGTTAAAGGTGGTACAAATCCAATATGTACTGGTATAACCTGTGAGTTTTCTCCTGCTGCTACGACACTTTCAAGTTGTTTGATTTCGATATATGGAAACCTTTCAGGTGGAGATAGTTTATTAACCGCAACAACAAATAATGCAGGTTTATATACCAACACAACAATCCATACAGAAGTTTCAGGAAACATACACGGAGGATCTGGTTTTTCTTATACAAATGGTGGTATTGTTGGATTTGCTACAACAACCCTTGATGTTAATATTGTTGGAAATGTTTATAATCATAATAGTTTTGGTTTTTGTCCAGGAATATCTTATTCAAGCACTTCGGGTAATATTAATATAACTGGAGATGTTGTTTGTCTTGATTCATTTGGTGGCGTTCCTGCTACAAATAGTATTAATAGCTATGCAATTTATCAAAATGGTGGTACAGCTTTAAATATTCTTGGTAATGTTTATGGTTGTCGAGGTCTTGTAGGTTTTGCTAATGGTGGAATTTATTTAGATTCAACTAATGTTACAAGTATAACAGGGAATGTTTATGGAGGAAATACTGGTAACTCTTATGGGATTTATGTTGCGGACAGTCCGAATATAGTTAACATATATGGTAATGTTTATGGGAATACTGTAGGTAGAGGGGTTGGTGGTCATGGCATATATATTAATTCGGGAACAGCAAGAGTAAACATTTATGGATCTGCTATAGGTTCAGAAAATGACAATACATCTTGGGGAGTAAGAAATAACAGTACTGGTGTAGTATATGCCAAAAGAGTTGTAGCTAATTCATTTGGCGTGGGATCGGGAGGAGTGTCCGACAACCCAAATTATGGTGTTGGGAGTGATAGCATTAGTGGTAGAAATCTTGTTGAAGAGTTGGTTTTTGGACCAAGAGGACAAATACCTGTTTTTGGTCCTACTTATATTGTTAAAGAAACTACCAATAGTGCAACAATACAAACGTTTGATGTTACAAAATCAAACTTTTATCAAGAAAAAAAATTAGTAGATGATACAATAATCAATACATTTTTACCAAAAGTTTCGGATGTAAGGTCAAATGTTGTTTATGATTCTTTAACAGGAACTATGATTGTTCCTGCTCCATCTTCGGTTAATTTTGAAATACCTGTAGACAATACACAAGGTACAGCATACCTAACACCAAACATTTTATGGAATACCCAAACAACAGAATTAACGAGTCTTTCGACAGTTATTGGTTACAGAATGAATAATATTGCAACAGTTGAAACGGTTGGAAATACGTTAGCATCTTATAATATATAATATGGCAATTATCAATGCAGCAAACAATGGAAATTGGTCAAATAGTAATACTTGGCCAAGCGGAATATTTCCTACTTCTAATGATGATGTTTATGCTAATACCAGAACTGTTTATATTGATCAAAATATAAATGTCAATAGTCTCAATACTACAGCAGGTACTGGCGGAACGGCTGGTGGTTTATTTTATAATACAGGCTCAATTTCTATAACAGCAGGTACAATTATGCCAGGAACAACAAACGTATTAACGTTAACTGGAAATAATAATATTAATATTCAAAGTAGTTTAATTTCTGGTTCTTACACAACCACCAACACATGGGGTATAATTATGATAGGAGCTTCTCCCGCACCAACCGTAACAATTAACAGCTATATTTCAGGGGGTAGTTTTGCGGGTACAACTGGAGGTATTAGACAAGAAGCGGGAAATTTAAACGTATCGGGAACTATAGTTGGAGGATCCGCAAACTCTACATGTCCCGCTATATACATTATCAATGTAGGAAACTATCCAGTTGTTTTTAATGGTGTTGGTAGTGTTGTAGGAAGTAGACGTATACAGCTTGGAGCGGGGATCAACATCACATACGTAGGACAAGAATTTTCAAATAAAAACAGTTCTTTTACATTTACTGGTATTGTGTCTGGTTCTCCTCTAATTTCAGATCAAAACAACCAAACATCGGCTGCTATGCGTATTAATACAACAATACCTGTGTTTATAAATGGGGATGTTATAGGCGGTTCTGGTGGATTTTCTACATTCGGTGGTACTATTCAAAATTCAGGTCAAGCTGCTGTTTATATTGAAGGTAATTCGGTTGTAACTTTGAGTGGTAATGTTTATTCGGGAGTTGCTAATTTATCAGGAAGTTCTTTTGAATCTATTTATGTTCGAGGTCCATCACCCACTCTCAACATTATTGGAAATATTGTCAACGTAGAAACTTTAGGTACTGGAAATGGTTGTTTGGATTTTGGTAGTACAACGGGTTTTTTTAATCTTACTGGTAATATTATTTCAAGTTCTGGTACAAGAAATGTAGCAAGAGTTGTTGGAGTTGGTAATACAAATACTTTTACTATGTACGGAAATATTAGTGCAAATCGAAGTATAGGATTGACTATGGCAAATAATAGCACAGTAAATATATATGGTGATGTTTATGCGGGTAATACATCAGGTAGTGGTGGCACTGGATCAGCGGGTATAGTTATATCATCAGGTGCAAGAGGAAAACTTAATGTATATGGTACGGTAAATTCAGGAAATGCCAACTTTTCACATGGAATTGGTTATGGTAGTAGTGTAGTAACCTCAATTTATGCTAAAAAATTAAAAGGTGGTGTATATGGTATTGGATCTGGTACAGGTACACCTTTGACATATGCAATTGGAGCGACACAAAACGTTGTTTCGTTGCCAACGATGAATATTGTATGCGAAGAATTAGAATTTGGAAGATATGGAGCACCACCAGTTTTATTAAATGTTTGTTTTGCTGATAAATCTTTTAATACTATTACTATGCCAGTTACAAGTACAACCGCAGAAATAAAAACATTAGTCGATCCCAATTTTAATAATATCATGCCATCGGTTTCTGATGTTCGTTTAGAAACAATTTATAGTGCAGGTAACTTAATAGGAACTTGCAATATACCACCAATTGAAAATGTTGAATTTAAAGTACCAGTTGACAATAGCTATGGAATAGCCGCACTAACACCCCAATCGATTTGGAACACAACTACTACACAATTAACTTCTTTATCGACAAGTATTGGTTATAGACTTAATAATGCTGCAACAGTTGAATCGGTGGGTCAGCAGGTAGCAGCATTTGGTGCATAAATAATTATATGGAAATTATAAGCGTAGAGGTTTTTATAACCAAACAATATATGTTTAAAAAAAATGATGTAAATTATAGTTGTCTTGTAGAAATAAAAAATAATCAAATAGCAAATATATCCATTACTTGCAGTAATGGATTAAACGTTGAACAAAATATTACAGAAGAAATTAAAAATTTAATATCTATTTAAATTTTTTCTTGATGTTTTGTTTTTTTTATTATAATATATCAAGTATGCACAGTTAGCTCAGTGGTAGAGCGGTACGTTTACACCGTATTGGTCGGGGGTTCGAATCCCTCACTGTGTACCATAGGGGGATTAGTTAAGTGGTATAACTCCTGATTTGCATTCAGGTGTCACCAGTTCGACTCTGGTATCCTCCATTTTTCTTGTTATATTTTAAAATTCTGTTAGAATCAAAAAATGCAAACTTATATTACAGAATTTTTTGGAATTCTAATGATGCTTAGTTTTATGCTTTGTTATATTCCACAAATTGTTAAAATATTCAAAAATCGATCATCAAATGATGTGTCATTAATGCTGATTTTGATGTCTATTGTTGGTTATATATCTGGTATGATTTATATGTTCTTAACAAGATTTGGAATTTGGTGGTTTATGAATTATTGTGTGGGATTGATCATGTGTAGCATTTTAGTCTATGCGTGGTTTAAATTTAAAAAATGAATAATATTTAATTTGCGTTTAAATTTTTTTCTGTTATATTTTAAATACTATGATTAAAACTGTACAGAAAAAAGAAGAATATTTTATTGAATTCACAGATGAAGAAATGGATCAATTGGGATTTAAACCCAACACAAGATTCACAATAGAATTGAGTGAAGATAAAAGCAGTTTGAAATTAACTCCCCACGAAGAAATGGAAATCGATTTGGATGAGTTTTCCAAAGAAGATTTAATTAATATTATTGTTGCTGCAAATAAAGCAGATATGACTTTTGAAGATTTTGTTGTTGACTCTTTGACTAAATTCTGCGAAGCTCATAAGGACGAAGATGAAGGGTCTATTTTATAATAATGTTCGCCAAGAGGCAAGAAACCACGAAATTCTTTTTTGGGGTTGCTTGCATTGGCATCATAATCCAAAGTGGGATATTCCCATTTGGAAGCGTAGAGGGTTTGATTCTGTTGAAGAGCACGACGAAGCTATTGTTTTAAATTGGAATAGTAAAGCATCGGATAAAACTATTGGTTTTCTTCTGGGCGACATCATGTTTGGTTATGGTGGAATGGAAGAATTCATGAAGCTTATGCGCCGTTTGAAGTTTCAACGCCTCTTTGTTATGTCTGGAAATCATACAGCAGGGTGGAAACAAGCATTTGAAAGTGTAAAAGACAATACAGTATATGTTGATGGATATCGCAGAGAAGTAATATTTGTTCCAAACTATTTGGAAGCATATATTAATGGTCAGCCTATTGTCATGTGCCACTATCCAATTTTGTCTTGGAACGGAGCAGGAAAAGGTTCGTGGATGCTTTTTAGTCATGTTCATGGTTCACTTGGAAATAGTGAATTAGGACGTATGTATTTGAAAGATGGAGGTTATAACTTGGAAGTTTCCGTTGAAGCAACAAAATTTCCTTTGACTTATGGAGAAATTGGTGCTATTATGAGAAATAAATCTAAATTTAAAACAGATCATCACGACGAAAATGCATCAACACCATTTAGCTAATATGATTTTTCATTTAGGAAAAACATCAATTTATATTGCTTACAAATTAAAATATTTGAGATTTTTTTGGTTTCCCAAATATTCTTATTTTGATGGCGGTTCTTATTTTAAATTAAGCTTTTATTGGTTTTATTATTTGGTAGAATTTTCTCGACCAAAAAAAAATAAATGTGTCTATAAAAAAATTTCTTTGAAAGAACTTGACAAAATTTTAAAGAAAGATATTATTAAATAAATGAACAAAGAACTGGAACTTAAACTTGTTGAAAAATACCCTGTAATTTTAAAAGATTATGGTGGAGATATGAAACAAACCTGTATGCATTGGGGAATGGAATGTGGTGATGGGTGGTACGATCTTATTGATGAATTATTGGGAAAGCTTGATTTAATCTCTAAAAACATGGGAGTTCAAGTAACTGCTGCTCAAATTAAACAAAAATTTGGAACTTTACGTTTTTATTATGATACAGTTATCACAAATGATCTAAATGTGGATATGTGCGTTGAAGATATTATCCGAGATGTAGTTTCTACAACGGAATCAAGATCTGCACAAATTTGTGAAAAAACTGGAAAAGGGGGAACATTATGCAGTCGAGTAGGTTGGTTAAAAACTCTCTGTAAAGACGAAGCAGACACAGAAGGGTTTACACCAGTAAATCCAGAACTTGCTAAGTATTGGGATGAGACTGATAATGAACAATTATCTAATAAAGAAAATATTTAAAACATTATTATGTTTTTTATTATGCTCTTGCAGTGTTATTGAAGAAAAAAAATTCAAAGGAGAATTTAATTATACAAAAAAAGAACAAGATATGTCTAAAAATAAATTTGGCGTAGAATTTAAAAAAAGAATATATGAGACACGCGACAAAACAGAAATGTATTATATTGGTGGCAGCATTTATCATAACTATGATCTTTTCAGTAAGTCTTATCATATTAACGGCTTTACTCAACTAGGATTAGAATTTTAAAGGAGAAATATATGGGATTATTTGATAATTTTTATTTTAAAACTTATAAATTAAAAAGAAACATTTTACCTAAAAACTTGGGTGAACTTTCTTTGAAAGAAATTCAAGATGCTCAATATCAAACAAAAGACTTAGGAGAAACTTTTGTTGGTCATTTTTACTTAAAGAAAAAAGATGGTGTATATCGTCTTTTTAAACATGATATAGAATATAAATGGATTGAAGGGGATAAAAAAGCTAAATCTTTAATGGATCGTCTTGGTCACATGGAAGAAATATCTTCAAAAGAAATTTTAATCGATGATATTGGAACCAATACTATCAATGTTTATAATTTCTTTTCCAAAGAAAATCATGATTATTGGGTAGAATTTGCTTTAGTATTTTTAGAAAATGAACTTTTAAAAATCGATCTTCATGAGTTTCGTGAAGAAAAAAATGATGATAAGAAAGTTTTTGATTTGGAATTCAACGAAAAAATGCGTAAATCTGTAGAGTTTTATAAAACTCCTTTAGGAAAAATTATTCATCTTCTCCGAGAAATATATTTGAAAACTCTTTGGAGATTTCAAATTTTTATTGGAAATATTTTTATTAAAATTGGAAACGCAATTAAATTGTGGCGACTTCTATGAAATTTATAGAGATACTTTTACAAAATAGCACAGTCAAAGAAGCTAAACTTTATTCTGCTGCTAAAAAAGCGAGTTTAAAGCCTGATACAGGTGTTACCATTGTTAATCAAGCTGCTTATCATGTTATCAAAGATTGTGCAACAATTACATATCGATATCTTCCAATTTATATTTGGGGCCAATATCAAGATCCGTTCCAAGCATTAAAAGGAAAATTTACAAAAAAAGACATTCAAGATTTTTTAACTGTCGCCAATTCTGATTTTGTTTATCATCAATTACTTTCGTTAATTTTAGATAAAATTGGTAAAGAATCAGAACCTCAAGAACAGAAACCAGTAGTTGCAAATTATGCATCAAGTGATGATCCTTATGGAGATTATGGATCATCTGCATATGAAGAAGTTTCTCAAGCAACCACACAAATAAGCATATCTACTTTAGATTTACTTTGTGCTGAATTTGGTGTAACTAGTTAAATGATGTTGGAATTCAAAAATCCAATACCTGTTGTCACTCCTATGGGGGATGGATATGCTATATATGTAGTTAATAGCGGAACATTTGAAAATGATATTTGGACAGTTTGTTTAGAAGAAAGTGGAAAAATCTTGCATTTTCGATCAGATCAACTTAATATTTATGCAAACGCAACATTTGGTATAAAGAAATGCAACTCACAAAAATAGTCTAACTTTTTCTGTTTACTTTCTTAAAATTTTCTCTATAATGTCTTTATGAAAAATATAGATTATTTCCTTTTTATTATCATTCCTATAGCCATATTGTTGACTATTGACATTCAACAAACATTTAAAAATCGAGAACTTCAAACTCAAATCGATGAATTAAAAATTATTGTTGACCAAAAATTTCTTCCTGCTATAATTCTCGAACAACCCAATATTCGATAATGCATACCATTATAATTCCTGATGTCCACCAAAGAGTAAATTCTGTAAAATGGGTTTTAGAAAACGAGAAAGAATATGATGAAGTAGTCTTTCTTGGCGATTGGTTTGATTCTTTTTACGATCCACCAAAAGTTGCAGGATTTGAAGAAACTTGTGAGTATCTAAAACATCTTGTTTTAGAACATCCCAACAAGGATAAATTTGTTTTTTTAATTGGCAATCATGATATTAGTTATATCTATGAAAATAAAAACTTTTCACCTAACCCAGTTTCAAAAACTTTAAAATATTATTGTTCTGGTTTTACAATTTCTAAAGCCAGAAAATTTCGTCGTGTGTTTTTTGATCATGGTTTAAAAGATGATTTCTTTTTTAAACATTTTAAATTTGCACATCAAACACAAGGATGGACTTTATCTCATGCAGGAATTTCGGTTAAATTTTTTCCTTACGATTATAGTATAGAAAGATTTGTAAATGAACTTCTTCCCGATGTTTGGAAAAACTTTAGAAATCTTGAGTATAATCATAATGAAATCATTTCTGCTGCTGGTTATTATCGCGGTGGACATCATCCAGTAGGTGGCGTTATATGGTATGATTGGAGAGCAGAATTTAGTTCTACTATTGAAACTGGAAAACAAATTGTTGGTCATACGACAGTAAAAGAACCAGATTGTATTCACATGAATACACCTTTGGAGTGTTGGAACTTAGATACCGAAAAAGATTACGGTATTATAATTGATGGTCGTTTGATTACCAAAAAAATAAATATTACATGACTGTTAAAGAATTAATAAATCGATTACAACAAATCGATAACCAAGAAATGATAGTTGTTGTTAATGGCTATGAAGACGGATTTGATGACATCAAAGATCCAAAGGTCGTTGCTACTTATGAGCAAGTAGATCGTAATTGGTATAACGGAAAATACGAACAAATTTCTTCTGGACAAGGTGGCAATCTTATGCTACTATTGCCTAGATAATGAAAAAGAAAGTTTTATATATTATAACTGGTCCTTCTGGAGCGGGTAAAACTACTCGCGCTAAAGAATTAATGCGCGAAAAAGGCATTAAGCACCATTACGAAGCAGATATGCTTATGATTGATCGTAATGGAGATTACGCATTTAATCCTAGAAAATTAAAAGAGTGTCATGGTTGGTGTCAGAAAGCAACCGAAAGAGCTATGCTTCTCGGTGAAGCTGTTATTATTTCCAATACAATGACAATGAAATGGGAAGCAGAACCTTATATTGAAATGGCAAGACATCACGGCTATCATATCATAATTGAACATTTAAAAACTGAATACAAAAATGTTCATGAGGTTCCTCAAGAAATTGTGGAAAAAATGAAAGCTAGAAGAGAATTTTTTAAATTGGAGGATTTTGAATAATATGAGCATAGAAAAAATTATAGCAAGAGATCATAAACTTAGTGAAGATTATCTTAAAGAAGCCAAACTTAATACTTGGCAAAAATTAAATTTTCATATCCGTTCTTGGACAAACAAAAAATTTGGTGTCTGGGATATTTGGGATATTGTTCCTTATGGTTGGCAAAGATTTTATTACGACAAAATCAAAACCATTTTTAAACCACATCACTCTAGACTTCGTAAAGCTATTCCTCGTCAATGGTGGGATCTTACTGGTCTGATTGTTGAGATTAATTTTGAAATCATTAAATCCTTTTACGAAGATGAATACTCAAAAGGAATTGTTGATTGGGACGCTGATGAACACCATAAAAAATTTGCTGAATGGTTGGAAGCATCTTACAAATACATCACTGTGGAACGCCCAGAATTTGAAAAACAAAAAGATGCTTCATATCCAAAAACAGATAATTTTTCTGATTGGTTTGGAGAAGAAAAAACTGATAAAAATGGCGTTGTTACTCGCACAATGAAAACTTGTGAAGAACGCTATGGAAAGTCGTATGAAGAGGTTTATGCTGAAGTTAATAGACTTGAAGCTCTTATTGATAAAACTGACACAGAAATATTAACAGAACTTATTAAAAAAAGAAATTATTTTTGGACATAATGAAAATAAAATTAAATTCAGAACAACTTGAATATGCTAAAAATTTAGCATCAAAAAGACATGAATCAAAAAACATTTCTTTTAGAAATGCACATAGATTACATAAAAATTTAAAAAAATCTAAATTAGATCATTATATTTTACACATTACTCATAAAGCACATTTTTTAGGAGTTTTAGGAGAAATGGCTTATGCAAAAATTGTTAACGATAAAATTGATGAAAACATTTATGAGGTTAGAGATACAGGAGCAGATGTTGGAGATGTAGAAGTAAAAACATCGACATGGAAAGGTAATGATATAGAATTAAAAGTTCAGAAAAACCATTTTGAAACAAAATTTCCAAAAAAATATGTTTTGGTAAGAATAGATGAAAATAATTTTGATGAAATTGAAGTTATTGGGGAAATAACAAGAGAAGATTTTGATAAAAAGAAAAAAATAAAACAATACGCTCCAAATTATCCTATCAATTATATTGTTGGTATGAACAGTTTAAATTTATTGTAATATGGCTGAATATAAAAATTTTATAATGACAAAAGAATTTTTGGATAATAATCCAAAAGCTATTTTTGTATTTGGAGATAATACAATTCGTCAAGGTTATGGTGGAGCAGCAATACTAAGAGATCATCCACAATCTTATGGTTTTATTACAAAAAAATATCCTGATAACAAAGACGAATCTTTTTATCAGCCTAAAGAGTATGCAATTGTTTTTTTTGATGAACTTGTAAAATTGAGAGAAAAAATTCAAGACGATCCATTTAAAATGTTTTACATATCTCAATTAGGTGGTGGTTTAGCAAACAAATATAACATTTGGGAAAAGGTTATTAAAAGTGGTTTGGAAAAAAATTTGCAAGAGTTTCCAAATGTGGTATTCTTGTGGGGGAAATAAAATGATTTACGGATTTAATATAACCGAAGAATATGCTTTAAGTTTTGGTCTTTTTTATAAAGTTCGAAATTTTAAAGATGGCATTACATTTTTTGAATTTTTGCTTAATTTAAATCTTTATAAAGCAGATCACAATCCACAGATTCGATTAAATTTGGTTATATTTAATTTTACTATTTTTGACATTACGTTATATAACGTAAGGCACTATGACTCTTATCTGTGATAAACCATCTGTTGATGATGGGTTTGGTATATACGAACATGACTTTTGTGGTATACCTGCTTATTTGATTATTCCTGCTATTGATGCAAAATGGAATAAAAATAATTTAAACTACAGATCCTTAATTATAAGCAAAGAGAATTCCGAAGTTCTTTCTAGTGGCTGGCCTAAATTTTTTAATTGTGGCGAAAAACCAGATTGCTATCCAGATCCAAACAAATATGATGATTGGAACATACAAGAAAAACTTGATGGTTCTTTATTGATTGCAGATTATGTTAATGGAAAATTTAATATGCGAACTCGCGGAACAGCTTCGTATATAACCCAAAACAATTTTTCTGATTTTGAGCTTTTAAAGGATTATCATTCAGACATTGTTTCTTTTTTAGAAGAAAATAGTCATCTGTCTTTGCTTTTAGAAATTATTACTCCAAATAATATTATTGTTATTAGAACGCCAATGGTTCAATTTTATTTGCTTGGTGCAATCGATAAAACGACTTTAAACCCTTTGCCTTTAAAAAAAGTTGAAGAAATTTCTCAAGAATTAAAAATTCCTACTCCTGAAGTATTTTCTTTTGAAAATTTAGAAGAAACTATTAAAACAGTCAAAGAGTGGAAAGGAAAAGAGGGTATTGTTATTTCATATAACGACAATCAAAATCGAATTAAAATTAAATCAGATTGGTATTGTTGGATTCATAAAATTAAATCTAAATTAAATTCCGAATCAAACTTAATTGAATTTTATGTAAACGAAGGTCTTCCATCATATAAAAAATTTTATGATATTATAAAAAACAATTTTGATTGGGAACTTGCCGAACAAATGACAAATGAAATTTCTAAAATGGTAGATTGTGGAAAAAAAGTCAAAAAAATTATTAAAGGAATGGATAGGTTTATTGATACAATTAAACACTATCCTACAAGAAAAAAACAAGCTCAACAAATAATGTCTTCGTATGGCAGCAATCAAAATAATACGTCAGGAATGCTTTTTAATTTATTAGATGGTAAAAATTTAACCAAAGAACAACTGATCAAACTAATGCATCAAAATTTATGAAAAGAAAACAAATAGAAGAATATATTGAACTATATAATCCAGAACTAGAAATACTTTTAGCAGACGGTTTTGATGAAGCATTTTTAGGTATTGGTCAACAATTTAACAATTTTTTTGCAATTTATGATCGATTTAAATGTGTTGAAATTTTAGCTAAAGATATGACTTTGGAAGATGCCGAAGAATATTTTGATTTTAATGTTGTCGGTGCTTATGTCGGGGAAAACACACCAGTTTTTGTTGACATTATTCGATAAATCCTATAGAATGGTTTTATGAATGTTTTAAAAATTAAGTTTTTATCCGAATCTGCAACGTGTCCATCAAGAGCAAATATAACTGATGCAGGGTTGGATTTGTGTGCAGCAGAAGATATGACTATTTTGGCTCAAAATAGGGGTATGATCAAGACTGATTTGGCTTTTGAAATTCCTGAAGGTTATTATGGTAGAGTTGCTCCAAGATCAGGTCTGGCTCTAAAAAACGGTATTGATGTTTTTGCAGGTGTTGTTGATAGTTCTTATAGAGGACCAGTTAATGTTATTTTATACAATAGCGATAAAGCTGATTTTCATGTATCAAAAGGAGACAGAATTGCTCAAATCATCATCGAAAAACATTATAATTTTTCTCTTGAAATTGTTGATGTTTTAAGTGATACTACTAGAGGATCTGGCGGTTTTGGATCTACTGGAATGCAATGAATATTTTTGTTTTAGATGAACATCCTGTAATTGCAGCACAATATAACTGCGATAAACATGTTGTTAAAATGGTTTTAGAATTATTTCAACAACTTGGTTCTGCTGTCATTAGACATGGTGCAAAACCAGAAAAAATGCCTTTGACTTCAAAAGGTACTCCATTAAAGGGCGGATATCACAATCATCCTTGCACTCGTTGGTGTGGCGATTCTCGTATTAATTTTATGTGGGCATCATCTCATGCTATTGCACTTTGTAAAGAATATACAGCACGATATGGTAAAAAACATTCATGCGAAAATGGCATTAATCAATTAGCAAATATGCAATATATGATTCCAGATGGTTCTTTAACACCATTTGCTCTTGCTATGCCCGATCAACACAAATCTCATGATGCTGTAACAGCTTATCGAAATTATTACCTTAGTGATAAAAAATCATTTGCGACTTGGAATAAACTTAACAATACTCCTTTTTGGTGGAAATTATGAACAAAAACATTGCTAAACTAATTGCCGATGTTTCTAAAAAATGCATCGAAAATAAAATTAATTTTAGATTAGAATATGCGGAACAAGTTGATGTTAATAATATACCTTGTAGTGGATATTTTGATGAAGAAAGTTTAGTTGTCGCTGTAAAAAAGAAAAAGATCGAAGATTGGTTGGATATTTTAGTACACGAATCTTGTCATTTGGATCAATGTATTAAAAAATCAAAATATTGGTATCCTGATGATGTTGGATTGTTTGTTGTTGAAGGATATCTTAAAGGAAAAAAATATAGTCAAAAAAAGATTTATAATGCTTTTATAAACACAATCAATATGGAAATGGATTGTGAAAAGAGAACTATTCAAAAAATTAAAAAATATAAATTGGATATTAATATTGATCTTTATATACAAAAAGCTAACTCTTATTTGTTTGGATATGGTGCAGTATTTAAAGATAAATTTTGGCCAAAAGCCCCATACGAAAATCCTAAAATATATCTAAAAATGCCTAAAATTTTCTTGACAGCAGAAGAATATTTTGATGTGCCTGACAAATATTTAAAATTATATAAATAGATGTATGAAAAAGATAATCCGTCCATCAGAAAACGAAGAAGCCGTTTATTATTCTGATTTTAACGGAAAACTATTAAATGATGTTCCACCAGTTGAAATTAGTATTGACTTTAATTATGGTTCAAAGTATGATGGATGTAAGCTAGAAATTCATCTTGGTGATGGGGAATTTGATGAAATTTTGGCATTTTTAAAAACAAAATTATCATCTGACTTTAAACATAATTATGAGCAGTTTAAATAGAGACACCGTTTTAGTTTTAAATAAAAATTGGCAAGCTATTAACATTAGTACACCAGCAGATGCATTATCTATGATGTATGCTAATACTGCTACTGGCTTGGACATTCGCGGTAAAGACGATATGGTTCCTCTGACATGGAAAGAATGGATAAATCTTTCTTGTTCTGATCAAGATTCTTTTGTTAAAACCATTCAAGGAAAAGTAAAAATTCCAAAAATTATTATTTTGTGTCGTTATGATAAAGTTCCTAAAAAACGTCCCAAAATTACCCGAAGGGGTATTTGGATTAGAGATCAAGGAATTTGCCAGTATACAGGTAAAAAAATTAATCCAAACGAAGGAAATATCGATCACGTTATTCCTAAAAGTCGCGGAGGTGCTACGGATTGGACTAATTGCGTACTAGCACATAAAAAAGTAAATGCTAAAAAAGCTGATAGAACACCAGAAGAAGCAGGATTAAAATTAATTCGACAACCTTCTGTTCCAAAAGAATTACCAGTTTCTTTTTATCTTACAAACAAATACAACATTCAAGAATGGGAATTGTTTTTGAATTCTAAATCATGAGAGAGTCTTGGCAAAAACACGCTATGGAACTTGCAAAAGTTGCCATGTTAAGATCCGAAGACCCACATAAAAAAGTTGGTGCATGTATTCTTGGACATAATAATGAAGTTTTAGCTGTTGCTTATAATGGTTTAGCAAGTGGTGTAAACGTTCACAATACTTTCTGGAAAGACAGAGATGAACGTAGACCTTTTATGATTCACGCTGAAACAAATTGTTTGGCAAGAATTCGTCAAGGTGAAGGGAAATTAATAGCTTGTACTTTGTTACCTTGCTCTAATTGTGCAATTAATATTGTGGCTCATGGAATTAAAGAAGTGTTCTTTAATGAAATGTACAGCAGAGACTATAAGGCTGTAGAGATTTTTAGTTTTTATGGCGTTAAGTGCCATCAACTTGATTAAAGTTCGTATGCGCCTTTTGCCAATCTGTAATCGATTGGTTCAGACATAGAATATTCTTTGACTGCTTTTTCTATACTTTCTTTGACAGTTGGAAGTCCTAACCCCATACTTTCAATTTTATCAGTGTTTAAAATACAATTACTTCTACCAACTTTAAATTTGGCATCAGGAATAGAAACAAAATTCCACTTTGGATTTTCTAATCCATGAGACTTTAAAATTTCAACAACTTCTTTGGCTTCAATACTACCTTTATTCGTAACATTATAAATTCCTAAAAGTCTATTCTTTTCAATGAACTTGTAAACAAAATTTACAAGATCATCAACATTAGTAATAGAATTTTGTTGACTAATTAAATTATCATAGTTTAAAATTTTCCAAAGATAATTTTTAGATTCAGAAACGCCATTAAAAGGTATACGAATTCTAAAGATATATCTTTCGAAATGCTCACTTAACTTTTCAAAAGCATCTTTAGTTTTAGAATAAAAAGAACTAAAATTACTATCTGCTCCGAAATTTGGAAGATCATCTTCGGTATATTGTTGTGAATAACCATCATAAATGCAACCAGATCCAATGTGAATAATTGGAATTCTGAGACGGTTGGCGACTTTAGTAATATATAAAGGTACTGTTACGTTATAATGATAACAATTTTCTTTGTCGGTTTCACATGCTTCAACATTAGGTCTACCAGTATAACCAGAACAATTTATAATCCAATCGAAATGTGCTTTTGGATAGTTCGATTCTCTGTGTAAAAAATTTACAAATGTATCAGGATCTTCATAATTCAAATCAGATTTACTAATATGAACAATGTTATGCTTTTCATTAGCCTTTGCTAAATAGTTTCCAATATAACCTTTTCCGAGTATTAATATTTTCATCATTTTATATATTCTGCATTAAAAGTTTTTCCACTCCATTCCCTAGCGGAATGAGATTTTTGAGCAATGTCTGATATATTATCTTTGTAAGATCTAATTCTAAAAGATCCTTCTGCGTCATATGTCCAGAGTTGATTTTTACCTGATGGATACATATATGCTGTCATAGCATGACCTCTAAGTTTTCCGTTTTTATCATACCAACTATATCTAAAAACTTCTGACCATATATTATATTTTTTTAAAGATTGTTTAAATATTATAGCTGTGGGTAAACAAGAATTTATTTCTTTTTCCATCCAAAATTCAGGATTTTGTGGTGTATTAACACAAGCTACGCTTAAAAAACAAACTATTAATAAATAGTATTTTTTTATTTGATAGGACATGCACCACCTTCACATTCCAAACCTTGAATAGCATCTTCTCCTATATCAGAAGATTTCATCGTTTGAATTGGTTTAACTTTAGCTTTATTTTTTTCGTATGTTTCACCATTAATTTCTTCGTATGGTGCTTGTTTGAATCCGTGATTTTGTCTCAACAAAAAGCTTACAGATTTAATTGAATTTTGATAATTTTCTTCTAACCATTTTTTAAGCTCTGGAAGTTCTTCTTCCGAGTAATATGCGGTAACACTAACCGCATTATCTGACCAAATAGTTTGAAGTTTTTTGACTGTTTCGAGTTGTTTGATAACTCCCATATCTGCTGCAAAAATTGCACCATCTGGAGTTTCGCATGGAAACTCAATAACAACGGTATCATGATTTTCGGATCCATCGAAATTGATTACATATTCAGTATGATAACCATTATCTCTGCAATATTGAACCAATGGATCATTACTAGCCATACGCACACGACGAATATAGTATTTTGAATAAGCGGGATGGATTCCTGGTGTAGCACCACCAAGTAGACTTAATGTTCCACTAGGCTTAATTGTTGTAAGTTTAATACTACGAGGCCAACCTTTTTGTTTGCTCCATTCTTTATCAAATTTGCGTAGTTCTTTGTAACAATCGTCTAACCAATCAACTTTATCAAGTGATTGACAAACACCAGTTACTCCAAGACCAAGACGCATGTTCTTATGAACAATTTTATTTGTTTCATCATGAATGAATGGAAGTGCAGCAATTGCTTTTTGGGTTTTATAAAGCAATTTAGCACAATCAATTAATTCTTCTTTGTTTGTAACATTATTCAGATAAAGTTCTGAAAGATTACAACACTCATATGAAGCAAGACTGATTTCACCACAAGGATTTGTACCAACTACATTGTCTTCATCGGTTGGATAAAGACTAGAATCCTTCATTGGACCGTCTTTAATTCTTCCATATTTCTGAGAAAGAGGAAGGTTAAAGAAACCATAAGGTTCGCCTTTCGCAAAACCAGTTTCTTTATCTGTTGTATAACCATTTTGCCAGATCTCGTTTGAAATGTGGGAAAAGTCATCAGCATAAATCGTGTTGTTAGACATTGCTCTCCAGTTAGGAATATTTCCCAATGACCAATTTTTTGCGCGTAAAAAGAGATAATCATCAGGATCTCCTATAGCGATTTGAGCAGAACGACGAACATTACCAGAAACAACAATACTTCCAATGATATTACAAATATCTAATACATCAATAGAACGAAGTTTTTTACCTTCTCTTGTTTGGAAGATTTTTGCAATTTTATCAATACCTTCTATTAATATTCCTGCTCCACTAGCTTGTCCACCAAAACCTCGAATCTTTTCACCTGCACCGCGAACAAGAATTGTAGAATAATTAAAAGATTTTCCAGATACATAAAAAGCATGAAGAACACGATCTAGCAATTCGATCCAACCTTCACGACTATCGGGAATAATAAATTTTGCATCTTTTGTATATTCGTGTGTAATCGTTACACCTTTTTTAATTTTAGGAAGTTCGTGAATATCTTCTCTACGAATAGAAAAACCGACACCGCCGCCAAGCATTAAATTTTCAAACAAAAATAAAAATGCTTTTGGTTCGTTCATAGATACGTTCCAGCAATTCAATAAAGAATTTGCTCCAAAACGCTCAACTGTGTTTGTTCCTAATTGCCAAAGCATTCTTCCTGCATAATTGCAGCGCAAATTAAAAATATGATCGAAAAGTCTTTCTGCTTCTTCTTGTGTATAATCTGCTCCTAATTTTTGTGCGCCGTTAATACAACGTTGAATCGTTTCATGCCATTCTTCTTTTTGACCATCTTCTTTTAAACGAGCATATGTTCTTTTATAAACAATATAACCTAATCCGTTAAATCCCCAGTTTGTTTTTTTATTCGAATATTGTTTAGTAAATTCATCTGAAATAATATTTGTGCTCATGTTTTATATTTAAAGGAAATTGACAATAATCAATATATCATTTTTTATTTTTTTTGTAAATCTTTTTTTTAGTTTTTTTCTTCAAAATATTCTTTTGAAGTTCTGCTTTATATAATTTGATTGCTAGATATTTTAAAAATCTTGTAATATCCAGCAAAGATAAATTGTTAATAAGTCGAGATTCTGTATATAAAACTTGAGTTTCTGACCAATCGGGATACAGATAATGAACACATTCATGATATGCTGTTCGAAGCATATCTTTACGATGATCAATTTCTAAAACATCTTTTTCGTAATCACACCAACCATAATAGTATCCTCCCAATCTTTTAAAGATAAAAAAACTAGGCGGCTTTCTGCGAACTAAATTTAGACATTTTTCATGTATCTGATTTAGCTGATACTTTTTGAGTTTTTTCACAATAATATTTAGCCATTATTTTAAGTTTGTAGATTGTTGATGTGTAATGCCATGAAATAACGATATAATAATATAAACTGATAACCAATTATTAAAATTATAGGCTATTTCTAGAGAAAATAGATTATTTAAGCTCCACATTAAAAGAAGTGGAGCAAAAGCTATGTATAAAAGCAAAATGACTAGATAAATTATTATTTTCATAAGATATCATCTTAAAATATTTTTTTGAAAAATCAATTTTTATTTGCTTTTATTAGTGTTTAAGGTTAGTATGAGCATATGCTTTTTTCTAAAAATTTAAATGCAGTATCCGTTTCAAAAAAAGTTGATTATTATAGATTAGAAATGGGCAATGAGTTTCCTATAAAAAGATATATTACAGAAATGTATGGATATGCTCCATGTAGTTATAGCATTGAAACCGATTTCAATTGTAATATTTTAGATTTTTTAACTCAAAATGGCGAATTAATAAACTTTTTAGCATATGGAAAATATGAAAATATTTTAGAGGGAAATGTTGAAAAATTAAAAAATGGCTTTTTCTTATTTAAATATAAAGACGTTTTTATAAAAATATCTTTAAAAAACTTTTCAAGTAATTTGTTCGATAATGACGATATTGAAATTTCAATAGAAAGTAACAAAGAAGAAAAAAAAACATTCGCTTTATGTTTTTATGGTCCTGCTAATATTAAAGAATATCCTTTAAAAGATTTTGAATCTTTTATTATAAAAGATAAACAAAATACTAAAGTTCATCTTTTTATTAAAAATCAATATGGCGATTATGATTTTGAACCACTTTCAATTAACTTGCCAACCAATTTAGATTTGGAATTGAATTACGGTAAAGACTTTTTAGATGTTGATAAAAAAATCAAAGATCGTCTCGCAGAAAAACCAAATGGTTTATTCATGTTTCATGGATTGCCAGGTACAGGAAAAACGACATATATCAAATATTTGGCATCACAAGTAAAAAGAGACTTTATCTATATTCCGACATCAATGATTGAGTTTTTTACATCGGATCCTAACTGTCTTCATACCTTAATACAAAAACCAAATTCTGTTATTATTTTGGAAGATGCTGAAAAAGCAATTCTTAAAAGATTGGGTGATGGCATGGATTCTTCCGCAGTATCATCACTTTTAAATCTATCAGATGGTATTTTAAGTGATATATTAAAAACTTCTGTTATTGTGACTTATAATTGTCCAAAACAAGATGTTGATGATGCATTAAAAAGAAAAGGTAGATTACAAATAGATTATGAATTTTCTGCACTATCAGTCGAAAATTCTAAAAAATTAGCTAAACATTTAAAGTATCCAAAAAAACTTATTGAAGAAAAAATAGCAAAACCTTTAACCCTAAACGAGATTTATAACTTAGAAAAGGATGTAGAGTTTTATAATGAAACAAAAAAACAAGAGCCAAAAAGAATCGGGTTTGGAGCTTAATTCTTTTATTGAATTAGAAGAATGCTTTTCACATATTAAGTTTTTTAGTAAAAATCACACTTATACTATTAACGATAATCCAGCAAAAACTTCCGTTTCTGGTTTGTTAAAAAAATATGAGAAGCCTTTTGAAAAAAATAAAGTCGCAACGTATGTTGCAGAACGTGATCAAAAAAGCGTAGAAGCCGTTTTAGCTGAATGGGAATTTGCAAAAAATTATTCATGTCATAAAGGTTCGGAATTTCATTTATTTGTAGAAAACTATTTTAGTAGAAAGCAAACAACAATAGATGCTAAAGCATTAAAAAATTTTTATAAAGAAAACGAAAATTTTTATAAAGACACATCAATTAGCGAATATTATAAAGAGCTTGCTCACTTAATTAAAAACTTTTTAAATTTTTATAATTGGTGGAAAAAAGATCACATTCTTTTAAAATCGGAATTTGTTGTAGGAGATAAAGAATCTGGTATTTGTGGAACGATAGACAATTTATCTTATAATAAAGAAACAAACGAGTTGGTCATTTTTGACTATAAAACAAACAAAGAAATTAAAAAGAAAAATCCAAGAGATGATACTTTCTTACAACCCATTCAGTATCTATCTCAGTGTGAATATATCAAATATAGTCTACAACTTTGTTTATATCAAACAATTATTGAAAGAAATAGTGATTTTAAAGTCCCTAAATCTTATATAGTATGGGTAGCCAATAAAGAAAAATATGAGTTAATGGAAACATTAAATCTTAGAAAAGAAGCAGAAATGTTACTCGATCAGCATAAATAATTAATATGAGATCAAGAGATGAAATTTTATTGGCAGAAGCTTATTCTGCTATTTTAGAAGAAAAAAAGAAAAAGCTTTCTGATAAACAAAAAAAGATTGCTTCAGTAGCTGAACCAAAAGATGAAATTACTGGTGCAGATTTTAAAAAGTTAAAAGAAGAAAATTTAGACATGGTTGGTGTTGAAATGGCTGATGAACATCCTCATTTTTCAGGAGGAGGTGAAGAAGAAGAAGAGTCATCAATGAATGAAACAAACCTTTCAGCAATTTGTAAAAATGCTAAAATGTTAATGAGCATTGTAAAAAGTGGAGCAGATCTTGATACATGGATGCAGCAATCACTTGCAGTAATTGCTGATAATATTACAAGTGTTGCTCAAGTAGCAGTTTATGATTTCAATAAAAATAACACGTACACCGAAGCTAAACAAGTAAATCCTTGGGCAGTATGTGGAAAAATTGAAGATAAACCAAAAAAAGAACGTTGCGTAAAAGGTGTGAAAAAAAGTGCTAAAAAGTACGGTAAAAAAATAACATCAAAATCAATTAAAGCAAAAAGTAAATAATTTGTAGAAATGTAATTAAACTAGGATAAATAATATTATAATACTATGATAGATCCAATCGCAAAAGCATACTTAAAAGTCATCGAAGAAGAAACTTCTTCATGTGTAGTCGATTCAACTAAAACACAAGTTGGTAAAGTTTTTGGAGATGCTGAATCTGAAAAGAAAGCACACGAAACAGCACCTAACTCATCAACCGAAAAAGTTGAAAAAGAAGTAGAAGAACCAACCGAAGCTCCTGATGAATTGACAAGTGCTGGTGCAGACGGTGAACTCAAAGCAGTAAAAACTGAAGCAAGCAATCCTTTTGATGCTCTTTATAATAAAGTTTTAAATGAAGAAATGTTTGATTTTTCAACAGCAGATAATTCATTAGAACCTAGTGATGAGATGGCATCTGAAGAAGATACAGAAGAATTTGATGATGAATCAGAAGATTCCGATGAAATTACAGTAACATTAGATCGTGAAATGGCTCAAAAACTTCATGATGTATTAATGGCAGTTCTCGGAAACGAAGAAGAAACTGAAGAAACTGAAGAAGCAGAAGAAGAAACTGAAGATGAATTAGAAGACATGGATGAAGTTAAAGAATCTGTTGACGAAGAAGAAGAAGAAGACGAAGAAGAAGACGAAGATGAGGAAGAAATGGAAGAAGCCGTCGAAGCAGAATATCATGGACACGCTTTAGTAGATCAAGAAAAATTAGAAAAAGGAATGACTAAACATTCTAATATGGAAGTTAAAGGTGCAGTTCCCGTTTCAAAGAAAAAAGCTGAAGTAGTAAAAGGTAAAAAAGCAGACGGAAAACCTGAAAAAATGACAGGAAATCCAGAAGAACTTACCAGCAAAAGTAAAAACAATGCTGGTGGTGTAAAAACTGGTCAATTCCTTTTTGATCAATAAAAAACAAATATACTCAAAGAAACCCCGCTTCGGCGGGGTTTTTTATTAGTAAGTATAGTATAATGAATTTTAAAAAGTTTTTTAATTTAAATTCTAGCAACCCACAACATCGCAGTATTAAAAGAATTACTGATGTTGGAGCAGACAGAAAACATCAAAACATCGTTGCTAAATCTCAAGGAACATATCAATATAAAGATAGTGCTTTAGACGATGCAGAATTAAACAAAAGCGTTTTAATATCTAATACTAGAGCACAAAGTATTGCTAATAAATATGGTTTAAATATAGAAAAAGAAAATAAAAATAAACCATTTCAAAAACAATTAAAAGATTCTGGAAAATTTTTAATTTATATTCCAAATAAAGGATATTATATAAAGAGCAAATAAAATGGAAACTTTAAGATATTTAGATAAGCAAAACAATCTAAACGAAAGAAACAATTTTGCCTTTTGGTGGAAAGAGCAGATTAACATATACGGTCAAATGACTGAATATTATGCAACTAATGCTACACTATCTGCTATGAATCCTATATATGGTGAACAACCAGATTTAAGTTTTGGAACTGGACAAAACTTGGTTGTAATGTTAAATTTAAATAATGATTCATATCTATTATCTAAATTTGGTATTCTTGCAGATAGTGATGTAACAGGGGTGATACATCCATCACATTTTACTGCTATATATGGATTATCAGCGGAACCAAAAAATGGTGATTTGATTAAACTTTCAGAATTCGGTAATGATCGTCTAAATTATCCAAGAAGAGGTGGAGGAATTTATGAAATAACAGAAGTAATTGATGAATTTCAATTAAATGCTATTGCTAGTCATTATGTTTGGTTTTTTAAAGCTAAGAGATATGATTACAGTCATGAAACTGGATCTCCAGGTTCTGGACAAGGAAACAATGCTGCAAATGATAATGATATTATAGAACAAGCAGCACAAGACAATTTTAATTACATTGAAGATAATCCATGTAGCAATACATCGGTCTATGGTGATTACTAAAAAGTATATTCTTTTTCAGAAGAATATTTTGTCGTATTTAAATGTTCTTCACTATAACAAATTTCAATATTATAAAGTTGTTCTAGAACTTTTTTAAGAATAATATTTTCTGTTGCTTCCATGTATTTATAAATCGCTAAAGGTTTAATATCTAATTTATCAAACGGTAATTTTTTTTCTTCGGCTTTATCAGCTATCATATTAACAGCTTCAAATAAGCATATCCATCTCGCTAATTGTGATGCTTCATCATGTGTTTTTTCCCACCACTTTAGCTGGTCATCTTTTTTATTTTTTATTTTTAAGTATTTCTTTTTCATGCTTTTTCTAAAGGTATTCCTGTTATATTTGAAACATTAATAGGTTCTGTTACTCTGGCAACTGTAAATCCTATTGTTACAACATTTTTCTTTTTACAAGAATCACATTCAAATTCTAAGCGTGAAGTGTCTTGTGGTAAGAATGTCATTAAATTTGGCTGATTACAATATGCACAATTTAAAATTGTTGATAAGTTTTCAAGTTTATCGAGTTCTTTTTGTTTTGTTTTTTCTACGAAAAAAGAAATAACCATTGACGAAATTGCATAAAATAAAATATATTGAATAGCAATAAATATCAAAAATATAGCTAGAAAATTATAGCCTAATAGATATCCGCCCATACCAGCAAGTAAAGAAACAACACTAACGTAAAAAGTAGATTTTATAAAGTTTTTAGATTTTGAGTCTAATTTAGACATAAAAGAATATTACCAAAATATTCCTTTTTTGTCAACACATTTTATAATTTAGGTTGAGATTCTGGTTGGGATGGAATAGCCGCAACAGGAACTTGTAGCGGTGGTTGTTCTGACATATTAACGACATCTGTAACACGCATACCAACATCTTTAATATCGTTTAAAGATCTTTTTAACTTTTTAAAAAGTTCTAACAATTCTGATTTTTGATTTTCGGTTAGTGATACTGTGTTATTATTAACACATTGGCTCAATTTTCCAGCAGCAGCTAATAATAATACAAACGCATCAGCTAAATCAGTGTTTATTGTTTGTAAAGGCCATGGAACACTTGATGGATTAGGAGGCTGTGGAACAGTTGGTGGAAACCCAACTGCTTGATTTTGTTGATTTGGAAAATTGTATCCATCCTTTGTAGAAAAAGGTACAAAATCTTTTCTTGGTCCTTGGCTATAAGCAGGATATTGTTTTGGTGACCAAGTACTTTCTAAAGATTCATTTAATATTTTATTTAAATCGATCATCTTAATTTACCAACTTTAACTAAGTTACCACATCTGCCACAAATCCATCTACATTCTTTAGTTGGTTGTTTGGTTTGTGGATCTACCGTATCTAAAATTTTTCCATATACTTGAGCACCACAAAAAGAACATCCGATGGGTCTATTGTCTACTGCTTGATATTCTGGTGATTTGTTCATATTATACTTACTTAGCGTTTTTAGGTTTCCAAGTATGTTTTTCGTTTTCTAATTTCTCTACGACAAATTTTACAAACTCAGATCTAACAATATCCTCTTTTGTAAATTCAAAATGATGTATTCCAAATTTTTTGGAATCTTCATCGGAAAATATATCACATATTTTTGAAAAACCACCAGATTTATTTTCTGGTAAATCTGATTGCATTGGATCACCACAAAAAATAATTTTGGAAAATTCGCCCATTCTTGTAATGGTTGTAATCAATTCTCTAAAACTAATATTTTGACATTCATCAACTATTACGCACTTAGTAGCCCAATGTAAACCACGAATATAATTCACTGGTGTAGCATTAAATCTTTCATCATTTCTTAATCTGTTTATAGTTGCTTTGTCTAATAATTCTTCTAGCTTTTCCATAAAAGGAACCATATATGCTTCAAATTTTTCATCAATAGTTCCTGGTAAATAACCGATTTTACTATCAGCACTTTCCACTGCACTTCTTACAAAGATAATATCAGATATTTTTTTATTTCTTAATAAATGTAAAGCACCATAAACAGCAGTAATAGTTTTTGAAACACCTGCTGGTCCTTCGACAAAAACACAACGAGTATCTTTATCAAGTAAAATTTTAATTAATTCTTTTTGTTTTTCAGTCCAAGGTAATTCTTTGATTGGGAAATCAAATGCTACTTTTTCTCTTTGAAATACATATGGTGATGTGTCTTTAGAAGAACTTTTTTTATCTAAAGACGTATCCTTTGAGCGGATCTTTTTTTTACTCATATTTTATACTCCGTAAGAAGTAGGACTGTTATTCGATGTAGCTTGTGAGGTTTGTTGGGTTTCGTTTCCTGTTTTTTGTGGTTCTTTTAAAATACCTTTTTTCATTAAACTTAAAACAAATTTTTCTTTTTTTTCTGTTGGTAATTTTTCAAAATCTAATTCATCAATTTTGTTGAGTAAATCATCTTCAGGATTAACTTCTGTACTATTTTCAAGAGGATCTGCTATAGCTTGTAATGCTTTTTTAGTAGCAGGATTTATACTTGTCATAACTTTTTTTAAATCTGATGATACTTGTTGTGGATTTACTGTGACACTTGAAGAAGAGGTTGTTAATTCTTCAATAACTTTGTTTAAAATGGTTTCAAATTTTTTCATATCTTTTATATTTATAAAAACTACCAATCTTTACAAGCTTGATAGCGAGGAGTACCTGGTTTTGCTGATGAACATTTATGTCTTGCTCTGAAAGATTTTTTACGTTTAGTGTTTCCTGATTTACCAGTAACTCTTACGCCTTTTTGACCCCAATGTATTCTTTTATAACCACCTTTTGGGTTTTTAACACATTTCATCCATTTTTTGCCTTTGCGATCTGAAGATGTTTTTCCTGTAACTTTCGTGCAACGTGCAGCTTCTTCTAAGAGAGAAGAAACCAATAAATCGAAATTAATCATGCATATACTTATTCTTTGAGAGAAACTAAAAACATTTATAAAAAATGGTAAAAATTAAAGGTAAATAGTAGTATAAATTATGGCAGCAAGAACAATAGCATCACCAGGCGTACAAATTAACGAAGTTGATTTAAGTTTAATCGCAAGACCAACAGGCGAAACAAACATTTTCATGACAGGTTTTGCCGACCAAGGACCAACCGATGAAGTTATCAACGTTACAAGTTTAACAGAATATGAAGAAATCTTCGGTGTTCCAACAAATGCAGCAGAAAGATATTCATATCATGCTGCTAGACAAATTTTAACAACATCACCAGCTAACTTGTTGGTTACTAGAATGCCTTATGGTTCTGGTGCAGGTGTTGGATATACAAACTCTTACAGCGCATTGGTGTATCCAATTTCATCAAACGGTGCTACTTATGAATCTTCAACAGAGTATAGAGTATTAGAACCAGAATCTATTCTTTTAACTGATGATGAATATCAAAGTTTAGTAGAAAACGATGTAGCATGGTCTGATGGTTGGCTTAATATTCCAAGTTACAATTTTGATGGTATCGGCAGAGCAGGTTTTGTAGTAGTAAATGCTGCAAAAACAACCGTATCAAATCTTTATGAAGGTTTTTATGTAGCTCTTGCTGATAATAGTAACAATAACCCTGCAACAAATTTTGATGCTATAACAGGAGTAAAATCTGTTAATACTATCGACTCCAGTAATTCATATCAAACCTTTGTTAATGTTCCAAGTTCAAGATTTGGTTTCCAATTAACACAAAATTATCAAAATTACACAGGTCAAAGTGTTTCAGAAGTTGTTGAAAACTTCCCAACAAATTATGATTTTGCAACAACAAAATTCAATGATTACTTGACATTGATGGTCTTTAAATTAAGACCTACGACATATAGCCAAGATACAGTAACTCTCGATTATATTGTTACTGAAGGTTATACAGGTTCATTATACATTGACAGAACGCAACAAAATCCAAATGGTGGTTCATTTATTACATCATTTATTGATAATTTAGCAAATGCTCGTTCTGCTAACATTAAAGTTATTACAAATCCTTACATCTCAACAACAGGAGATTGGATTAATAATGACGGTACATCTAAAAAATCTGTTAGAGTACAAACAGTAGCTAAAAATCTTTACTCTGCTGGTGTTTATGTATCAGATACAGATAAAGTAGCTAAAGATGTTGGTAACATCCCATTAAAACTTGAAAGAGTTTTAAGAACATTAGAAAATAATGATACAATAAATTTAGATGTAACAATCGAAGCTGGTTTGGGTAGTATTTGGACTAGTGCAAAAGCACGTTTTGTAGATTCTACATATACTGGTCAACCAAGAATTTTTGATGACACATATCCATTAGATATTTCTGTTCTTAAAAATACTACAGGTGTTCTTGTTGGTGGAGTGAGAGAAGATTATTTTTCTATTGTAAACCAATTTGTAACATTTGCAGATAAAACTAGAAAAGATCACATGTTCATTGCAGATCCTTTAAGAAATATCTTTGTAAAAGGATCCAATTCAAAAATAGCTAAGAGTAGAGACTTCATCTTCTCAACTGACATTTATTGGCCATTGAGAAATCTTTTCGCTGGTGTTGAATCAAGCTATGTTGCAACATATGGCAACTGGATCAGAACAAATGATACAGCATCAGATACCTTCTGCTGGATTCCTGCATCAGGTTATATTGCATCCATATTTGCATCGTCAGCACAAACATCATTCCCTTGGTCTGCACCAGCAGGTTTCACAAGAGGAACATTGTTTAATGTATCAGATATTGCAATCAATCCAACACAAAAGCAAAGAGATCTGCTTTACAAAATTAACATCAATCCTATTGCATTCTTCCCAAATGATGGAAACGTAGTTTTTGGACAAAAAACACTCTATCGTAAACCATCAGCCTTTGATAGAATCAATGTTCGTAGATTGTTCTTAACATTAGAAAAAACTGCTCAATCAGTTCTTAAATTCTTTGTTTTCGAACCTAATACATTCACAACAAGAGCAAGAGTTGTGGGTGCATTAACACCAATCTTCGATCAAGCACGATTGAATGAAGGATTATACGATTATGCTATTGTGTGTGATGAAAGAAACAACACACCAAACACAATAGACAGTAATGAATTGAGAGTCTCTCTTTATATTCAACCTGTTCGCACTGCCGAATTTATTCTTGCAGACTTTATTGCTACAAGAACAGGAGTGAACTTCGAAGAAATACTATCATAAGATAAATAATTTAAACATATGGCAATACCAGAATATACACCGCAAGACAGAGGTTTACTTAACAATTATGGAATTTCAAATTTCTATAATGCAGCCGCTAACAACGATTTTATGCGAACAAATTTGTTCCGCATTATATCTCTTGGTGGCGTAAGATTTACAGCCAATGAGCTTCTTTATTTAACTTCAACAACATTACCAGGTCGTGCAATCACAAACATCCAAGTTCCTTTTATGGGATTAGTGTTTAACGTACCAGGCACAGCAAACTATCCTAACAGTGGTGCATGGAATGTATCATTCAGAGTACCACAAAACCTTTCTATTCGTAGAAAATTTGAACAATGGACTAGAGATGTTTTCAATGACATCGATAGTTCAGGTTCTTATAGTATTCCAAGTGCAGATTCTTCTAATCAAGTTGTTATAACTTTAATTGATAAAGTAGGAACACCTATCAGAACATATACACTTTATGGTGCATACTGCCAATCAGTAGGCGATGTCAATATGGACATTACTACTTCTGGCGAAGTAATGGTACAACAAGCAACATTAGCATATCAATACTGGCAATTAAGTAACAACCCATAAACAAAAACTTAAATTAGGCATAAATATTTGATATGGCTAATTTAAGATCAAGTCCTTACGAATATTATCTAAAACTATTAGGCAGATGGCCTACTGGTTTAGCATTAGCTAGTCAATGGTTAGTGTATTTTGATTTTAGTTCTGTGGGTTGTTTACAAGGGGATTTACAAGGGTTAATCCGCAATAAAGAGAGTGCTTTCGGTTCGAATGGTTGGACTATAACAAACACTGTTACAAAATATCTTTTAGATGGTGGATTACAGTATTCATCTGATAATTTAACTGGTTGTGTATTTGCTAGACAAGTTAATTTACCAAGCGAGAGTATTAATGCAGGAAATGTCGGTTTAGATTATGGGGGTTATCAAGCACCAGCAACAATAGGAAATAGAGAAAAATATAAAAAACTAACAGTCACCTTTCTAGAAACTAATGCATCGTTTTTAGATTTAGTTTTAAGACCTTGGACAGTAATGGTAGGTTATAATGGTTTAGTTGCAAGAGCTAGTAATTCATCAAAAAATGTTAAGTGTAACTATGCAGATGTTTTAATGTATGCAAAAACTGGTGTTAGTAACAGAATGCAAGTACGTAAAATATACAGGTTTTATAATCTTGCACCAGTTTCTATAGATGGTGAAGAATATTCTTATATGACGGAAGGCATGAAATATAGTAATGTTTCTTTTGTTTATGATGGTTATAGTGTATTAGATGCCAATACACCTAGTTTAATTGACTTAAATAATTCATTTTTAAGTCAATTAGGATTTTCAAGTTGAAAAACTTTTGTTGTTTGTTAGTATCTAACTGTGAATAAAAATTTTTTTTATAAGGTAGATTTACCTTTTTCTAAAAAAGTTATTAATTTTAAAGAACTTACAACCGAAAATCAATTAGAAATTGAAAAAATCAATCACTATTATCCATCTAATATTGAATATTATATGGAATACCATAACAATTTTTTGAAAGTTTTAAAAAATTGTATAGAAAATTTTGATGACGTTTTACAACTAGATATCATAGAATATCTTCTTTTGTGTTTAAAGTTGCGTATTACTAGTATTGGAAATGTTTTAGAATTACAGATAAAGTCTGATGATGCTAATGTTAAATTTAAAAAAATAACTCTTGATTTACAAGAACTTTTAAAAAATATTTTGTTAGCTGGTGAAAATTCATTAATTAATCAAAAATTAATATACGAAAATAAAAATTTAAACATTAGATTGGGATGGCCAAATATTAAGAGCGTAAAAACTTTTCATAATTTATTTTTTAGTGATTTTTCTTTTCAAGAAAAGGTTTTAATGACTATTCCTGAATTTATTAAAGAAATACAAATTGATGAAAATATTATCAATTTTACCGATTTAGATTTTGATCAAAAAGAAAAAATCATATTAAATTTTCCAGCATCAATAAAAAACGATATTCAAAATGCAGTTTTAGAAAATATTAGTAGTTTATCAAATTATAATATTTTTGAAATTTCTTTTTTTAAAGATCAAAAATTTAATTTTTATAACTTAATTTACATAGAGCTTATAAAATTAATTTTTTCTCAAGCTCCAAAAAGAATATATGAAGAAATATACATATTATCCAACTTTAATATGAGTTCTGAATACGTTTTAAACATGTCTCCTTCAGAAAGAAAGATATACATATCTTTCATAGAAGCCCAAAGAAAATCGCAAGAGGGACCATCAGAGCCTTCTAGTGTGCCATTAGAAGGTGCTAATCGATCTTTAGAAGATTTAGCAGTTGAATTTGGAGATTTGCCTCCTAATTAACTAATATATGCAACAAGATTTAAACTTTAACAATGCTTTAGAAGCAATTGAAGCTATTTCAAATAGTTTTACTGTTGATGCATGGGTTCCGTCCAAAGAAAAATTTTATTCTTTTAAGGAAATCGATGCCAAACAGCAAAAAACACTGTTAAGTTCTGCAATGAATTCGTCAGTGTATAATACCAATTTTGTTAAAACTTTTTACAATATTTTAAAAGAAAATTCAATTAGTGAAGATAAAAAAGAAATAAATGATTTTACCATTTTTGACAAAGCTTCTATTGCTTTGGCACTAAAAAGTAAAATATCAAAAGAGGCAAATATTATTTTTGATGAAGATAAAAATAATATTAAAAAGATTGATATTATACCTATCATTGAAAAATTCAAAAATTTTCAAACACCAGAATCTGAATATATTGAATTAAAAAACGAAGAGAATCATATTAAATTAAAAATAAGCATTCCAACAATCGGTAAAGAATTGGATTATGAAGAAGAAATTCATAAAAAAGAAAAGAGAGTAGATGATATTAAAAATACTGAAGATATTCAGAAAATATTATCCGAAGCTTTTGTTGGAGAAACTTCAAAATATATTCAAAGCATCGAAATAAACAACGTAGATGTTAGCTTTGATAGTTATGATTTTTCTAAAAAAATTAAAATAGTAGAAAAACTACCTAGTGGATTGATTCAAAAAATATTGGAAGCCGTTTCTAAATGGAAAAAACAATTTGATGAAATTCTTAAAGTAGAATTTACAGAAAACGAAACCACGTATAAAAAGGTTCTTAGCATAGATAGTTTGCTTTTTTTGAGTTAAAATCATATATTAATCCTAAATATTAATATATGGCAGATATCCCATACGATGAGATATTATCAAAATTTGCTGGAAATCAGATAGATTCAAAAGAATTTTTAAATCTTTTATTCTCTACTGATGAAACGGGTATTGATTATCTACAATCTTTAAAAAAAGAATTTAAAGACAAATACGTTACACCTGTTTTTAAAAAGGCATCGTCGTATTATTCCAAAATTGGGGAACAAATAGATAAAGGTTCAAAAAAAGAAAATTTAGATGCATTAAACGACCCGTTAGATATTGTTAAGTTAAATCAAGAATATAAAGAAAAAACTAAACAACTTTTTGAAAAAAAATTAAAAGAGATTGATGTATCTGTTAACATAGAAAATCCACAGCAAACTAGAAGTGTTATAGAAAAAATAAAAGATTTAACTTCAGTTAATGTTCCAGAAACTCAACCACAAAATATTCAAGAGCAACAAACCTTTGGTGTAAAACCAACGGTTATTACTTTATCAGAAAAAACCATAGAAGATTTAACTAAAGTTTTAAATCTTAATTTTAAAGGAATAAAAGAAGGAATAGGGTTAAAAACAGAAACAAAAGAAGAAGAGGCGGGTGGTGGTTTGTTAAGTACGTTAGCTGGATTATTGGCATTTGGTGGCGTTGCTGCCTTATTGGTATCGGCTTTTTGGGATAAAATTAAACCATGGTTGGAAGAAAAAATTGGTGTAAAATTAGGATTTTTAGACAAATTTGAAGGTTTAGTTGAAGGTATAGGTAAATTTTTTACTCTCGGTGGTTTAAAAATAACCGCTGGTCCTTTATTTAATTTGGTAGGAAAAGCATTTACAACATTTGGAGATTTATTAGAAGGCGGTTTAAAAGCTATTTTTCAATTAGGATTTGGTGATGAGATAGTAGAAGCAGGAACAAAAGCAGCACCTGCTGCTTGGAAAACTCTTTTACCGAAAATTGCAGGGGGTTTATTTAAAGGTGCTGGAAAAGTTGCTTTAAGAGGCATTCCTATTATCGGAAGTTTGATTAGTTTTTACTTTGCATATGACCGTTTCCAAAAAGGAGAAGTTATACAAGGTTTAATAGAAATTGCAGGAGGATTAGCAGGTTTAATACCTGGTGTAGGAATACCTTTAAGCATCGGTATAGCGGCTTTAAATGCCTTTATAGACTATAAAGTAGCAGATCTGCCACAAGATCAACAAAACGCCGCAGCAGGGGGAATTATAGGCGATATAGGGGCAAAAATATACGATATGATCAAAGATATACCTTTTGTTGGAGGTCTTGTCAAATTTGGTTTGGGTATATATGAGTTAGTTTCTGGTAATTTTTCTAAAGGATTGGACTATTTGGTAGAACAGCCGTATTTAGGTCCGTTTCCAGCACTTATTAAATCTTTAATGGGTGCAACAGTTGAACAAGCAGACGGCACTAAAACCTTTTCTTTTGAAGGATTTCAGAAAGAATTAAAAACGAACATGTTTAAGTGGATCATAAGCATGGTTCCTAATGCTTGGGGTATGAGAGGCGGTATTGCCAAAATAATGGGATTGGAATATAATGATACAACAGGAGATATAACAGTAAGCGAAGATCCATTTAATTTAGAATCAATAAACAGTCAAGAAAAAAATAAAAATGATAAAATAAGAAAAGATGTATTAGAAAAATATGGTACTTCTCAAGATATAGCAAATTCTTCAGAAAATTTACAAAAAATAAAAAATGAATTGGATGCTCTTAGAAAAGAACAACCTGCACTTAAAAAACAATATGATGATTTAGCAGCATGGTCATTAGAAGGATGGAATCCGTTTGCTGATGAACAAAAAGAAGTTGAAGCAAAAGCAAAATTAGAAGAAGTTGAAAGAAGAATGGCAATTTTAGGAAATCAATATTTAGATGCATCGCAAAAACAAAAAGATATGTCACAATATGCAAATGATGCAGGAGAACTTGATCCATCAAAAGTTACAACAGTTTTAAAAGATAAAATAAAGTTTTCTACAGCACCTAAAGATGATTTTGAATATAATGCAAACTATTCTAATTCGGTTTTATTTGATAATAAAACACAAACAGCAAATATTTTAAATCCTAATGACAATATTTTGGCATATAAAACGGATGGTGTTTTTGATAAAAGTTTAAAACAAATGACAGCACTAATGGATTCTATTAATAAAGGAATTTACAAAATGTCTTCAGTTTTAGAAACAAACGAAAGCATGAAAGGACCATCAATTAATATTGCTGCATCACAAGATAATGGTGGAAACTATAAAGATGTAATATTAAGTGGTAGTAGAGATTCAATTTACGAATTAAGAAATAATTGGTGGAGAAGTACAACAAGTATCCGCGATTTTGCTTAAGTATAATATAAGATATGGGAAATATTTCAAAAAGTACTTTATATAAAGAAGTGAGTAGACCTTTTCCTATTTCACTTCCTTTTCTTAGTTTTAAGAGTACAACCAAATTGGAACCCGTTGGTAGCGGATTAATCGATGTTGTAAATTCATTTAAATGGAAAAATTATGGTTCTGCTAGTGAAGTCCCATCAATTCTTTTAGATGAATATGAATTAAGTTTTGGTACTTGGGCGGCAAATTTAGCAAGACTTATGAAAATATATAATGAAAGTGGTAATCTTGATCCATATCTTCCTTTATATAGTGTTGATAATAAAAATACAAATAGATTCAAATATCATATACCATACCTTTTAGGTGATGGGGCTAAAATTAGAACTATCCAAAACGAGTGGGGTAAATTTGAAGGCGGTATTGATAAAATGTTTAAAAGTACCCGTGGTGGCACATTAGATACTTTAGGACAAGTGGCAGGATTTGTTGCTAGTGGATTTACACCTGGTGTAGGATTTGAAGAAATTTATGAATATAAAAATACTTCTTTAGAAGAAATTACTGTTACCTTTCCTTTGTATAATACTGGATCAGTCACTGATGCTTATAAAAATTATAATTTTGTCACTTTATTAACTTTTCAAAATTTAAAAACTAGAACTTCTTTTTTAACATATATACCACCTAGAATTTACACCGTTTCTACTAATAATTGTTTAGGTGGTTTATATTGGCCTGTGGCAGTAATTTCTAGACTTTCGATTGAAAGTATTGGTACTACCAGAGAATTAAATGAATTTGGAGGAAGACCGATTTTAATGCCAGAGGCATTTAAAATAAGTATTACGCTTAAACAAATAGTATCAAACAGTTCTAATATTTTTGAAGGAGCAGTTGGTGGTACTAAAGTAGATGTAACGGTAGTAGCTAAAGATGAAGCACAAGAAATATTTAATAATATAGCAAATTATTTTAGTTAAAATGCAAAATCAAAATAATATACCAGACTTACCAAAATTATCATTGTATAGATATGAAAATTTTTTCAATATCTATAATGATGAAAAAAGTGATGTTAGATTTTATAATCTATTAAGAAATATTAGTATTTTTCCAGCTACAGATACTTCAGTGGAAGAAGATTATATTGTTGAATATGGTGATACTTGGGGTTACATTTCATACAAAAAATATAATACTTTAGATTTATGGTGGTTAATTTGTGCATACAACCAAATACAAAATCCGATTGATATGCCTGATTCTGGTACTAAAATAAAAATTTTAAGATCTGATTATGTATATCCTATTATAGGATCTCTTTTGAATCAAATTCAATCTTAAGAAATTTTTCTATATCAAAATAAAAACGTACATCAATAAATTTTTTTAATCTTTTATTTAATTTCGAAGTTGTATAACAATATATAATATTATCTACTTTTATAAAAAAGAGTTCAGGCAAAGTTTTTTCAAAAATATATAATTCTAATTCAATATTTTGATTTTCATCTAAAAAATATTGAAATTCTTTTTCAGAAATATCTTGTAATTTATTATGTTCAACCAAATCTAATATTTTATTTTCGAAAGTTTCCCATAAGCCTTTTTTATTTTTAGTAGAAAGATTATATATTGACCAAATACTTTGATATTTATATATCATATCTTCATTTGTTTTTCGATTGTTCTCTGAAAATATATCTAAAGATGAAACTTTCATATTTCTAATAAGTATTTATTAATCATGGGAAGAAAAAAAAAGGAAGACGCTGAAAACGATAATATAAACGAAATGCCATTAGAAGATATTATGGTAGACGCATCCTTTTATAAAGGAAACGAAAATCTTTTAAGAGGAAATTCTCAGTTCAAATGGACTGATAAAATGATTGATGAGTTAAAACTTTGTAACAAAAGTATCTTACATTTTGCCGAAAATTACTTTTTTATTACAACTCTCGATGAAGGAAAAAAGAAAATAGAACTTTATAAATATCAAAAAAAGCTTTTAAAAGCATTTAAAAATAATCGTTTTAATATAGTTCTATCAAGCCGTCAATCAGGAAAAACAACAACAATTACTATATATGCTTTATGGATAGTGTGTTTCCAATCTGATAAAAGGATTACTATTGTTGCTAATAAAGAATCAACAGCAAAAGAAATTTTTGCGAGAATTAAAATGGCATTCGAACAACTTCCTGTTTGGATGAAACCTAGTGTAAAATCATGGCGAAAAGATGGTTTTCAGCTTGCCAACGACTCTGCAATTACTGTTAGTACGACATCTTCTGCTGGTCCTCGCGGATCTACCAGTAATCTTTTGATTATTGATGAGATGGCACACTGTCCTAATGAATTGATGAAAGAACTTTGGAAGTCTGCTATTCCTATTATATCATCTTCTAAAAAATCACAAATTGTTGTTATTAGTACTGCAAAAGGAACAGACAATAAATTTTATGAAATTTATCAGGAATCGCAAAAAGAAAATAGCGATTGGCATTTGGAAGTAGTTAATTGGTGGGATGTGCCAGGTCGTGACGATGAATGGAAACGTGAAACCGTGTCAGCAATGGGATCAAAAGAAGACTTTGATCAAGAGTTTGGAAATGTTTTCCATGAACCAGGAAAAACTGCAATAGATTCAGAACTTTTAGAAGAATTAAAAAGTCAAAGTACAGATCCTGTATTAGTGTTAGATAATGGAAATTATAAAATTTTTAAAGAACCAAATCCAGAAAGTTTTTATGTTATAGGTGTGGACGTAGGAGAAGGAATTGGTAGGTCTAATACAGTAGCACAAATTTTAGATGTTTCGGATTTAACGTCAATCAAACAAGTTGCTGTTTATTCAACAAATCAAATGAGTCCTTTTCATTTCGGTACTAGATTAATGGGTATATTAGATGATTGGGGAAGACCTCCAATACTAGTTGAAAACAATAATAATGGTCAACAGGTTCTAGATGTTTTATGCCACACTCACAATTATGAATCCGTAGTTTCTTATTATTTTGATGGATTTAGTAAACATTACAATAAAGAAAATAGATTCGGCATTCATAATCATACAAATACAAGATATAAAGGAATTACTAATTTAAGATATTGGATTAACAGTTTAAAAGCTGTACAGTTCCATGATATTGAAACTCTTTTAGAATTGCAAAATTTTGTTAGATTGCCAAATTATACATTTAGTAAAAGAAAAGACGATGATTTAGATGATAGAGTTTTTGCTTTAGTTTGGGCTTTATTTATATTAGATCCTACAGTCGCTTCAAAATATTATCAAATTGTCGATACTGATGATCAAGGAAGACCTCTAAAAATAAAACCTTTAGTTGATAATACAGAATTGATAAAAAAAAGTCCTTTGTTTTATGGTCAAGTTTCTAATTTTAAAAAAACCGCAAATACGAATAATTCTTTTGCTTATGTTGGAAAATTTGATCAAAATTTACCAGCAACTGTACATCAAGATATGTCTGAACTTCAAAGCTGGTTATTAAGGTGGGGTACTCCCACAGAAGAAAAAAAAGAAGAAAAGGGCGAAAATGATAAGTTATTAGGAGAAGAATATAGACCAGTAATGGTGTTTTAATTTATGAATCAAGCAATTTTAAACAAATCACGTAATGATAAATTTCTATTAGTATTAGACATACCAATAGAATTAAAAAAAAGATTTGATGCAGTTTTAGGAAAAAAATATAATGCCGATACGATTCAGTTTACAACCTTCGGATCACCTGTTCCTGCTGTTTCTGTTCCTAGTATTGATGTTCCTTATGATGGACAAGTATACAAAGCATCATCATTATCTCGTCCATCATATCAACCTTTAAATATTAGATTTTTTGTTGATAATGGTTATCAAAATTATTGGCTTATATGGCAATGGTTAAATATGTTTAACAATGCAAAAGAATCTACATCATTAATTGGTGTAGAAGAAGTACCAAGAGGAAATCGCATTGATGTTAATTTAGGTATATCTATGAAAGATTTGGTATCTATTTTTAGCATTTATGCTTTAGACGAATATAATAATAAGATTATTTCTTTTACATACAATCATGCATTTCCTGTATCTTTAGGAGAAATTAACTATTCACATCAAGATCCGTCTGAAATTACTTCTGTTGTGGGATTTGCTTTTAATCAATTGGAAGTAAAACTTTTGAAAAACGTAAACGAAGCTACGTGTTAATTTTTTATGGCTACTTTTGATCTTAATAGTACAGCATCAGATTTTACTGCGGGATTAAATCCAGGAAATGCTACTACACCTATTGAATATTGGGATTCGCAAAAACAACAAAGAAGATTTATACATCAAATTCGTGATCAATTTTATTACATTGAAATTTGGTTATACAACCAAATTGAAGGTCAAAAACCATTTCCTGTTCCTTTCTATTTTGTAAATTCTTTAGCGATTGAAGAAACTTTAATGGATTGGTTTGTTAAAGGCTGGATTGTTTTTAATAATAATTTTGAAATATTAGAAAGAGGATCAAATAGTAGAGGTTCTGGTACAACTGCCAAAGATAAAATTGATGCTCCATACATTTTTAGAACTGATGGAAGAAACAGAATTTCTATAAAAATTTATCCTATACCAAATAATCAAAATTATAGTATTAATATAGGTCAAAGCGAATCTGAATTACCTAAAAATAAATGGGAAATGTCTTTTGATTGTGTGATATATGATGTTGAAGATTTACCAACTGGTAGTGCTCAAGTAAAATTAAAAAAATTTTATTTTTGGGATGAAAGGTATCAAATCTTTTTAGAAAAAAATATAGAATGGTCAACAAGTAAAGGCGAAAATGCATGGACACTACCTGATAATAAAAGAGGAATGTCAGCAAATAAGGCATTATTAGATTTAATTGAAACTGCTTCTTTAAAAGATCCAAAAAGCTCTTTTGAAAATCCTGCTAATATTATTAAAGTAGGATACTATGAAGGGGGAAGAATCGATAACCCAACTATTGCTTTAAATTATAGTGATTTGTCTTGGGATATGGGGGCTAATACAACTATTACAAAAAAATTAGTTGATAATACAGAAATTTCTTATAATAACGATTTAATATTTTATACATCACCAGCAAATAATAATGTTTTAGATGACATAGAATATATATTATCTAATGTAATATCTAAAGAAGGAAATCCTGCATTTTTAAGATTTGGTCGTTCTACTGAAGATAAAGTTTGGAATTTGATAGGATTAGAAAAATATTTCCGTGATGCGGAAAAAGAACAAGTGGAAAGACTTTTTATTGAAGATGGAGTTGAACCAACAAAACCATATATTCCTAGAGCACCATCAGATTTTAGTAGTGATATACAAAATTTTATGTCTGGTATTGCGTCTAGAATTCATCAATATAAATTTTCACCAATGGTGGCAGTAGATGACAATAGAATATTAAATAGTCCTTTACATCATTATGATTTTACAACTGGTAGATTTAATATTTTTTATGGTGAAAATACAGCAAAAGAGGTTATAAATCAAATGACTAATGCGGGAAAACAAGGTCTTCACTCTTTAAAGCAAGCCAGTTCCCATGTACTTTTAAATTTAAATCAAACTAAAAATACTGGTATTATGTTAAATAATATGTTTTCCCCCAAATCCTTCATTCCAACGAATTTTCCAAAAATTCAGATGATGAAAGATGCTTTGTATTTAAATGAATCTTTATGTTTTGTTACAAATGGATTGACGATTAGATCTCCAGGTCGATTTATATTCATAGATCACGTAAATTCAAATGAAGCTAATCCATTTGATGATAGATTTTTAGGCCAATGGATGATTACAAAAGTTGTACATCTTTTTACTCAAGATAATTATGTTACAGAAGTCGTGGCTAATAAAATTGATGCGTTTAGTCGTTTATGGCCAAATGAAGATAAAAATTTATGATTAGTAAAGAACAATTAAAGGCAAAATTAGAAAGAAGTAAAATTCAAGAGTTGCAAGGATCTAATAGAAATCCTTACCCAAGTACATTACAAATGGCTAAAAATTTGGGATCTTCTGTTGTGAGAAATATTCAAAGTGTAGCAGCAGGTAATGATTTAAGATTATCGGAAGATGATGCAAATCGACGTTTAGCAATTTGTCAACAATGTGAATTTTTTAGAGAAGATCAAAAAAGATGTGGAAAATGCGGATGCTTTATGTCTGTTAAAACATATTTAAAAGCAGAAAGATGTCCTATCGGTAAGTGGTAAAAAATTTTTTTAAAATTTCAGTCGCATGAAAATCTAAGATTTTTTTATCATGGTCTGAATTTTCATTTAAACTATCCCAATTTAAATGGTAGTCTGCTAACTTTTTAATAATATTATTATTAATTCTTTCTGTTTCATTAGCATCAAAAATATTTTTTCTCTCAATAAAAATTAAAAAACCATTTGCTTCATTTTTTAACCAATACATTTCGTCTTGAGGATATTCAACATATCGAATATCGGGTATTATGTTTATTTTTCCTTTAATTTTTTCAAAACTATCAATAAAGTAACGTCCTTCGGTTTTATTTCTCATCAATTTACCATATTCTATCAAAAGTGGACGAATTAGTTCTTTTTCTTCATTATTTTCAGTAAAGGAATCTAAATTAATATTAATTTTTAACAAATCTTTTAAATCTTGTTTTACTTTATCTCCTGCTATAGATCTGCGAATTCCTTCTAAATTGTAGGAATTTTTTAGAACTCTTATTAAAGCCCTACATAATGTGTCTTTTCCTGATCTGGCAGCACCAGCAATACCTATAATATTATGGATTTTTGAGTCTTCAGGCATAAGTTTTTAAAGGATATATTGTAACAACTTTTCTTTAAAAGTAAATATTTTATTATGGCAACATCAGGAATTACTCTAAAACAACTAGAAAAAAACACAAAATTAAAAAAACAAGTTTTAGATTTTTTAAAAAATCAATTAATAGGGCCAAATCGTATTAACAAATATGCTTGTGTTTTAGGTGTTTTATGGAAAGGATATGATGCTTTAGGTGATACGTTTTCTTACAATGGTCAACAAACCTATGGAGTATCAAAAACAACAATAGATTATGTAAAAAATGTTGTAGCTCGACAAAACTTTGCATACATTAAAAAAAATGTAAAATATGAAGAGTTTTTAATACAGTATTTGGTAAAAACTCCAGGATGGCAACAAATGACATCCCAAACAGAAGGAGGAGGAACAGGGGCTGATGCGAATCCTGCTTATGATAGCAAGGTTGGATTTTTAGGATTCCAATTACCTTTATTACCTAATAATCCATTATCAGGATCAGAAAAAGATTCACCACCGTTATGTGAACAACTTTTAAATAAAATACATCCTGATTTTACCGACAATTTAGAAAAATTTTGTGGTCTTATAAAAAGTAGAGCTTATTTAGCTTTACCTGCTATGGCGTTTGGTTCTTTACAACGTGTAGTTGCATCAATCAACGGTGTAGTAGGTGCTTTTCAAAAAATAATTGGAGCAATTTACCGAGGTGTTATGCGAATCATACAACAATTTTATGCTTATATAAACGGTATTATTGCAGAAATTCAAAGATGGTTAATGTGGGTTATAGAACAAATTATTCCTTTAGATTTGATATGTTTGATTCTTGAAACAATACAAGTTTTGTTAGATGATATTAATTTCTTTACATCTCTTTTTTCGCAATCTGGGTCTATATTCAGTTATTTAAATCAAATTCAAAATTTTATAAATATAGCATCCAGTGCTTTAACTAATCCTTTAACGTTTTTATATTCTTATCTTCCACCAGAAGTTGTACAGATTATAGATTTAGTAAATCAAATTGGTACTGATCCTGATGGGTTTTTAACAGACATGCTAACAAATTATGGCTATTCTTATGTAGCAGAAGCTTTAAAAGGAAATATTGTTGCCGCATTAGTAGATAAATATGGACCACAATTTAGAGCTATTGGTCCAATATCTAACTTTATTAGTCAATTTGGAATTAGTGAGGTATCTGCATACTATCCACCTACTCCAGCAATAATCGGTCAATCTTGGGGTGCTGGTAATGATAGAGATGCTGTAGTAGATGTAAACTCAAATCCTATTGATGGTGCGTATAAAATAATTGAGCAAACAAGTCAAAACGTTTCCGATGCCGTAGGAGATTTAGGAGATGCTGTAAGAAATGTGGGAACAGTTTTAGGCGATGAAGCAGAATATATTAAAAAAATTCCTAAAAAAGTAAGTGATGGAATTAAAGATGTATTTGATACGTAACATTTAAAATGAACAAATATTACGGAAATTATCTTGGTATAGTTGTAGGTTCTGGTGATGATCCTGAGAACAGAAATCGTGTACAAGTATGGATTCCTCATATTACAAATACTTTATATGATGGTTGGAACAATAAACCAAGTGTAGGAACTATTGATTTTTTTAATTTTAAAGAAGGAATTAATATACCTGATCCTGATTTAATTACAAGAATTAGAAACGTATTACCTTGGGCTGAATGCGCCTCTCCGTTATTTGGTGGAGGTTCTCCAGTAACTCAAAATTTTTCAACTGGTCAATCTTCAATTGATGCTGGAAATGCTTTGCAATATGATGATGAAGTTTTATCTGAAGAAGATACTTTGGTGCCAGGAAGTGATGTGGATGATATTTTAGAAGTTAGTCCAGAAGCAACACCATTTCAAGAAAATTTACCACCAATTCCAGATACTCCAGAAAACAATGCACCAAATAGTGGAAACGATTTACCTCCAGTAGAACCTCCCATGCCTACAGTAGAAGGATCTGGACAAACGGAAGTGGTTTTACTTGATGGTACAACTGTTGTGGACGCAAATACAGGAGACTACATTCGTTCTTTAACAACTCCAAATGATGAAGATATAACCTTTCCTACTCCTGCAACAAGAACGGATCCATCAATTCAAGATACAGGTCAAACACCAACAAAAATACCAAGTATTAAAGCACCTGTAGTAAATCTTAACAATCTTTATAAAACTGCTACAAGTACGGCGAGAGGAAAATGTATCGATGATGGTAGTACAGGATTATGTTTAAAAGGCGTAAGTGTTTGGAGCTATGCTTTAACAAAAGATGAATATTTTCTTACTGCTACTGGAACAAATGCTAATGCGATTAATACAGGCAGAAGTGCCTATTTTCAAGATTCTAATCTTTATGATAAAAGAATTGATCTTCCTAATAACTATATACCTGTAGTGGGTGATATAGTATCAGATAAAAATCACATCATTACATATTTGGGTAATGATAAAAACGGTAAACAAGTATGGTATAGTGATTTTAAAGATAGATCTCCTTCATATTATGTAGAAACTGGTAGATGGAACAATCCACAACTAATAAGATTAAATGATGACGGACTAAAATTAGTAGATAAAAATCCTGACTTGGCATTAAGTGAAGGGTATGTTGATGCCGTTAATCAGTATCGAGATGAATCGTCATCACAAGACCAAAGCCGTCCAGTTGAACCAGATGATTTTGCAGGTTCTACATTAGCTGCTGCTGGAAATGGTGGTTATGACGGAACATCAACAGGTACATATTCTGTACCAGATGTGGGTTCAAAGGTTTGGGTATTTTTTCATGGTGGAGATATACAAAAACCAATTTATTTTGCACAAGCACTTGATCCATCATCATTTGATCAAACAACACAAGGAACATAACATATGGGCGTAAGCGTAACAGAAAAAAACGGAAAAAAACAACGTAAAAGAAGAAGAGCAATAAAAACAAGAGCAGGTGGCTTAACTTTTGATGAAAACGTATCAACAGATGATGGTTCAGAAGTTCCATCCAGAAACGATTCTGTAAGATTAGATCATTCATCTGGAAGCTCGGTTACATTAGCATCTGGGGGTGTTGGTATAGCTTCTGTAGGAGATGTTTCGTTTAATGCTGCTGGTAATGCTCATATTACAGCAAAAGGTACTATACAAACCACAGCAGAAGGTAGCATTAGAAATTATGCACAAGGAGATATAGTTGATGTAAGAGGTAAACAAAATGATACACAACTTGAAGCTGCAAAAAAAATGCAAGAAGGTGTCAACAGTATAGAAAAAGCAAAAGCTAATAAAATTAAAAGTACTAAAGGAGACGAAGTATTATGTCCAACATGTTCTAAAGAATATCTCACAAATAGGAAAAGTGGATTTGGATCAAGAGCATTTAAAACTATCAGAAAATATACACCGCCTTATTTTGGATTTGCCATAGATATTCTTCAATGGCTTTATAATAATTTGGTTGCTCCGATGTTAGATATAGTATCAGGACAATCTCTTTTGGGAGGAACATGTGGAAATAAAGGATGTAAGAATGGAAAAATAGAATCTCCGAAAAAAAAATTAGAAGCAGGTAACGAAGAAGCTGTTAGAGTCGCAGAAGGCATTTCTGAAGAAATGAATGAAAATGCTTCTAAATTGAAAGGTGGAAATGTTGTTGATGTTTCTTCAGGGGATAGAACAATAAGAGCAGGATTAGTCATGAATGATGCACCTGCTTATGTTGATACCGATACATATCACAATGAAGAATTCCGACATGAAAAAGATACAATTACTGGTGCATATTTTGCAGCAAGCGGTAAAGGTAATGCTAAAAGAGTAGTTCGAACCGTTCCGCATCATACTGTTGGTAATTTAAATTTAGAAGCTACCAACAGATTATTATTAGTAGCTGGTAGTCCAGGCTTCGGTATAGAAACCAAAGGACATGGCGATTTACAATTTGGAAGTTTTACTATTAGTGCAGGAGAAGCAGAAGCCGTCATAGCATCAAAAAATAAAACTGTTATTAAAGGTAAAAATGTAATAATAGATGCCGAAGATAGAAGTGGTACTGAAGGTATTAAACTTCAATCCCCTCATACAAGAGTGGCAGGTGCTTTACACGTAGATGGAAATATGTCTATGATTGGAAGTCTATCAATAGATGGTAATTTGTCTGCACCTTTTTTGAAGGTTCCTTCGATGAGACTTCAAACTGCGAAGTCAGGATCTACTAAAAGTGTTGCAAATGATGCAGAATGGCTTGGCTCTGCTCAATCTATTACTGCTGCTGATAAAGCTTTGCAAGTGATTGTACGAGACATTATGCCAGGTCAACAACTAGATTTAGATTGGATTTTTACTCAAGCATTTGAAATTTTTAACTTAGCAAGAATTAGTTTATTAATAGAACCCGTTCCTACAGGTTTTGCGTTTTTCTTTGGATGTCCTCCGACATGTCCTCCTATGATTTTACCAATTTGGAATTGGAAACATACTCACACAAAATGCCCAGGATCGCATACTCATGATCATACCGTTCCTAAAGGAAATTATTACGATGATCGTGAAGCATGGGGGAATGCAAGAGATGATGCCAGTTCTGTGCCTACTCCTGCTAATGATAAGGGTGATGGTTTAACCCCAGGACCAAAATCCAACGGTGGAGCGTGTGGAGGGGGTGGATTTGGTTTTGGTTCACCTAATAGCAATGCTTCAAAAAATAGATTATTAAGAAATCAAAGTTTTGGAATTAATAGCGGAGATGCTTATGGTGATTATGATTTTGTTAATATAATGCCATTGAGTGGAAATTTTGGTTATGATGAAGATGGCAACATTACACCTATAGATAAAGTTAACTTTAGTGTTAACTTGGAAGGTTGTGCGTTGTTTGATTTTAATAACAGTACAGATTTGACTAATTCTACAAATCCAACTCCAAATGACCCATCAAAAGATGGATTGAATGACTGCTAACTATAATTTGGAATCTTATCAACAAGCATAGCTTCTGACAAAGCCACATAATTTTGTGGCTCTTCATCAAAAGTTAAAGTATAACGAGTAGTAATGGGGATATTTAATTTTTGAGAAATATAATCTCTTTGATCGTAATAGTATTTTATAAATTTCTTTTCTGTATAACTTATATTATTTCCATTAGCATCTTTAGTAGTTACAGTTCTACTAGCTTCTATTAAAAATAGATATACTTTAGAATAAAAAATTAATTTAACAGTCCAACCTTTATTTATAAATTCTCTTTTAATATAAGATATTAAACCATCCGAATGAGTGTTGTATTTTACTTGTATATAATCTGTAATAAATGTTTGTAATTCTTGGGCAGTAATAGGTTTTAAATATTGATCACCTTCTTGGCATGTCGATGATGCTTCCTGAATTTTTATTCCTTCGGGATTACAAATATAATTGTTTATTACTTGACAACCACCTGCTTGTGCAATTTCCAATTGGGTAAAAGCTCTTGGTAAAAACTCTAAAGATACTGCCTTCCATACTTCTCCGAAATTGACTCTTTCGTTAGCACCAATTGCTGATAATTGAGCAAAATAAGAATCTAAAAAATGTTCATAATCAAATCCATTTTCATTTTCTATTTTTACAACAGGATCCACATACGGAATATTAGCCAACTTTAAAAGCTGACATAGATATGGAGTAATATCAAATCTATTTAATACGTTCCAACCAGAAAGACCAGGAATAGCACTTAAACTCCCATATGTCGGGAGTGTATAATTTTGATTGTAGTATGGATTTTCGTAAAATGGCATTTAATCTAAAAAGTTTTCTTGTTGTTGTTTGATAAAAATAGTTTTTAAAAATTCCATGATAGCGTCTCTATCTCTAGCCTTTTCATAATTTTGTAAAATAATACGTTCTCCGTCCAAATTATAACCAAAAACTATAAAAGAATCTAAATACTCGGATACAATCGCTTTTAAAAGACCTAAATCTCTCATAGCAATAGTATTTTGCGTATGGTTATCTTTTAACCACTTATCTAAACTTTTTTCTAATTCTTTTCGATTGACCTCGTTAAAAACTTTTTCTGCAACTTCTTGCATATCAAATTTTTTCTTTACGGCAGGTTTGGTTTCACAAATGTTTGCTGACAAAGCTGGTGTTTGGGAATCCTTTAAAAGTCTTTTACCTTTTTTAGAAGCCATACTATTGTTTATATGTTTGGGATTTATTATTGATACCAAATTTAACAAGATATTCGATAATAATTTCAATTGAACTGGTTTTTAATTTAAAATTTTCTGGAACATATTGATTTCCATCTGAAATCTCGAAATATTCTTCTCCTAAATAATTACGATTATTAAAACATGTAATAAAAATTGAAGTATTTTTAGGATCTACTATAGCTGTCCAGCAACGAGGATCATGATCTGAATAATCAGAAAAAAGTTTGTCTGCTACGTATCCGCTATCTCTAAGTCTTTTTATGAAATAGCTAACTGTTGTTATTTTATTTTTAGCCATATAAACAACTTATTCTTTAGTATTTATTTAACAAGTGCAGATACAATATATTTAAACTGCACATTTTCATCATCTTGCGATTGAAAGACAAAAACATTGTACTGATTGTTAATTTTAACTTTTATTGGGTTTTTACTTAAAATAAAGTTTTTAAATATCTCTACATTAATCGGCATTGGTGAAGATAATGGTTGGCCTAAAACCTTTTCTGACAAAAGCATAGAAATGTTATCTATATTTTGTAAAGTTCTGTCGTTTATTTCTCCATATATCTGATCGTTTTTACTATAAACATATAACTTTGTTGCATCTGTAGCAAATGCATATGCGGACATTATTTTTTTAAATTTGTCTGTAGAAATTTCAAATTCTGTATCAAAAGTTAATTTTGCGATTTTTTGAACGTTTACGGTAGATTCTTTAATAATTCCATCATCGACTAAATGATATTTAAAGTGACATATTTCACCAGTATCTTTATTTTCTAGTTGGCATTTAATGTGATTATCAGTCAAAGATATGGAAAATTCTCCATCATCACCTAAACAATCTAATCCTGTTAGAAGTTTTTTAATGTTAATCAAGTTGAGTTTAAATGGATTTACGTCCACAGGCAATTCTGCTTTAGCATATAAAATTAAAGAGTTGTCTGATGGTGTACAAATAGTGTACATCTCTTTGTCAGAGGCTTTTAAAACACAACTTTCGCTTAATTTGCTGACAGGCTTTAATAATTTTTCCAAAAATGTTTTTGGAATAGGTAGAATTCTTTCAGTCATTTAGTACTTGCTTCTTTTTATCTACTTTTAGTGTATGAGTTTTTACATAAAAATCAACAAGTTTTTCAAGAGAATTTGCAATTTTTTCAAATGATTGCTCTAAAGAAGAAGAAGTTTGAATGTTCATCTTTGGATTGGAAGTATTCTGTACCAATGTTTGAACTTCTTCTGTAGGGATAGAAGATGCCTGTATTACTGGCTGTACTGGTGCAGGTGCTACATTTTGCACCACTGGTGGCATTTCAATCAAATCAGGTGGTTTACTGTACATGGAAGTATCAGGAACCATTTTTTGTACTAATGCCTCTGAAACATATCCAGAGGCATTCCCAAACTGCTTGTTCGGATCAACAACTTTTGCAATAAACTGATTAATGTCTATTCTATTTGCTGGTACATTTGATCTTTCAAGAGAAAACTTGTCAATCATGTTGAGATGTGACCCAACAATTTTAGCAAGTTTTGCTGCTTCTAAATGATCGTCTTTAGATGGCATATCTTAGAGATCTTTTAAGATATCTTGCATTTTCTTATCTTCATCAGTTTCTTCATCTGAAGATTTTGCAACAACTTCCTTAGAAGAAGGAACAAAATCAACGTCTTCGACTTCTTGTTCCGAAGAAGATGAAGTATTTTCTTCAACTTCGCCTAAATAATGCGTGTTGAAAAGTTTTTTGATTTCATCATAAGATTTATGTTCAAAGACAGAATCCAACTCATGAATTGAATTGTAAAGAGATTCGATATCGTCTGCTCCTTCTAATGTTGAAGGAGACACGAATTTAGAATAAACATATGTGGGATAACCCCCCTCATTCTTTTCGACTTTAATCTTCAAGTTACAACCTTTGTCGGATAGATCAAAGATCTTAGGACCAAATTCATTCGAATCGTCTCCACTGATAGCAGACTCAATAATTCTGGCGAGTTGTCTACCATAACGAAGAATTTTAATTTTTCCTTGATTTTCAGGATTGGTTGGATCTTTAACAACAAAGACATTGACTAACCAATTTTCATTTCTTTTGATTGGAAGCATTTTGTCAATTTCATTCTGGTCTTTGGTATTATAAACTTTAGAACGATATTCATCGATTGGGCATTTTTCTCCGTATGTATTTGGACAAAGAACCGAAGTAATATTATTAGTTAAATTACTCTTCCAAATATGATTATAGTAATGGAAAAGAGTTCTTTCAGGATTGTTAACATTTGGAATTAAGCGAACAATATAAGTCTTGTCCACTTCAGTTTTCATAAAGTCCTTAAAAGAACTTTCTGTTGGTGTATTTTTATTAAGTGCTTCTTTGATTGATTCGAATAATGATGATGTATATTTGCTCATATGTTTTATATTAACAGGTTTTCTTAGTTGTGCAACTCTTTTTTAAGAAAATCTTCAATTTTTTTTGTAACAGTTTTGACGTAATCTTTAGTTTTAGGCGAGTTGTGATATCTAACTTTGAATGTTTCGATTTTACCTAAAAGTGTATTAGAATACAAATCATGTTCATCTTCAGATAAAAGTGAAAATGCATTATTAATGTTACCTAGTTCCATTAAACTATAAGGATTTATGCGATGCTCTCTGTAATGATTAAGCCATGAAAACATATATCCATTTTTAAAATTTAAATACTCCTTTAAGGTTATTTTATTTTTTAAACAAAACATTCCAATAAATCTTAAACTTTCTTTTATATCTTCAAATTGATTTTCTGGATTGTCTTCTTCTTTTTGTTTTTTATAAACGGAATATGTTCTAATCGCTACTCTTGTGGTAAAAAAGTTTAAATATGGATATTTTTCATCAGAATGTAAAATTCTCGGTGCTTCAAAATATTCTTCTATTTTAATATGGTTATATTTTTGGAAAAAGTTTTCCAGTTTTACTAGCAATGCTTTATTTTCTACTGAAATATCAGAAAAGTCTTTTCTGTACTGAAAAGGTTGACCATATCTTAAATTTTTTAAAAAAGTATTATAGATATATTCTTGTGTTTTACTCAACATTTTTTCTTTTTTGATTTAGTTTTGATCGAAATATTTTTTTATATACGTTTGGTGTAGATTTTAAATATGCTCTAATGATGTTTTGTAAATTTGATTCTCCTATTAATTCAAAATAAATTTTTTGTGTTTTTTTATCATCTACTAAAAATTTTAAAAAATTTAAATAATTTAATTTTTTTCCTTTAGCAATACATACGAAAGATCCAAATTTAAGAGTAACTTCTTCAAATTCTTCTAGATTTATAGCTTCTGCTGGATTGCTAAATTCTTGTAATTGTTGAGACGATGTAATAATCATAGTGGTTTTAAATTTTTTGTCAACTCCATAAAAAGAGGAGTTATTTTTCCTCCTGCTGCATAAGTGTGTCCTGCCCCTTCACAAAACTTTTCAGCAAATTTATTCAAATCTATGGGATTTTTATCTTTCCTTTGTCTTAAACTGACTTTTTGTGTTTTACTGTTAATGAAAAAGAACAGATCTGGATCATATTTTCTCATCAAAGAATCCATAACCAAATTGTTTAAAGAATTTGTTAATACTCCCATTGTATCTTTTTTAATTCCTTTAATTTCTAAAGAACCAAAAAATTTGGGACACGATTCTGCTTCTTTTGAAGCAAGACTTTTAACATTTTTAATCCTATTTTTTTGATTTTCTGAAAATGGTTTAAATCCTTGTTTATAATCATGAATAAATTTAACAAAATTATTTTTATATTCAGTCCAAAAAAGAATATTTAAATCATAAGACTCTTCAAATTGAAGTTTAAATGAATCATAATCATCAGTTAAAAGTATTAATTTTTTCTGTTCATTTGAAAGAGAAGGTGCTTTATCTGCAAAATGTTTTCTTATTAAAAGAGAATTCGAACTAGTTTCACTATAAATGATTTTTGCTTTTTTAAAACGATTTACGAAGTTTTCAGAACTTTTATGATGGTCTATAAAAGTAATATATTCTTTATCTAAATCTGATACAAAACTTTCTCTTAAAGAAAGATCAAAAACATATATATTAGGAGGAGGGATATTTATAGTTCTGGAAATAAAACTCTTGATTTCATCTGTTTGTAAATTATTGATGTTATTAAATGTGATAGCATCGTTTGGGTGTGACCACAGAAAAGTCAATAAACTCACAGCACCATCTAGGTCATTGTGAGTAAAAATCTGATTCATATTTTTCTGCATAGGAGTATTTAATCACCTATGATCATTTTTCATCATCTAAACTTAAACTTTCTATAAGATCTAAAGTACTGGTTACGTTAGGATTACTATCTTTTTTTAGGTTGCTTGGAATCGTTCCTTTAACAACAAAGGATTTAGCAACATCGTCTGGATCTCGTAAAGATAATGTTTCATAATCAATTTCTAAAACCGTATGGCATTGTCTAGGACCAAACCTATTTTTGACAATACCCATATGAATAATACCTAATTCAAAATCTTCAGCTTCGGTCCAAATTGAAATCTGTGCATCTACTGTATGAGAAAGACCCATAGACTCACTAGTCATATCCATATCAGGATTTGGTGTTTGAAACGCAGATCTATTAGCTTGTGTTGCAGATATAATCGGACAACTAAAATGATAAGATAATGCTCTTACTTGTTCTGTAATTTCTTTTATTGATTCGTATGAATTTAGTCCTTTGGTATTTGGTGCGAGCAAATTTAAATAATCCAAAACGATTGCATCTGGATGAATACCTTGTTTGTTAAGTTTTTCAATATAGGATTTGATCTGTAAAGGTGATACTGTTTTGGTTGGAAATTCTTTAATGACCAATTTGGAATTTTGATTTTTAATTTTATAAGAATTTAAATATTTTTTAAGAGGATCAATTTGCAATGACAAATCTTTGAATGGAATTTTAGAAAGCTGTGCGCTAATACGACGAGCATAAATTTGTTCTGGCATTTCCAAAGAAATTAATAGAACTGTTTTATTTTGACTTAAAAGATTTGTTGCAATATTGCCCAAAAATATAGACTTTCCAACATTTGTTACACCGAAAAATACATATAATGCTCTTCCATCTGCCATGAATCCACCGCCGAGTTTATCATCCAACCAATTCCAACCAGTAGGTATAACTTTAAATACTTTTTGAATATCTGCACAATGTTGATCGATAGATTCTAAATAATCGAATCCTAAGTTATCTACCAGAGAAATATTACATGCATTTTCAAAATCTTTTAAAATTTTAGATGCGTCTATTTCTCCTGTTTGGATATCTAAAGACGTTTTAAGTACAGTATTTAAAACTGCTTTTTCTTTTAAAAATCTTTCTGTATTTTTAAGTAGAACCTCTTTATCGTATTTTTTATCCAGCGACTGAATGAGTAATATAGTCTCTTTTAAAGCTTCTCTTTTATCTTGATCGATTAAATGTGCTTTAAGTTCAGTTACATTCGGAGTTTTAGAAAACTCTTTATAATAAGAAAGCAAACAATCAAATATTGTTTTTATGCTCTTATTCTTAAAATAAGAAGGTTTGACATGACTGATGATTGTTTCTAAATACGATTGATCAAACAATGCATTGTAAATTACAATCTTTTCAAAAAGATCTAAATCTAATGGCAACTGCTTGTTCATTGTAAGATTATAAAGTGTTTTTTATAAAACACAATCTATTACAAATCTTCTTTTTTAAATTTTAATTCGGTTTGAAGTTTTTCTTCAAGTTTTGGTAAAATTTTTGACCATACTTCGTCATTATCTTTCCAATCTTTATAGAAGCCTAAAACCTCTTCGCCAAGAGCATATCTATGGCCTTGTTTATGAAGAACCTCATATCCTTCAGCCATTTCAAGCAATCCTGAATATTTGGAAATACCTGATCTGAAATTAAGATACATTTCACATTCTAAAAATGGAGGAATGAATCTATTTTTTGTTGTAAGTGCTCGCATAGTTAAGCCATTAACATCTTTAGAAAGCGGCGTAACATCTTCTGTTGCATTTTTGTTATCGGATCTACTAACTCTTTCTTGTTTTGTTGCCATCTGTACAAGAACAGAAGACATATACAACGGACCAGAGCCTCCCGATTGGCTTTTAACTAGCGTAGGATACAATGCACCTGGATTATCATATGTATGGTTTGTAAAGACAATTGGGCAGTTTGCTTTTGCTGCGGCATGAGTTATAGCACGAAGCATACTTTTAAGAGAAACTGCTCTAGCACCCATATCTGCTGAGTCTTTACCATCTTCAATAATTTTGGCCTCTCTTGCCGAAATTAAATTTCCAAGAGAATCAATTGCAATAATAACTTTACCTTGTAATCCTTTTTCAACAACTGTTTTTAGAAACTTAACCATTTGATTTCTACATTCTTCAATGATTTCAATCGGACAATGTTTAATTTTACTAGGATCACATCCCAAATTTTCTGCGGTGTCTTTATCTAAGGCGTTTTCTGTATCAAAATAAACGACATGCATACCCTTTTTCTGAGCATTTGCCATGATTTTATTGACCATTAATGTTTTACCACAAGCTTGTGGTCCTGCAAATCCTGTAATTCTTCCTACAGGGATTCCGCCATATAAAGAACCTGAAATAATAGCATTTAATGCCATACATCCAGTATCAATCCACTCATTTACAGTTGATAAACTGTTTTCATCAAGGAAAGTTGCATCTGGATTTAAATCATCAAGAATTTTAAAAGCATCTTCAATTGACCCATCATTAAAATTATCATTAATTTCTTTTTTATTTTTAGCCATATTTATATGATAACAAAAAAGGCCGAAAAGTCAAAAACTTTTCGGCCTTTTTTTACTTCTTATTTTTTTTATTCGTCAAACAGATTGATTACACCGCCTTGATCTTGTTGTTGAGGTTGTGGCGCAACATATGCATTATTGTTGTTAAACATTTGAGTATATTGAGTTTGGAGTCTAAAATCCAAAGTTTCAATATTTGAAAGAGTGATTGTATCTTTTTTATAGTGCAAAATTACTTCAGAGCTTTTATCTGCTAAAAATTCTCTAAAGAAAAGAGGGAAAAGTTGTACTGACATTTTTCCTGTTTGATCGCCGTTAATCATAATAACAACGGGATTTTTAACATTAAAATTTTTATCATCGGTAGAATCTACTTTCTCACCAAGAATGAGTCTGCCAATACTATCCAAAAAGATAATAAGTGATGGTTTAGTTTCTGAGTTATTTTCTGTATTCATATACTATATAATATAGCAATGATTTATAAAAAATCAATAGTTTTTTTATAAAATTGATACAATTTCTTCACCAGCTATTGAAACTAATGTTTCACCGTTGATACTTTCAAAAGTGGTTTCTTCGTTTATTTTACCTGTTGTAACTGACAAAGACCCTAAATTGTTTATAATAGAAAGCGGTGCAGTATTTTCTGTTGTGCTATAGTTATAGCCATACTTCTTATGAATCATATAAGAAGCATTTCTTTTTTTAAAGTGTTGTATTCTAGCCACTATATATTTACCATTCGAGAGCTTCGCTAATATTTGGAAATATGTCTTTAAACGTATTTTTAAGTTCTATGGCAATTTCTCTATGTTCTTTTTGTGTATCTTGATTGGATCTCAAATCAATATAGTGAATCCAAGAACGAATTGAACCTGACATATATAGTGTTGTTGAGGTATTTAAAGGAAGTATTGACCTTGCACATTCTTTTGCAACTCCTTTTGAGATTAAATCATTATAAATTTTTATAGAATCTTCTTGCAACTTTTCGATTTTATCGAAAAGTTCAATATGCTCAGATATACTTAAAGGCTCATCGCCTACTTGTCTATTTGTTTTGCCTTGTTTTCTTAATTCAATTCTTTCTAATTCGGTTGCTGTAGAATATCTTTGACTGAATTCTTGAAAAGAAAAACTTCGATGTCTTAAAATTTGTGCAGCAATAGCTCTACTGGTTTGAATTTCAAAAGTAGCTGATACCATTTCAAATGGTGACCAATGTTTATGCTTAATAAGATATTTTAATAATTTTGGTGCAGTTTCTAAATTTAGTTGATTGGATGGATTACTGACTCTTGCACAATAAGAGATTAAATCTTCTGCGTTATTAATTCCATCTACTAATGGTTTTGATATTGATATTAATTTAGTTTTCATGAGAATAATTCATTTAAATCTGTAACTTGTTCACAGCCTATAATAGGAACAGGCCATCCAATTGTAACAAAAACTCTTGCAATAACAGGTGCAACATTTTTTTCAAACATTAACTTGTAATCGGGTTTTAAACAAGAAAAAAACTCTTTTGGATAATCATTTAAAAATGCGACATTTGTAAAACCTAAAGAGTTTTTTAAACAATACAAAATTTTCATTTTTTCTCCACTACTAATTTTTTGATAAATGTCTGTTATTTTTAACTTTTCAATCAAATTGTTATAGTTGATAGCCGCTTTAACGTGATTCGGTGTTCCTTTACCGAATTTATTATTTGAATCAATCATTCTAGAATATTTTTCTAGATTATTAATTTTTTTTCTTAAAGCTATAATATCAGGTGACATTTGACAAAATTTTTCATAACCTTCTTGAAAAATTCTACTAGCAGTTTTCTTTTCTTTAGAAATTAAAGCTGTCTCAATAACATTTTTAATCAAATCTTTAACGTCTTTCGATAAGATGGATTTGGCTACTTCTATGCCTTTATATTCAAATTTATCGGTCTTAACGCCTTCTTTATCTAAAATATGCAGAATATAAAACTTTTTCTTTTGAAGAAGGGCTACATCGCAAATTTTTTCTCTTTTAAAGAAGTATCTACTGTCTATTGATTTAAATTCATTTTTTGCCCATTCGTTAATTTCTAAATTTAGAATTTTTCCAAATTCTTCGATTAATTTGTTAGCTTCATTAGAAATATTATTGTTATCGTCCTTTAAAAGAATATTTTTTATTTTAAAAATATCTTTAAATGAAAAGAATTCACTATCCGTATCCTGATATATGCAGATATCTTGCTCTTCTCCTCTAAATCCTAAAGTCTTTGCATGTTCATATATGATTTTCGACCCTTGCTTAACAACAGCTTGACCAGAAAGAGTTACGCTTTCGGCATGATCTATATCAAAAAGTGGTGAATAGATTTGAGAGAAAACACCATAAATTGAATTTAAAAAGACTTTATATACGCTTTCAAGCGTTGTATTATCAACAATTTCTTCTTTTAATAAAGCTATTTCTTTTTCGTCTGTAGTTTTTTTAAGCTTTTTCTTGGATTCCAACATTTTTGTTTTAGCTGTTACACGTTCTTTATAAAGTTTATCGATTAAATTTGGTACTATACCTTTAAATTTTTGAGTGTATAAAATATTTGCTTTAGTGATAGAAAGCTTTTCTTTTTCGACTAGTCTATCAAATTTTTCTTTTTCTAGATTTACTATTTTTTCATTCGTGAGTTTGATTGTGTATATATTATCTTCTATTTTAAGAATCTTTCCTATTTTTGTTTCGGTAGAAATATTTAAAGTTATGATTGTATTGGGATACAGACTGTTGGCATCGTATGTTACAACATCTTCGTATAGACCAGGTTTTGGTTCCAAAACAAAACCTCCAGCAAAACTTTGTTTAATATTTTCCACATTAAACGTAGGAATTATTTTTTCTTCTTTTAAAGCTTGATGTGCTACTGCACCAGTAATTAAAGAAACTTTGCCCATAGACTTTTCAAATGGAATAAATCCTTTATAAGACAAATTTCTAATAAGTTTTAGATATTTTAGCTTCTCTTCTAATTTAATTAAAAGTTTAACGTCTTGAATATTATATTCAACAAAAGTTTTCCAATCATTATCTGCTAAATCCGCAAGAGATGAATTAACGTATGCTACTTTACTTTCTCCTAATTCATATTCAGATATATAATTTAAACTATAAGATTCTCTGTCTCCTAATGTAAAAGTTTTATAAACTTCCATGTAATCTAAAACACTAATACCATAGATATACCATCTATCAATAGCTTTACCTAGTTTATTGACTGCTACATTTTCTCTAAAATATAAACGTTGAACAGGAGATAGTTTTCGTGCTTCTTCTTCTCCTAAAATAATAGTAATTCTGTTTATGATATAAGGAATATCATATCCTGAAATATTCCAACCTGTTATACAATCGGGTGGATCTTTTTGCCAAAAGTCTAAAAATCTTTTTAAGAGGCTTTCTTCATTATGACACTTTATATAAATTTCATCAGGATTTTTCGAAATATAATCTTTTTTTAACCCCCATGTATAATATTTTTCATCTATGGAATCATAGACAGTGATCAAATTGATAAGATCTGTAGCATCTTTTGGTGAAGCAAACCCATTTTTTCCATACGTTTCGATATCGAAATAAAATATTTTAAGTTTGTTTTTACTGAAGTCAGAATTTTCTGATGTATTCTTATATGTATCGAGAAGATATTGTTGCTCGCAATTTAAATTATAAAAAACTCTTTTGATCGTCGTTTCGTTTAAAAATTTACTTCTTTCAAATTGATTTCTAAATTTCACCTTTTTAAGGGGTGTATTAAAAATTGATACTCCATCTGTACCATTAGTAGATTCTATGTAAATATAAGGCTCAAAGCTATTTACAATTTTGATTCTTTGACCGTTTTCATCCCATGTCCAAAGATGAATAGCCTCTCCGCGAGGATCATAATAGACGTTTCTATAGCCCATTTTTATATTGTCTCATACTTTGCTTAAAAAGCAAAGAGTTTAAGCTTTTTGATCAGGGTTATTTTTAATCAATTGTGGTGACTTTTCGTTTCTTTCTTTTGAACCAAAAGATGTAAAATACAGAGCTTCGTATTCGTCTAAATGATCTTCTAGCCATAAACCATCAACAAATTTTCTAGATTCCTCGGACATTCTCATATATCTATCAAAATCGGATGTGATATGATCCAATTGATCAATTAATTCACTACCATTTTTAAATTTTATTTCTGCATCTTCATATGTACATAGATCTTGATAAGCTCCTGGTATACCTAATGCACCCGCTTCAATCATTTTAATATTGCTTTTTGATTTATTAAAAACATTATCCATTAATGGAGCAAACGCAACGTTACAGTTTGTATCATATAAACCTTTTGGATAATCAAATAAAGCAGACCAATCGATATATTCCATTTCACCATTATCAATAAATGGTTTTACTGCTAGTGGATAACAACCCTTCCAAACAAATTTAAATTTTTTACGAGCTTTAATGATTGCATCTACAACGTGAGCAAAATCATCATTCATTCCTGTTCGGTTTAAGACATCGATATGCGTTCCTGATCCTGAATATAAAATACGAGGACGTTTTTTATTTTTTTCATATAAACTCTCAATACGTTTTTTATCATAAAACCTATCCAACCAAAATTTTGGAGGATAATTTGGTATAACTGTTACATTTTTATTTCCAGTTTTAGAAATATAGTAATCTTTCATGTATTTGCATGTGACGGATATTTCATCCATCTCCGACATGATTTCTAAAATACTTTTTACGATTGTTGGATCAACAAAAGCATCTTTGCAACGATTATAATCAGGAATATCGTCTTTGAAAACGATATCATCGATTTCATAAATTAAACGAAAACCCATTTGTGATCTCGTTTTAGATAGCTCTTTGATAAATGCATTTTGGATTGGTGTAGCCTGTCTTTGCATTCTTATAGCCTTTAACGGTCCATAAAATCGCATATCGAGTATCATCTGTGTAAGACCTGAAATACATGCTTTATGATATCCGTTTAATAAAAATTCAGGCCATACCATACGCCAAAACCCACAACCACCATAATCTGCATAATAGTTTAAAGCTCTTGGTAGATTGGCTTCAGGCATTTCGATTGGCGGTGGTTGTGGGATATGTACAGGTTGTGGAGCAGCATAACTATACTTCGGTGCTCCTATAGGCATTCCCATCGGAGCAAATGGAATACTCGTTTGTATTGGTTTATATTGAAATACTACGTTAGAACCATTACTTTGTTCCACAGTAGGAGTATTTGATTTAATTTTTAATGCCATAATAAGATTTAATATTTAAAATGTTCTTTTCAAGAGATCATTTGAGTCTGGTTTTTGTTTTTTTGTAAAAAAATCACATTATCAAAATTGTTTTTAATTGAAGATTTGTTATGAGAAACAATATATATCGATTCTTCATTTAAATCCACTCTATTCTTTAGAATATCCATAATTTTTTGTATTCCTGCTTCATCTATAGCAGAATCAAATAATTCATCATACATGCTTAATGAAAAGAAAGTTCCAGAATAAAATCGTAAAATGTCTTGAAACATAAAAAGTATAGACAAATCTATTCTTTTTCTTTCGCCGCCACTAAAGTTAAAATAAGAACATTCTTTACCTTCCAAATTTTTTATAGTTTCTTCAAATTGTTCGTTAAATACGCAAGTACATGGAGCATCTAATTTTTTAAGATAAAAATTCAATTTTTCATTTAATATATCTAACAGTTTTTTTACAATAAATGTTTTTACTCCTTCTTCTGATAAGACAAACTTAACAGAATCCAAAATAGATATATCTTTTTTTATTTCTTTTAATTTACTTTCTAAATCTTTTATATTTTCATTTATTTTTTTAATTTCTTCTTCTGATGGATCTTTTTCTTTTTCTAAATCTACAATGAATTGTTCGTAGTCTTTAATTTTATTATTGAACTCTTTAATTTTTTCATCTTTGGCTTCTGTGGCGTTTTTTAATTGTTCTAACTCTTTAATTTTTAAATTTATTTGTGCTATTGCACTTTTAATTTCACTTTTTTTATCATTTTGTTTTTTTAAATCGTTAAAAGCCAATGTTTTACTTTCATTTAATTCTTTTAAATTTTTTTCTATTTGCTCTGTTTTTTCTTTTACAATTTTTATTTCATCCTCAGAATATGCTCTATTACAGACAGGACATATCTCTTTTTTTTGAGATAATGTCATTTTTTCTTTTTGTATTTGTTCGAGTTTGACTTTAATTTCTGTATGATTGTTACTGAGTTGTACAATTTCTTCTTCTTTTTCGCTCAAAATCATATTTGCTTGTGATAGTTTATCTTGAGCAGTTTGAAGTTTTTTTGTTATATCCGTGATGTTTACGTTTTGTTTTTGTATTTTTTCTATTTCGTTTTTGATATTACTGATAGTTATATTAAAATTTTTTATTTTATCGTTTTTAGTTTCTTGGTATTTTTTAGATTGTTTTTCAAAAATTTCTAAATTTTTTTGTTGGTTGATAAAGTCGTTGCATTTAATATCGTTTTCTTTTTTAACGTCATTAAAATCTGATCTGGTTTTTAACAACATATCTGTAAAAATGTTTAAGTTAAAAACTCCCTCTAAAAACTTTCTTTTATCAATTTTTTTCTGTGCCATGAAAGGCAGTGTGTTATTAGCCGTCATAATGACAGCATTATTAAAAAGTTCTTCGTTTGCCCCTAATAAGGTTTTTATGAAATCATCATTATTTGGTATAGTTGATAATGTAACATCTTTATCATCACAAAAAATTTGTATTTTACTTGGTCCTAAAAATCTTTTAATGTTGTAAGTTGATGTTGTTTTGTCATGATTAATGATATCGAAAAACAATGAGACTTCGCAGTCTTTTTTTGTTTTATTGTGTATAATTTTATCGTTTTTAATTTCTCTGATAGTATTTCCAAAAATACACCAATAAATAGCCTCTATTATAGATGATTTACCTACACCATTGCGTGTGCCGTTATCTAAGTTATCGCCTGTTATTAAATTTATACCTTTAGAAAAGTTTAAAGATATAGGATTTTCCCCAATAGATAAAAAGTTTTTAATAAAAATTGATTTAAATGCAATTTTTTTCACTGATACTAAATTATATCACACTTAATTTTTTTGTAAAGTATCAATCAAATATTTGGCTGATGCGATGGTAGTTAAATGTTTTTTAGTGTGTTCAAAAACTTCATTTAAAAGTTCATAATATCTATCATTGACTGTTCCGCTGTTAAAAATGCCGTTTGCTTCAAGTATTTCATTTTTAGGAAAATTAAACATAGTTTGAGATGGGCAACGTTCTAGATCTGGAAAATGTGGCATACAATAATTTGCTAAAATCTCATAATGTCTCATGCAATCCCATCCACCTTTTTTATGTGTTCTACCAAAAAATGCTTCTTTATAGTTATTATAATATTCTTTTTCTGATTGATATATGTAACCAGAACCAGAATTACTAGGCAAATAATCTGCTAAAAACTTAGTTTTTTCAATTTTTGATATATCTGTAACAATTTTTTCTTCAGGAATAGAAAAAGATATCGGATATATTTTTGGTATATTAACTAACAATTCCCTTTTAAAAAAGGGAATATTTTTTGTATTGACTAATATATAGTCATCTTCTCCATCTACAGCCGCAATTTTATCTTTAGGATAGTTTTCCACAACCAAATTCAAATAATCTTTGCAACGACGAATACTACCATAAACAATATAATCAAAATATTTGTTTTTAATTTTTAATTCTATATCAGATTTATCATTTAAATACTTGGGAAGATTGCCCCAAATGGTAAATCCCTTACCTGAACTGTTAAGTAGCTGTTCAGGTGTTGTGTGTTCTTTATACATTAAAAAATAGTCATCGGTGTGTGTTAAGTCTTCTCCTAATAAGCTATATAAGCCGTGTAAAAGACAATCACACTGGTAATCTGGTTGTCCTAAAGATATAAAAAGAACTTTCATTTTAGATAAATTTATAAAAATTTTGAAACCAATCACCTTGCATCAAATTAAATAACTCTGGATTTTTTTGATACGTAAAGGCATATATAGTTTGGTCATCATTGATTGCTTTTGCATTTAAAAACTCTTCTATTACTTCAAAACATAAATTTTTAAGTTCTATTAATGGTTGCGCTTTTCCTGCAAACATAGAACCAGTAATACTCACTCTAGGATCGAGATATGAAGATAAAGCGATTTGATCAGACAGAGTTAAAAAATGAACCTTATTATCGTCTAAAATTTTAATTTTTTCTGGATCTGGGTATTGTTTTAAACAATATTCTTGCGGAAAACGATTATGATAGAATCCTGCATCCATCCATATAAAATAATCGCTTAAAAACGGATTTTCTTTTACTGTTTGCTCTATAAAACTGACTTTATTAAAATTAATAATGTTATATTCAGGATAAAGCATTTCTGGTGTATGTTGTTCGTTTCTTTTTTTAAAAAAATCTAAGCTATCCATTACGTTTTTACTTTTTAAATAAAATTTTTGAAATGCTTCTAAATTTGAAAAAGAATTTATGATAAATTTTGTTTTTTGAAATGATGGATCTACTTCAGATCTTAAAAGTTTTACTGTATCGTAATCCTTTTCATCAATGTATATAACCATATTGCAGTCTAATGAAAGGACATTTTTAAAATATTTAAAATACTCTTGATAAGATCTTTGAAAGATATTATTCCAAGATCCTCTGCCTATATCATATAGACTAGTAACGATTGTAGTGCTCATTAATCTAAAACTTCTTGGCCATCGGGTGCTAAATTTCCTGATAGATTAATCTTATCAGTATTATGGATTATATCAAATTCAAAGATTTGATATTTATAAAAACTATGTTCAAGATCTATATAAAGACCTTTATTGTTTAACATTTCAGATAAGTTTTTTTCAAATTTATCTGCATAAGAAAATGGGAATCTATAATATCTAGTATCGCAAATGCCTTGATTTGACCAAGTATTAGTATCTTTTTTCTTTATCAGAATTTTATCTAATGGACAGTTGGTAAAATCGTGATGATCTGTTAAGAAATATCTTCCTGATATTTTGCTAACGGTTAAAATGTTTTTCTCGGCTTTTAACTGATTAAAATAATCAGATTTTAAATAATTTAAAATTAAAGTGGCTTCTCCTATACTTTTATGTAAATTGCTTATATCGAAATATAAGAGGTTGTGAATTTTACTTTCTTTAAGTTTTGCAATATCTTCTTTTGTCAGGATACTTCCTTCTAATACCACTATATAAGGGTTTGGTATTTTTTTATAAATTGAACTGATAGTTAAATCTGTTAACTGTTTAAGTCTTTCATTTGGACTATAAATCGATGAATGAAAGGGATAAATTACAGATGTGACAACAACTAAATTTATTTTTTTAGAGTCCATTTAATGTCATGTTCACACCATTCTTCAGGAACATCTTCGAACACCCCATCTGTCAAATTTCCCCACCCTTTAGCAATTTTAATATATTTTTCACCTAAAATATTATTAAAATTTGATTCTTTATTTTGATTTTCTACAATCTCATTATTATAAATTGTAGGTTTGTTATCTTTTTCGACTTCGCATTGTATTTCATCAATCAAACCTTTATTAATATATGGTTCAAGAGTTTTTAAAACTATCAAATCATATCCTTGTAAATCGCTAATATATGTATCGATTTTTTGGATATTGTTTTCTTGACAAAAATTAAAAAGATTAATTGTAGGAACTGTTAATTGCTCTGATGTTTGGATACATGAAAATAATTCATTGTTAACATTTGGAGTTAAAATAGAACTAGAATCTCCATTATTTTTAGAAATATTAAAAGTGATAACTGTATTGTGTTTTTCGCAAATTGCTGCATTAATAATCGTTACGTTTTGATTTGTCGCAAAACGTTGTTTTAAGATTTGACAAAATCTTGGATTTGCTTCAAATGCATATATTTGTTCATATTCAGAAATAAAATTGGATACAGAGTTTCCATGATGAGCACCGACATAAATTAATGTTTTTTTCATAATATTAATAATCTATAATAAGAATATCTTTTGGATGCCAACGATCAGCTTCATATGAAATTTTGGCATTTGGTTTATATTTTTTAATTAGATCGGTGATTGTTTGTATGTTAACACTTTGATCAAAGTTTTCATATAGTCGCATATCATCCACATATATAAGTTCTCCGTCTATGTTTCTAGATAAAATCATTTGTAGCTCAGTTATTAGTGGTGTAGAATCGCTCATATGAGCATCTAACCAAAACGTAAAAGCAGTATTTAAATTGCTGTCCAAAACTTCTTTTAATTTTAAAGAAGAATCTCCTAAAATCATTTGAACTTTTGGTTCATTTGAAAATCTATCTACACAATGTTTGTAATATTGTTCTACTAATTCTATCGCATAAATTTTTGAAAATCCACTATCTAAAGCTAATTGAATACTATAGCCTTCAAATGCTCCAGTTTCTATATACGACTCCGTTTTTTTATAAAAAGTAGATTCTTTTGGCATTTTTTAAATTTGTGTGTTGTTATACACACTGTTTTCTCCTGTTTGTAAACATGCTGTATTTGCTTCGGTGTGAACATACGCATGTAAAGGCTTATCGATAAAAAATTCTGTTTTTGCGTCTCTCCATAACTGAGAAACCCAACCAAAATCTTCACATATGTTATTGCTAGGTACTCTATATTTTTGAGCTAGTTTTCTGTTCCATGCACAAATATGATATGGTTTTCTCTTAAAGATTGTATCTGGTGAATATGTTTCGTTTTCATTTTGAAGACCAAATACTACTATAGATTTTGGATTTTCTTCAATAAAACAGTTTTGTTTAAATGTAATAACGTCTACATCAGGATTATTTTTAATAGCATTTACTAATTCTATTACATAATCGTTAGATATATCATCGTCATCATCAACAAAAGCAACAAATTGACCTACTGCGGATTGTATTAAATTATCTCTTTTTCGGCCAACAGTTCTAACTTTATTATCTATGAGTATTAAATGTTCTACTTTTTTTTCAAGATTGTGTTGTTTTATTTGCTGTTCAATTTTATCAATCAATTTTTTTAAACTAGTTCCAATTCTTGATGGAATGCTAGGTGTCAATATAGAAAGATGTGGTAGGAATGGATTTAAATCAAAATTTAATTTATGTCTTTTTTCATATGTGACTTTATCTATATTAAAATAAGATTCGTTTCTTGCATATAATTCATCAAAATTTGTTTTTTGATATACAGGATGAGCATGTTCGATAATGACGTTATCAAGTTTATAACATTTTCCTAAAAAATTTGAAACATCTGTAAACTCATTATCACACCAAAGACTTATATATTCTGGATTGTATATGTAATTGAATCTTTGATAATATTTGTGACCCAAAATGCACAAAGTATTAATTTTATCTTGTCCACCATCACTATACCATAAAACACCATCCATGTTTCTATGATATGCAAGCATGTCATTACGAATGATATCGTCATATCCATCTACTATAGGAATCATATCATCTGAAGCAAGTAACAGTATATGCCACCCTCCTACTTTTTCCATATCTGCATTAATTGCTTGAACTTTTGTTTTATTATGACCAAAAAAATAAACTAATTTTATTTTTTTCTTAAATTCTTCAAGTCTTGATATAACTTGAGGATTATTCATAGCTGGATCATCAACATCGCAGCTTATAACAAAAGCTATATCATTTTTATTTGTTGCTTTACTATAATATAACTCTAAAACTTGAAAAAATTTTTCAGGTCTTCCCCTTGTTGGGAATTTAATTAATAAGTTTAATGAATCGGATATCATAAATTCTCTAAAAATACTTGATTAAACTGTTTCATAACATTTTGTGGATTATACCACTGATAAGAGTTATAATCCACATTTTTATTTGGTACAAAATTCATAAAAATGTCAAATAAATCGTTTTCTTCTTCGTAATATATAGCATCATTTTTAAGAATATCAATATATCCTTTACCGATACCATGTTTCCATGTAATAATAGGTTTATTTAAGGCACAGAATTCTGCAATAGCTAATCCAAATGTTTCTCCATGATGTCTGGCATGAATCATTGCGTCAGTAGCAGCAATATATCGATATTTTTCTTTTAAATCGATAATTGGATCTACATAAATCAATCTTTCATGTGAAAGAAAGGGGTTTGTACAAATCATTAAAAAATATAAATCTTTTCTTTGATTTAAAACTTTGTTTATAGCGTTATAAACAAAAGGTAAATTAAAATCATTATATCCTCCTATTCTTCCATAAACAAAAGCATCTTCAGGAATATTAAGTTTATGTCTAATTTCTTTTTTGGCTGCTACTGCGTCTATTTGAGGGGTGTTGATAATATGTGAAACGTAAGGTATTTTGCCTTGAGAGCATGTATCAGATAACCATTTAGATACATATGCAAATCTATCACCATGAACATTACTCATAGGTTGAGGAAAAACCGAGTGAATAAGCATTTTTGCATGTTTTGAATAAAACCCTGTAGGTTCACCCGATTTTATATTATAAACAGCATCAATTTTTTCTTTCAAAATGAAAGAATCTAATTCTTCATAATTTTTATATTCAATCAAATTAAATTTTAATTTTAAAGAATCTATAGTTTTATCTACATAATTTTTGTAAAACGGTTCATTCCATGGAAAAACATCAATTCTTTTGCCAAAAGCTAAAAAAGATTTGTTTTTTAAAATTTTTTCATTAAAAAATGCATAATCTAACAAAGCTCTGGTAGAACCTTGCATTGAAAATTGTTCTTCTAAAAAAAGTATATTTTTCATTGTGTTTGAGAAGGTTGATAAAAATATATTGGAGTTTTGATATAAACTTCAGTTTTCAATAAAGTTTTTAAACGTAAAGAGTAATCGTAATCTTCCCCAACTGAAATATCAAGAAAATCTATTGATAATGCAATTTCTTTTTTAATAGGATTCAAATGATTTGGGCATCTGTAATGAACATTATTTTTAGTATACCAAGAAGAATATTGAATAGAATGTACAAATTTTTCTTTTTTATTGCGATTGATAATCATACCTTCTATTCCACAGCAATCTGGGTTTTTATATGAAATTGCTGTTAAAATTTTAACAACATAATCATCGGAAACCCAATCATCATCATCGATAAAAACTACATACTCGCCTTTAGCTGAACGTAATAATTCATTTCTTTTTAAGCCTATACTTTTTTCTCCAGAATCTATGTTAGCCAAAAGCTCAACATCAGGACAAAATTTAATTTGTTCAGTTAAATGTCTGTTTAACTTTTTAAATTTGTTAGTTCTATTATGTAGAGTACAAGTTAATATAGAAAGTTTTTTATTCATTTACTTTATAAATTAATAATCCATCTGATCCTACTCTTCTTTCAAAAAATGGTATATCTAAAAATAAGTTATAATCTAATGATTTAAAAAATTCTTTACATTCATTGTGCCAAAAATCAGAATGTGTTAATATATACACATGTTTTATTTTTTTATTTATAAAAAGTTCTTTATTTTCATTTAAAAGTGTTGTTTCTGATCCATCAATATCAAAATGTAATACATCAATTTCTATTATATTATGTTCTTTAAAAATCTCATAAAGTGTTATTGGTTTGACTTGAAAATTTTTAATATTTTGATTTGTTTGAATTACCCAATCATTACCAATACCATTATTATAAAAAATTCCTTCACAATTATTAATCTCAAAATGTTTTTTTCCTAATTCCAAATAAGGTATATGCGGTTCTATCATTATATTAATAGTATTATTTTTACCTAAAATGTGTTTAAATAGTAAAGAATAATATGCTTGATTAGCACCTACTTCGATCATAATATATGGAGGTTTATTTTTTTTAAATTCTAAAGTATTTTTTTCAAAATTTTCAATTAAATCGATTTCTGAATCATCTTGATAATATTCCCAAACGTTTTCATGTCCTTGATTTTTTAAAATTTTAAAATTATATTTTTTTGTGTATGTTTGTTTTTTGGCAACTTTAATATGTTTAAAATCTAAATTTTGATTGATATCAATTTGATATTCATTTAAATTAATATTTTTAAATCCGTTGTCAAACATGTTAGTTTTGCCTGATTGTTCATCTTCTCTTTTTTGTCCGTTCACATAATGTGCTTTTACTTCTACATCGTTTAATAATCTTGTTTGATGTGGAACAGAATAAAATTTGCCAAAAGGGTGCGTATAAATTTTCAAACCTACTTTTTCTACACGATTTCCTAGTGTTCTGTCTTCAGATCCCCACCCTATATAATCAATCGGATATCCATTAACTGCTTCAAAATGTTCTTTTCGAAAAACTATAACTCCTCCCATTGTTGCATCTGGATTTTGTATATAATCGAATTGACTACAATATGTGCTCATATGCACAGGTGTTTCTGGATATGAATAATCTGCAATTTCGGGTATTAGATCTACATCATGAAAACAGTAATAATTAAAATTGGGATTAAATAAAAATGCTATATTATTTAATAATCCTTTATTAAAAAGATCATTATCATTTTGTTCTACAACAACAATTTCATATTTAGAAACTTGTTTTGATAGGACGTTTTTAAGAGCAGGAATTAGCTGATCTAATGCTGTTTTTCTATCTCTATATGGAATAACGACACACAATTCCTTATCGTTATTGATTAATTTTTTACGACTATAGTTTGTCTGCAACACTACTAAACTTTTGAGTAAATTTTTAATTCCCAAATCTTGAATAGTATTTGTAAAGTGACCCCATTTTTTAGTAAAAAATTCTGCTGATTTTTGCCAATTTTCTTGATATTTTTCTTTATTTGTAATAGATGAATTTGCACTACTACCTTCTATATCAGTTAAATAATCTTCACTGTTATAAAGATCAGGGAAATACCAAAAAGGAGGAGCAACGTTTTTTTGAATTAAATTGTAAGCAAAGTCGATATGCTCAAATGCATTGGTATAATTTTCATCAAAATATCCCAACTTTTTAAGTAATTGGGCATTGATATACATAAATGCTCCTTGTGGATTGTGATAGAAACCTATTTTTACTCCATCTGGTTGTTCGTGGACGTATTTTAAGCTCTTTTCATTGTCAGCTACCTTTTCATAACACAAATGATGAATTCCTGTTGAATTAGCAGCTTTAATATATTCTTCAAAAACATTAGAGTCTTTTACAATAATATCATCTTCTATTAAGAATAGATGTTCGCACCCCAAATTAATTAGCTCTTTAAGAGCTTTGTTTTTTGATTTAGCTACCCCTAATTGTTTATTGTTATGAATAACTGTATCTGCATCTGCTGGATTTACATATGCATCTTCTCCATCATTTACTATGACTAGTTTATCCATCTTATCTTTTGGTAAAGATGCATAAACTTTACTATAATAATCAGGGCGATTATATGTAATAATACCAACACCTATTCTTGATGATACAGTTTCCATATTTCTTTTAGTTTTTGCACAACTTCTTGTTCAGAAGCAATGTTTTCTTGTGGTCCGTATCCCGCAACAACCGAGAAGTTATTCTTGTGAATAAAATGATCCAATCCTTTTTTAAAGGTATCTTGAAAATCAGATTCGGATCTAATTTTAGATTGTTGGTGATCAGGAACAATATCTTTTAAGTATAAATTAGAATCTTTAATATCAGCAAACCATCTAAAAGGAGGATGGTAGTTATTTTTAATAATTTGATATGTATGATCTACATGCTCTAATGCATTATAAAAATTTTCATCCATTAAACCGATTTTATTTAAGACATCTACATGATAGTAACTAAATGCTCCAAGCACATTAGGGTATAAATTAATTGATGTTTTATCAGGATAATTTATAGATTTACGGATATTTGGTTGATTTAAAAAATTTAAATTGTGATTGCCATGAAGTCCGTAGTTAAAATGTTTAATACCTGTGCTTTTTGAAGCATTTATATATTTTTCAAAAATTTCATGATTTAAAATTTCAATGTCATCTTCCATTAAGAAGATATGTTCACATTTTTGATCTAATAAATATTTTAAAGCTATGTTTTTTGCTTTAGCTACTCCCTCCTTGCCCTTTGTCTCTTTAAAAATAACAGGATAATATGGCAATTTTTCCGTTCCATCATTGATTATGATATATTCTAACTCTGTTTTTTGAGAAGCATCTAATAGAGAAGTGACCGATTTTTTATAAAAATCTGGTCTGTCACATGTAATTAGCCCTATTCCTATTTTATTTTGAGCTACCATAAGTTTTTTGAAGTTTTTCCATAAACTCAAGTAAAACTTGTTGGGTTACTCCACTTGGATCATTTTGAGATGGTATATATTTGTGTTTATGGTAAAAATAGGCACAAGATAATTCTAAAGATTTGTCATCATCTGGTTTGTATTGCTCTTTTGACTGAGGCATTTCTTTAAAATTTATTTTTTCTATGTTAGCAACATATTCCTCTAAAGAATCTTTTTCGATTGTTGGATTATAATGTTTAGGAGGATAAACTTCTTTTTCTCTCATTTTATTGATAAAATCAACTATATCTAAATCTTTGGTGTTATAATATCTTTCATCAAAGTATCCAAAGTTTTTAATAATTCCCGAATACAGAAAGATAAAATTTGTATTAAGCTGTGGAGAAAGGTTTAGAGTTAAATTGGCAGCATCATCTTCTACTGGAATACTATTAGATCCTGCGCCAGTAATAAACCATGTTCCAAAAGTTTCTGCCAGATTTATTGTTTTTTCAAAAAAATTATTGTCTTTAATTCTTACATTTGAATTTAAGAGAAAATAGTATTTTAAATTTTTAATTCTCATCTGAGAAATTAAATAGTTTCTCATTGTTGCTAATGAGACTTGTTTTGTATAATTTTTTTGATTCTCTTTAGAGAATGTTTTATTAGATACAATAAAAACATTTGATTTAAATTCTTCAGGAATAGAAGAAATTGCTCCTTCTAATAATTCATCAGAGTGTATGTCTAAAATACCAATTCCTATTTCGCTTTTCATTTTATTAAATCATTATACAATTCTTTTACATAAGAAACAACTTCTTTTTTATTTTCAATATCAAGAGAGTCTACATATGTTTTAATATCTTGCATTAAATCAACGGTTTTTAATTCATTTTCTTTTAATGAAGATGTAGTTTTCTCAGATTCTTGATGATCTATTCTTAAAGAAATCGGTTCTAGTTTATTTATTTTGCTGTGTAAAAGTATCAACTTTTCTTCATCTAGTTGAGTATCAACGACTAAACTAATATGATTATTTTTAATATTTTCTTTTAAAAAGGATACTGTTATTTCACCTGATAGTATTCTTTTGATAGAAATTTTTATATGTTTTGGTGAAATTTTATTTTCTATAAAATCGAAATTGTTTTTTTCTACATCATAAACATATATTCCTCTACTATCTAAAGTGTCACCAAAGTTTTGTTGATAAGGACTGCCCAAATAAACTATTTCACCGTTTTGATATGTTCTGTGATCTTTTTTATGAAAATGTCCTGAGATAATAAGTTTAGATTTTTTAAAAAGATCAGCAGACTTTAAACCATGTTCACAAACTTTATATGTATTCATATAAAAAGATGTGATTTCAAAATGACCAAATATAATATCTACATTTGGAATATCAACAATATCAGTACCCCAAGGAACTAAAACTGCTTTCTTATTATAGATATCTAATTCAAAAGGCATATCATCTATAATTTTGATATTTTTCCAACCATCAAAAATTGATATTGAATTAACTTTTCCTGTATCTTTGTAAAAGCTGTCATGATTTCCTACGGAAATATAAAGATTAAAATCTTTAAAATAATCAAAAAACTTTTTAGCTGTATCTAATGTAGATACGGATATTTCTGATCTGTTATGAAAAATATCACCAGGAATGATTATATCATTTATTCCGAGTTCCAAATATTTTTTAGAAGCCCATTCAGCAAATTCTAATACTATCTTATGCCATATAGGATTATCTTGATTAATTCCTATATGAACATCTGAAAAACATCCGATTTTGTTACTTTTAATCATTCAAATGTTGTTTGAGAGCAGATATTTTATTATTTTTTAAATAACTATTATAAGTTTCTGACATTAACATAAGTTCGGCTTGATATTTAATATGTGTCTCGTTAATGTGTTTTTCTTTTTTAATTCTGTTTCTAAATGCATTAAAAGCAATTCTAGTAAAATATGAAAAGGGGTTTGTACCTTTTTCTCTATCATATTTTTTAGACATAAGAGCTTTAAACATTCTAATTAAAGCATCCCCTACCATATCTTCTCTATATGTATAGTTAATAAAATTGGGAGCATAACTTAATTTATGTGCAATTTTATTAACCATTTCTGCTAAGTCGTTGCTTAAAACACCTGTTTCGTAATATACCACAATTTCTTCATCAAATTTTTTTGGTTCTACATAAAATTTGGTTTTGTCTACTTTTGGACCTTTCTTTTTAACAGGTTTTTCTTCTTCTAATTCTTCTTCTACTTCTTCTTCTAATTCGGCATCTTCTTCTAATTCGGCATCAGTATCATCTTCTTCTAAATCTAATAACTCTTCCTCGTTTTCTATTTCTAGCTCATCATCGATGATTTCACTCTTAATTTTTTTCGGTATTTTATTTTTTACTTTTTTAACAGCTTTCGTTTTAACTGTTTTTTTCTTTGGTTTTTTATTTTTAACAGCTTTCGTTTTAACTGTTTTATTTTTATGTAATTTCTTTTTCTTCATAATTAAAATTTTCTGATGTGTAAAGTTTTTTTCTTTCGCTTACATGGATTTTACCATACTTTGTGTTATCTGCAACATCGAATATATTAGCCATACTTTTAGTAGGGTGTAATCTTAAAGCTCTACCAATAGATTGCATAATTTTAATCTTGGCTTTACCAGCAGATGCAAAAATTATATTATGTAAATTTGGTATATTAATACCTGTACTAAAAATTTTAGAAATGGCTACAACAATTACATCATTTCTACCATCCATTAGTTTTCTAATTCTTTCGCGTTCTTCCATTTCAGTTAAACCTCTAATAAAATAGATTGGACGATTTTCATCACATATGTTTTTTAATTTGCTTTCGACAACAATTCCATGTTCAATTCTATCTACCATTATTAATGTGTTTTGATTTAATTTATTGGCTAGATTACAAATAATTTCATTTCTTCTCTCATTTTGCATTAAAAAATCTATTTCTTGCTGATATGCTTCAGCAGGTTTTGTTAAATTTACAGAAATATGTGGTATTTTTTGGTGTTTTAAATTTAAAATTATTATTCTAAAATCTGATACATATTTTTTGTTTTTTAAGTCTTCTGTTTTTTCTTGATATACTACTGGTCCTAGTTTTCCAATTATGTTCCATTGGTCAATTAAATTAGGTGGCATTGTTCCTGTAAAACCAAACTTAAAATTAGTTTTTATGAACTTTAAAATTTTATTAATTTCATTGTTCTTTTTAAGAACATGTGTTTCATCGACAATTAATATTTCGACATCATCTAAAATAGAAAGATCGGTTTTATTACTTAACAGAATTTGATTTCCTGCGATAATAGTTGTCGCATTAAAATCAGGTTTATTGTCTCCAGACCATTTTGTTAGCTTTTTTAAGCCGTACTCTTGAAAATCTTTATATGTTTGTTCAACTAACTGTAAGCTAGGTACTATAACCACGGCTAATGCATCAGGTTTATTCAAATTTAATCTGATACTTTCAATTAATCCAGCAATAGCCAGTGTTTTTCCTCCTGCTGTAGGAATTAAAACCACTCCTTTGCCCTTCTTGAGGGAATTAAAAATTGATTTTTCTTGATGTTCTCTGTATGGTAAATCTTTATATTTAACTATTTGGGGGTTTTGAAAACCGTTGTTAAAATCTGCTTCTACATCGCTTTCTACTTTAAAATTAATAGAGTGCTCTATCAAATATGTTTTAATATGATCTAATAATCCCAATTCAAATTTTCCTGATGGTGTTAATGCGTATATTCTAGCTTGAGAAAATCTTTGATTTCTTTGAAATGCGGGATTTGCCACTGAAAAATATTCTCTTATAGTTAAAAGAAAACTATTATCGCAACATATTTGCAATTGTTGTTTGTTGGCAGTATATCTAATTTCTATCATTATATTAAGTCGTTTCCAACTTTTCGAGTTCAACTGCATTTTTGATATCAAAAGTCATAGAACGACATATAGATTCTACTTTTTCTAAATAATCTATAATTAAATCTACTTCTTCGATTTCTTGATCGATTTTTTTAATAATATCTGATGATTCAACTTTTTTATCCAATGAAGCCTTTGGTATATTCATTGGTATGTCTTTGTCTGCTAAAGTCTTTAAAACTTCTTCTTTTAAAGATTTTTTCTTTTTTTGAAGAAAATTTTTATTTCTTTTTTGTTCAATTAGTCTAGAAACCCACTTGTGTTTGATTGCTGGTAAGACTAATTGTTTTTCTAACAAAGAAATTCTATCCAATTTTAGATCATCTTGAATTTCTTTTTTAATTTTATCAAAAAATTCCATAAGTATATAAAGAATAAATTATATCATATGTTTAATAAATTTCAAATTTTAGTTAACACTCTTTTAGAAAACAATACAGCAGGATCTGGCGGTGCTTTAGGAACGCCACAACAAGCTATATTTAACCCACCAGTTAGCATATCATCTGCTGATACATATGCACAAGAGGATGCCCGTAATGTTATGGGTGGTGTTTTCCCCTTACAAGGTAAGAAAAAGGGTAAGAAAAAGTCTAAAAAACAAAAACCTTTAGTAATTAAAAGAAACTTACAAAGAAATTCTTTATAATGGATTACGGACATTGGATTTTGGAAGAAAATATAGAAATCACAGAGGATACCTTTGGTTTTTTGTATGAAATAACCAATAAAATAACCAATAAAAAATATATTGGCAAAAAACAGTGTTTTATGAGAATAAAACGTAAACCTTTAAAGGGTTATAAAAGAAACAGAATATCAAAATCTGAATCTGATTGGAAGGCTTATACAAGTTCTTCAAAAGAGTTAAACGAAGATATTAAAAAATACGGAAAAGATAACTTTCAATTCAAAATTATTAAAACTTGTAATTCAAAATGGTCTTTAGCTTATTATGAAATAAAAGAACAAATTGATAAGAATGTACTTTTAAGAGACGATTATTATAATGGTATAATAAATGTTAGAATAGGTACACCTCCTAAAGAAGAGTTAGATAAGTTTAAAAAAGAAGTAATTATATAATATGAGTTGTATATACTGTGATTCTAAAACTTATGGAAGACCTTGTTTGTTTTCTCCGACAAATACCCATGTTCATATGGACGAACCAAATCGTTGTATATATTGTGGTTCAAAGTATTTGGGATCAGGTTGTTTATTCAATCCTTATGGTAAAATGCATGTAAGAGGACCAGAATTTTTAAATAGAGTTGTCGAGCAAACTCAAAAGTCTACAGTTTTAAAGTATTTGTATGAGACAGTAAAAGGAACGATTGATATTAAATTCTTATCTCCTTTAGGGCGTTTTTATAAAAGATTATCAGAAATTATTGCAAATTCTGGTGAACCTTTACTTGAATCTTTTGAACTACAAAGTAAACCAACTCTAAATAATTTGTCAAAAGAACAATTTGTTCAAGCTATGGAATTTAAAGATAGATTAAACGAACAATATAAAGAATTGACCAACACTGTAAAATTGGCAAATTTGGCTTTACCTCAAGAAATTGTAGAAGAAATTTTAATTGATGCTATTATTAAAGATAGCAAAAATGATAAAGCATAAAAAGTATTTTTTTTATTATCTAAAAGAAAACATTTTAATATTTGATGTTTCTTGTTATATAGATGAACTAGCTGTTCATGTTATTGATTTTTTTTACGAATGGGATTTATTAAAAAATAAAGACGATCAGACAATTATTAATAATAATCCAAAATTAGTTAAAGAACTATTAGAAACAAAAATTAAAAAAGAATTGGAAGATTTTAAAAAAACTGCTTACGAGAATAATTGTAAATTATTGTCATTTTTTTCTCTTAATGCAGAACCCAATGAATGGAAAAATTATTTTTTAGATCCTTTAAAGTTTATAAAAGTTAGTAAAAGAATTTGTAAAAAAAATTTACCTAATTTTTATGAAGCAAATATAAATCAAAATCTTTTTACAAAGAGAAAAGGTTCTTTTTTAGATTTTTCGTGTATCGTACCTAGTGGAGAAGATGAAGAGTTTATTTTAAAAGCTCTTGACAAATTAAAAAAATAAAATAATTAGCATTAGAAAAATAATGCAAAGAGTTTAATTTTTTTACTTGACATATTTTTAAAGCTTGGTATAATTTTTTTAGGTAAACAGATTTATTATTGTTTATTTAAATTTGATAATTCTTTCAAAGCATCTTCAAAGGATAATGATTTAACTGAAGGTTTTGGAATATTTTGATTATTTGTAGGAGAATCTTTACCGATTATTTCTTTCATTTTAGAAAAAACGTCAATTTCTAATTTATTGATAGTAGAATCTCTGGTTTGTATAGAAGGAAAATGTCCACCAACAGATAATGTACTAACTGGAGATTTTTTTACTCTATTAGCGTATATTTCAGATAAATCCATTTTTATAAGAGAGCAGCTTGAAAATGCATCCAATCGTAATTTTTTACTCTTCCAAGACTGACCCAACCTTCACTTTCTACAATTTTCCAAAAGCTATCGTATTCTTTTTTTGCAAGAGAAGCTCTATCTCTGCCCCATTTAAGACGGTTTCTATCAGGATCTAAATCTACAGCAGCACCCCAAGAATGTATTGACCAAGCAGAACCACCACGCATTTTACGAACATTCACACATCCACCAAAGCTATTCAATTTAAGTTTTTGAATGTCTTTTAAACCATATGTTTTAAGAGTTTGCTCAAAAATTTTATGTAAAGATTCTGCACATTTCTTATTACAAGAAATTTTTTTAACTTTTGCTTTTTCATCCCATGCCAAATACATTTCATATGGAAGTTGTATTTGTGTCATGTTTTCTCCAACAGGACCATAAAAAGCCGTCATCGATGTAAAATTTTGCTTTGGCCAGTTATTCATAAGGTTGTTCCTCCACCCATTCTAAAGGAGCATAAGAAGGATCATCTTTATACTTTTCCGCATAAATTTGAATAATAGTTTCTTGTACTTCTTCTTTTGCATAGATAATTTCTCCCTTTAAAGAAGTATTAGATTCTGAATTGTATTTAAAATCTATTGCTGCTTGTAATCCAAGATAAGCAGAAATAACGATTGCAAACACTTTAATTGTTTCTACAAATATTGTAACAAAAGGCATAGTGATGGATGGTGCAGGAACTGTTAAAAACAAAATAAAAACGCTAATACCATAAAAACCAAGTAACATTAAAATTGAAGTAAAAACTATAAAAAATTTTTTACTTCTTAAAAAATTAATAGATTTCATCTCATCGACATATTGTGGTGGAGTATTTGGTGGAGCTTTATCACAACTCACCATTGCTGCCAGAGATTTACCTATAACTGAAAGCCTATTCCACATATTAGAAAAATAACCAAACACCGCCAAATGCCATAATTGCTCCAGCAATAGGCAATGCAAATGCATATGCGGCATATACAGGAGGAACTAGTCTCATACAATACATTCCGAGCATAGCACCAAAAAGAGCAGCAACGATGGCTGCTATGTTTTTAAGTCTATGATAGCGTTTTATTGTTTTAGTATACTTCTCCATCCACTCAAATGCTTGATTTTGTTGTTCTATACCCCAATCTTTTAATGCATCTGCGTTTTTTTGAATTTGTTGTGTATTAACTTCTGCTTCTTTCACTTTATTATTGGCAGCTACTAATTTGTTTTTTAATTCAGAATTTGTTTTTTTTGCTGAACTAAGCTCATTGTTAAGTTCTTTAATAACAGATTTTGCTTCTTGTAAAGGATTATTTGATGATGACGAAACCGTTTTCGTGATCATAACAGGAGTTGGACTTGGTTTTGATTTTGGTTTTGGTTTCCAAAATTGACCAAAACTGGTTGTACTAATGGTAATAAGAATTATAAAAGGTAATAATGTTTTCATTTTACTATATTTTTATTTGATGTATTGCTTTGTTCTTTTTCAATTTGTTCTAAAAGAATATCTAAACGTTGTGCTAAACTTAAAGCTTTATCGATATTTGCAGCAACTTTTGTATTCGCCTCACCTGCTTGTTGTAATTCAGTTTTAGTATCTTTTAAAGATACAATAAGTTGATCAGTTGATACTGATGGCGGTAACGTTTTCTTTTTTTCTATATTTGCACATCCAACAAATAATAAAAATATCAAAGGTAATAAAAATCTCATAAAACTATTTATCTTTACATTACCAACCTTGCGGTAAGGTAATTGAAATTGTAGGATCTAAATCATTAGAATCTCTTGTGACAATATATTGCCATTTGGTTTCATTGATATCAGATGCTTGTGAACTGACCCAATTTGTAATAGAAGGCACAAACACAGGTTCTGTTAATCTTTTATCAGTAAATAAATCAATACCGCAAAATAATGTTCCAGTTAAAGATAATGTTATAACAGTAGATCCTGTGGTTCTATCACCCCACGGCGTAATATCTGCACCTGTATTTTCTTTATCATAAACTACATAACCAGCCGACAAATAAACTACATAATCGTCGTCTGATCTCCAAGTATTAATTCTTGGTCTATCATTCTCGTTGATAATTGGCGAATATGCAGTAACAATTACATTGTTGGTGTTCCAAGAAAGATTAAAATTTACTTCATTAGGAAAAATTAATTTATCTCCCAAATAAATTTTACCAACCCCTTTATCTCCTACATATGCAGTTAAAATTTTATTTAAAATCATACAATAATATATATTGTTGACGGATCTTTAACTGCTAAACCTGTGTATGTAGCTTCTGAAAGATATACCATATTAACAACAGCACTTGCAGAAGGAGATACTGTTGATGGTTTACTAGCTACAACATCATAAATTCTATTACTTGCAGAAATATTTCCATTAACCGTTAATGCTTGAGCAGGAGTTGTTGTGCCAATGCCTACGTTTCCTGTGTGATCAATACGCATTCTTTCTACCGATCCTAAACTAGAACCTGTAATTTGAGTTCTAAATGTTATATAAGAACCTTGTGCCGTGCTTGTATACTTTTCAGCAGCCCACATTTGTATTGCTACTGGAGAATTTTGTGTTGGGTTTATTCCACCATCAAGCATACCCCATGCTCTTATACTCATGAGAGCATCTCCAGCACTAACTCCAATAGCAGCAGTAGACGCTCCTCTTGATCTTAATGCTTTAATATTGGGAGATCTTTGAACATCCCCTGCATTTCCAGTATATCTGCTCATAACCAACATGGTCTTTGCAGGATTAGGCGAATTATCATCAAGAGTTAATCCTAGTGTAAAAGTATCTACAGCAGCATCACCAAGAGCTATACTGCTTATAGCAGCACCAAGGGAAGTATTACCCAATACCGTTAAACCATTTGCATTAAAATCTGTTCCAACACCAAGTCTACCTGCAACAAACATACCACCAGAAGCAGATACCATGTATTGGCCTGTTCTAGTCGTGGAGACGTTTTGTGTTAATGTGCCTAAATTACCATCAGACCAAGCATAGGTGTAATTTTGTGCTGCTGTTGCTCTAAATCCTGCTGAGTGTGACGCAATACCTTTAGCTTCAGAAAATCTTCCTTCTGCATGACTATATATTGCAGTAGCTCTTGTTGAAGCTCCTTCTGCATGTGAAGAGTTACTATTAGCATGTGTATTAACACCCTCACTGTGAGAATATGCACCAGATGCTATAGTCAAATCACCTTCTGCATGACTATAAGTTCCAGAAGCTGTTGTACTACCTCCTTCTGCATGACTATAATTTCCAGAAGCTGTTGTACTATAGCCTTCTGCATGACTTGCTTCTCCAGAAGCTGATGTATTATCACCTTCTGCATGACTTGCGATACTAGAAGCAAATGAATTTCTTCCTTCTGCATGACTTGCTAGGTCAGAAGCTGTTGTACCTTCTCCTTCGGCATGACTTCCATCACCAGATGCTGTTGTATAACCACCTTCGGCATGACTTGAATATCCAGAAGCTGTTGTACCTTCTCCTTCAGAGTGACTTGCTGTTCCAGAAGCCACTGTACCAGAACCTTCGGCATGTGAATAATTTCCAAGTACTACAGAATTGATTCCTTCAACATGGTTGAATAAACCATAAGATGCAGTACCTGAACCTTCAATAACACTGCCTACTACAAACAAATCAGCATTTGCAGTCAAATTTCCTGTTAAAGTTCCACCACTTAATGGTAAAAAGTTATTTCTTAAAAAGGTATCAGTAATCCATTCATTAGAATTTGCACTATTAGTATAAAGTATTCCATTTGAACTTATGTTTCCAAAAACTGTTAATTTATTACTTGATAAACCAACATTATAGCCATCAACACCAATGCCCATGTTTCCTGGAATAAAAACTCCACCAGAAGCAGATATCATATATTGGCCTGTTCTAGTCGTGGAGACGTTTTGTGTTAATGTACCCAAATTACCATCTGACCAAGCATATGTATAATTTTGTGCTGCTGTTGCTCTAACTCCTGCTGCATGACTGTAAGATCCGTTAGCAACAGTTTCTCTACCTTCAGCATGACTTCCAAGTTTAGAAGCTATTGTACTATAACCTTCGGCATGACTTCCAAAGTTTCCAGAAGCTGTTGTATTAAAACCTTCTGCATGACTTCCAATGTTTCCAGAAGCTATTGTAGCATACCCTTCTGCATGACTATAATTTCCAGAAGCTGTTGTACTATAGCCTTCTGCATGACAGAAAGTTCCAGAAGCTGTTGTTTCACCACCTTCAGCATGACTTCCACTTCCAAAAGCTGTTGTAAGATACCCCTCTGCGTGTGCCCCCGCAGCAGAATTTGATTCAAAAATAATAAATCCGTTTGATGTATCACTAGAAAATACATCAGATCTTGCTGATATAGCTCCATTAATTGAATTTCTAGAAGCTACAGTAAATTCTTGATAAAAATTTAAAAAGGTATTTTTGGCTCTTAATACAGTTCCAGCTGCAAGAGTACTAAACTTAGAACTTAACAAATTAGAAAAAGTAAAAAGCCTTGTTGAAGCTGTGTATGTTAAAAAATCAATCCTTTGTCCAGTTGCTGTATCATAGCCTTCTGCATGACTATATAACCCTGTAGCAGTTGTGTAGAGTCCTTCTGCATGACTGTGGAATCCAGATGCAAATGTGGCAGAACCTTCTGCATGACTACCTAAGTTTCCTGCTGCTCTTGTATTTACGCCTTCTGCATGACTATAAGTTCCAGAAGCTGTTGTATTATTGCCTTCTGCATGACTTTCATTTCCAGAAGCTGTTGTATTAGATCCTTCTGCATGACTATTAGTTCCTAACGCTTTTGTACCAGAACCTTCTTCTACTCTTCCAGTAAATTTAACATTTACTGCACTTAAATTAAAATTGACTTTTAAATTGCCTGTTAGAGTTCCACCACTTAAAGGCAAATAGTTATTCAAAATAGCATTATTTAAATCCGCGAGGTTAGCAATTCTTTGCGTATATGCTGTTACAGGATAAGATAAAGAACTTAATGTATAATATTTTGATTGTTCACTGACATGAATTAACATGCCTACTTTCTGTCTATCTAATGGTACGGCTGTTGAAAGATCGACTAAAGTTGAAACAGACATCAATCCACCTTTTCCATAGATGTCTTCATGTGTTGGAAATGTTGCATCCGTATCGCCTGGACTGATTTTAGCTGCTAAAATTGTACCTTGTATTTCTGCCATAATGTTATTTATTAAATTATTTCAACAGTATAAGTTCCTGTTAAAAGATTGTTTGTTCTGTATACATAATAATTATCGTTTCCACCGTAGATATTAGCAAATGGTGTAATCGATAATTGTGTCATGTCATTAAAATTAAATCCATTGATTCTAATTAATGCCGTTGTTCCAAATCTAATTGGGTATGCAACATAAATATATTCGTTTGTTGCATATACTGTTTTAGCTCCTAATGATAGGCGAGATGTTGCTAAAACACTATCATCCGCATTTGAATATATAGTTATATTATTTGCACTAAGTTGATTTGTTGCACCAAAATATACTCTATATCTCCAATTTGCATTAATAGTTCTTGTATGTTCAGCATTAGACCAATCGGTTACTTTTACGCTCCACGAACTTGTTTGTTGTGTAGCAGTTCCTCCGATACTACTAATACTATATGTATTTGTGTCATTGTAAGAAGAGAATGTAAAAGTATTTGTACCTACTGTTGTTAATCCAGTAGGTAAAGTTAATGTGTATTTTGATACTGCTTGTGGTTCAACTTTTGTGCTATTCCAAACAAGAGAAGGTGAAACTAAAGATTGACCTATTTCTAATGTTAGAGAGCTAGAACCATTTAATAATAAATATGAAAAATTTGGCGCAACATATAAAAATGCATTTAATGCTTGTTTAATACCTGTTAAACTTGGTCTTTCTAAACTACCAAAATCAAGTTCTCTGGAATAAACAATTTGTTGCGAACTTACATTTCCTGTAACATTTAATTGTCCAGAAACACTTAAATTACCAGTTAAAGATCCACCTGATAATGCTAAGAAATTATTTTTAACATAATTTTGAGTAGCATACGTTGCACTATTACTGTTTACGTTACTATAAACGCTGTTCCATTGATTGGAATTACCATTATTAGCATAAACAAGACCTGATCCACTAATAACACCAGCAACCGTCAATGCATTTTCTTGTGAATCAGTTCCAATACCAACCTGCCCTCTTGGAATGTAAACACCAGATGGCGCATATATAAAATACTGTCTAGATTTTGTTGATGATATATTATTTGTTAATGTATTGTCTCCAGACCATGCATAACTATAATCATATGCTGCTGTTGCTTTATAACCAGCAGCATGAGAAACTAATCCTTTAGATTCTGCATATCTTCCTTCTGCATGACTATATAACCCAGAAGCTATTGTAGACGCACCTTCCGCATGACTATAAGTGCCAGAAGCTATTGTAACCGCACCTTCTGCATGACTCGATTCTCCAGAAGCTGTTGTACTATCACCTTCTGAATGACTAAAATTACCAGAAGCCGTAGTTTCATATCCCTCTGCATGACTCGATTCTCCAGAAGCTTTGGTGTTTTCCCCTTCAGTATGACTTGAATCACCAGAAGCTGTTGTTGAATTTCCTTCAGCATGACTAAACGATCCTAATGCTTTTCCTGATCCTTCTTCGACTCTGCCAGTAAACTTAACATTTACCGCACTTAAATTATTTGTAACATTTAAATTACCTGATATTTGACCACCAGAAAGTGGTAAAAATTTATTATTTGTGAAAAGAATAGTGGCATATCTTGCACTATTACTGATTACATTACTATAAACATTGTTCCAATTTGCAGAAGTACTGTTAACAACGGAAGTTACTGACAATTCTGTTGCACTATTAGCAAAAACCCAATTAGAACCTTTGTACGAATTTAAAATATCAGCACTATTGGAGTTTACAAAACTTCTAGCAGATTGATCTAAAGAACTATTGGCATTTGTGTAGCTGTAAACAGAATTCCATTGATTAGAATTACCATTATTAGCATAAACAATACTTGTTCCGCTGATAATACCAACAACACTTAAAGCATTTGCTTGAGAATCTGTTCCAACACCAAGCTGTCCTGCAACAAACATACCACCAGAAGCAGATACCATGTATTGACCCGTTCTAGTTGTTGAAACGTTTTTTGTAAGAGTTCCTAAGTTACCATCTGACCAAGCATATGTATAATTTTGAGCAGCAGTTGATCTAAAACCTGCTGCATGACTTGCATCTCCAGAAGCTACTGTTTGATATCCTTCTGCATGACTTGAACTTCCAGAAGCTCTTGTCACCTGTCCTTCTGCATGACTTGCACTTCCAGAAGCTACTGTTTGAAAACCTTCTGCATGACTTTGATTGGTAGAAGCTACTGTTTGAAAACCTTCTGCATGACTATTTTGCCCAGAAGCGGTGGTTGCGGCTCCTTCTGCATGACTTGCATCTCCAGAAGCTAATGTTACGTTTCCTTCAGCATGACTATAGAATCCAGAAGCTTCCGTACTATTACCTTCCGCATGACTAAACGATCCTAATGCTTTTCCTGATCCTTCTTCGACTCTGCCAGTAAACTTAACATTTACAGCACTTAAATTATTATTAACATTTAAATTTCCTGTAATTTGACCACCACTTAAAGGTAAAAATTTGTTATTGCTAAAAAGGATAGTGGCATATGTTGCACTATTACTGTTTACATTACTATAAACAGAATTCCAACTGGCTGATGTACTATTGACTACACTTGTAACTGAAAGTTCTGTAGCACTATTAGCAAAAACCCAATTAGAACCTTTATAACCGTTGATAATAGAAGCACTATTAGAATTTACAAATGATGTTGCAGCCAATTCCGTAGAACTATTAGCATTTACAAAAGCGGTAGCAGCTAATTCTGTTGCACTGTTTGCAAAAACCCAACTAGATCCTTTATAACCATTAATAATAGTAGAACTATTAGCATTTACAAATGATCTAGAAGCCTGATCAAAAGAACTATTAGTATTTGTATAAGAATAAACACTATTCCAATTTAAACTATTGGTTTTAGCACCAGTAATATTACCAGTAATAGTTAAATCCCCATTTATATTGACGTTATTTGTATAAAGAGTGTTTGTTTGTGTTCCGATGATGTTGTTACCAACAATAAAAGAGTTATTTGCGCTTAAAATGTTGTTTTGACCACCTAAAATTGCCGAATTGTTACTTGGTACAAAGTTATTACTTCCACCTAGCACAGAACTATTATTTCCTGATACCGCATTGGAGGTAGAACCGATTCTAACTTGACCTTTATTTGAATCGATATAAAGAGATTTGCTATTAATAAATTCCATCGTTTATATTTACAATATAAAGTGTAAATATATGAAATGAAATTCGAAGAACTCTACAATAAAGTTGCTCCTTTATATATTAAGGAACAAGAAGAACAAACATCACCAATGCAAGTATCAGACGAAATATCGTCACAACTACCAACACCTGATACCGTTGATTTAAACGAAGAAAAATATAAAACTTTATTATTAGCTTTAAAAAAAGCATTAGAAGTAGCAGCAAAAGACGATTTAGAAAAAAGAAAAGTAGTATCTGATATTAATATCGATGCAGATCCTAAAGCAGCAGAAGAACAATTGATTTCAATTTTAAATACAGATTCTTCCGAGTTTCCACAATCACAATAATAGTTGCATTTTGTCAAAACTTTAGTAATATAAAGTAATGACAAAGACAAAAAAATACTCAAGTGAAGATTTATCTCTTTCTAAAAAAGATATTAAAACAATTTTAGAATGTATTTTATTTTCATCTTCGGTTGATGTTTGTGCGTCATGGTATAAAGAAGATACTAATAGAATGTTAGATTTGGCGGAACGTCTTCGTATGGAACATACTGATATTCCAATTGAAAATGTTTATATTTCTCGATTTGAAGATGAAGAACATCCATTTATGGATGAACAAACCCAAAGAATCGTTGATGCTTTCCCAGAAATTGAAAAAATAGAAAAGTTTAGTTTATGAAAATTGCTGTAAGCGGAACACAAAATACTGGAAAATCTACATACATTCAAGATTTTATAAAAAAATGGCCAATGTATGAAACATGTTCTAGTTCTTATCGTGATCTAATCAAAGAAAAAAAGATTACTCATAGTAAAGAAGGAACAGAAGAAACACAAAAAACAATTTTAAATTATTTGGTGGATCAAGCAATCGAATCTTCAAAAAAAGATTTTGCGATTTTAGATAGATGCATTTTGGATAATTTGGCATATTCTTCTTGGCTTCATCTTAATGAAAAAGTATCAGAAAAGTTTTTAGACGAAAGTAGAATTTTGGTTAGAGAAACTTTAAAATTGTTTGATATTATTTTCTTTATACCTTTAACTAGAGTTGCAGAAATTCCAATTGAAGATAATAATACAAGAGAAATTGATCCTGTTTATCGAGAAGAAGTTGATGTGATTTTTAAGGCATTTCAAGAATCTTATCATCGAGGAGATGGTAGAATTTTTCCAAAAGGAGATAGTCCACCGATTGTTGAAATTTTTGGAAATAGAGAAGAAAGAATTAAATTAACAGAGTTATATATCCGAGAAGACGGAAAATGTTTTGGCGAGGATGAAAGTTTAATCATTCCCGCAACAATGTAAAATAAAGGTTTGATTTTTTTAGAATCTTTTAGTATCATATGAGTATATGATATTGCCTGAAACCTATGTATTAGGTAAATTTTATGCTTATGCTGGCGATCCTGAATATCGCAAGTATGATAATGTTTATAATGCAGGGTGTCCTGTTTGCCGTGAAGGAAGTAGTTGGGGAAAGAAAAAAAGACTATACTATTATCCATCTACCAATACATTTTTTTGTTTCAATTGTTCCAAATCTTGGTCTGCTTTCAATTGGCTAAAAGAAGCATGTAATATCAATTCTGACGAAATACAATCCGAATTAATTCAAAATAAAACTTCTTTTGATATTAATAAAAAAACAACATATCAAAAAACAAAAAAGAATTTACCAGATTTACCTTACGATTCTATAAATCTGTGTGACTCTATTCAAAAAAACTTTTACATAAAAAATGAAGTGTTTGTTCATGCATTGGAATATATTCAAAAAAGAAGATTGCTAACAGCGATTAATAAATCACCTAATTTATACATAAGTTTAACTGATTTTTATCATAAAAACAGAATATGCATACCATTTCATGATAGAAACAAAAAAATTATGTTCTATCAAACTAGAGTTTTGGACGATTCAATTCCGAAATATCTTGGAAAGGTGGGTTATGATAAAACATTGTTTGGAATAGACAGAATTGACTCAAATTTAGATTATATTTTTATATTCGAAGGACCAATTGATGCAATGTTTGTTAAGAATGGCATCAGTGCAGCAGGATTAAACATAACTCAAAAACAACTACAACAATTATCAGAATTTCCCTTGCACGAAAAAATATGGATATTAGATAATCCAAGATATGATAAAACTGCTAAAGAAAAAACATGCGAATTAATCAATAAAGGACAAAAAGTTTTTAGATGGCCAATCGATTTAAATTATAAAGACTTTAATGAAATGGCTGTAACAGAACAGCTAAACGAAATCGATTATAATTTAATTTTAAAGAATATATATTAGCTACCCATCTTAAGCTGTTCAGTATCGCGCAACTTTTTAGGTGCTGTATTAATATATGTATTTAAAATCTCTTTCAATTTTTCGATTTCACCAGCAATACGTGTGATACTGTCAGATGCTTTACGTGTAATACCGCGCAATATACTTCCTGCACGGTCATTATCAGCTAAAATCTTATGTAAATTATCTTCTTCTGGACTATTTAAGAACATTGCGAACTCGTCTAATTTTTTAGACCATTCAACAATTTTTTCAACATTTTGAACAGTCAATTCTGGAGAAACCCCTTCAATATCAAATTGAGAAGGATCGGTTTCAGGTTGTAAAGATTTCTGAAAATCTTCTTTATTTGCTTCTGGAGTAAAATCTTCAGGATTTTTAGGTTGATCTTCAGATGTTTCTTCTACATCTGTTTTTATTTCAACGTCTTCTTGCTCTTTAATTAAAGAATAAAGAAAGCTTTTTACAAAAGGAAAATCGGAATCTTCAGTTAAATCCAAGCGAGACATGTTCGATTTTAAAATTCTATCGACTTCGCTTTTTGCTTTTTTAGAAATTTGTGGTATATTTGTTTTAGACATCTTCTTTTTGACTTTCTTTGGTTTTTTCATTACAATTATTTACCATATGTATTTACTCAAAAACACTGACAATTTAGAAAAATTATATAAATTTGTAATAGCCACGCCATATTCTGATCAAAATACTTTCAAAAGTAAAGCACAGATTTCATTATCTTTAGATAAAATGGGATGGACTGACATTTCTCATATTGAATATGGAAATAAACAAGGACTTCCAAAATTATATAATTCTTTTATAAAAGAAGAAAATAGAGATAAACGTATTATTTTTATTCATCATGATGTATTAATAGATGATATGTTACTTTTAGAAAAACTAGAAATAGCTTTTAACAAATATGATATTGTTGGGTTAGCAGGTAGTAAAAAATGTAATTTAAATTCTCCATTACCAGCTTGGCATTTAATGTGCAATAGAGAAGATATGGTTGGCGAAGTCTCACACGGAAAAGATCAAAATTATTGGACTACGGTTTTTGGTCCTACCGATTCAAGAGCTTTAATTCTAGACGGTCTTTTTATTGCTGTTAAAACAGACAAACTTTTAGACACAAAAACATTTTTTGATGAAAATTTTGATTTTCATCATTACGACATTAGTTTTTGTATAAAAGCAAACGCAAACAAATTAAAAATGGGAGTCTATCCAATAAAGGTAACACATTTTGGTTTAGGAGATAGTATGAACTCTAATGCTTGGCAACATAGTGCTGAAAAATTTAAAAAAATTTACATTAAATGATACAAATGTTTTTAAATTTAGGATTGGAAAAAGAATATGAGATTTTATCGATTGATTGTATAGATCTTTCAAAGGCTACTGTGTTTTTTGGTGATGAAAATAAACGAAAAAGTGATTTAACTGATATGTCTAAATTTATTTCATCAGTTCCATATGGGAAATATACTGTATATAAAAGCGGAAGTCAACATCCGTTGCCACTTTATAACAATTCTAATGATTTCCCTTATATAGTTAATAATCATACTGGAAATTTATTAAAACCAAATTGTAGTAGAGCAGTTTATCCGTGTTATACTATTGATAATGGTATATGCAGTAAACGTGTATATGCTCATAGAATTTTTGCTATGGCATTTATAGATAATTTTATTCCAGAAATTAACTATAATGTTAATCATATTAATGAAGATAAATTAGATTATCGTGTTCATAACATGGAATGGGTTTCAACTTCAAAAAATATGAAAAACATTCGAAATACAGCAAATAAAAAAAATATTAATTTTAAATTTTATTCTAGTGAAAATTACATATGAAAAAGAAAAATAACAATAATAATTTATTCGATGTTTTAAATTGGATATTGAAAAGTAAAAAAAAGTTGCCAGAAAATACATTTCAATCAAATTTTATTTTAAATAGATGGCTTTCAATGACATCTCCTGATATAGCACAGATAATAAATGTTACAGGCAATAGATGGTCAAAATATACCAAAGACTTTTCATTAGCAGAATTTTATCATTCCGTACTTCCAAAATTTTCTAAAACAATTCAATATATTAAAAAAGAACAAAAAAATACCGAAAATGAAAATTTAAAACTTTTAGCAGAAAATATGGAAATATCTATAAAAGATGTTCTTTTTTTAGAAAAGTCACTTGAAGATTTAAATAACTGTTCTAAATAAATTAAATATGATACCTAGACCTCCTCAAGAAGATAAAATCGGTGGAAAAGTTCAATTAGATAGTTATATTGGACATGAAATGAATTTGGATGAATGGACTTTGACAAAAGTATTAGATGACATTTTAATGTGTCAGTATATCGATGTCAGTGAAGACGGACAAGAAGTAAAGCGCGGTTCAATATGGGTTCCTGTAAACACTGTAAACTTTACATGGCGTTTAGCAAAAGTTCTTTTATCTGGTCCTGACTGTAAAACAGTTGAAAGCGGTGATATTGTCATGTTCCCTAATGATAAGGGAATTCAAGTAGCCAATATGAATGGTTTAAAAAATGTTGTGTTTTTAAACGAGTCCAGAATTTTTGGTGTATGTGAACCAAAAAAATCTGAAACATAATTTTTATGGCTTTGAGTGTTGGCGGCTTAACAAAACTATGTTTGTCTAATGTAGTTGAATTAAAGTTTGTACGTCGAAACAAATTAAGAATACCGCCAACTAGACGTATGCTTTGCACATTGGATTCAACTTTATTAAACTCAACTTTAGGAAAAGAAATTTTAAATTTTAAACCACCGAAATACTCTCCTCCTTACAATGCTGCATCGAAAGGATTGGTTGTAGTTTGGGATGTAATCATGCAAGATTGGAGAGCGGTTCCTGCGGATAGCTGCGAAGTTGTTACAGCAATAACCACAAAACCAGTTTCAACTTTTTGGAAATATTTTGATACAGTTTTAACTAAAATGAATGCTTCACAGAAAAAAGCTTTCATGGACAAATAATGACAATTCACGGATCAAAATTAGAAAATGCTTGCAGATTTCTTTTACAAAAAGAAATAACTATAGATTTGGGAAAAAAATTACACAAAAAAGGAAAATTAATTTTATTTTATCAGAAAAACTTTCATTTGATTTTTATAATGAATACTGCTAAAAAAGATAAAGAAAAGATTGAATTGCCTATTCCTTATGACGTAGAAGTTCATCATGATGATAATCTAGTATATTTCGATTATCGAATTAAATCGTTGGCAAAATATGCACCTGAAATTGAAACAAATTTAATTTTATATCCATTAAAAGTTGCAGGTAATAAATTTTGGGATATAATAGTAACTATAGATGGAAACTAATAGTAATACCGTTTGGATTTATAGCGTTTTTTCAGGAACATTATATCAATTACCAGAAAAAGATATATCTTTATTAGATATAGGTCAGTTGCCCTTGCTTAAAAAGCCTAATACTAGTTGTAAAAAATGCTATGGTAAGATGGATTTGGGAAGAGATGCACAAAATTATGCATACGTTCCATGTTCTTGCTTGAGAAAAGTTATAAACTTTGATATACTAAAAAGTCTTGAAAGCGTTCAATTCACAAAATAGTATTTTAGATTTTTTTCCTAAAAATTCTCAACCAAGAACACAACAAAAAGAAGCTCTTCTTAAAATAGAAGAGTCCTTTAACAAAGGCAAAAAATTTGTAATAGGATGTTTACCTACAGGTTCAGGGAAAAGTCATATTGGATATACTGTAGGCTTATCATCAAGATTGATGGATGCTGATCTTGTAGAACTTATTAAGAATTATTCAATCTATAAAAAAAATAAAAATGGCGATTATCATTATGAAGATAATTTTTTAAGTAAAAAACCATCCTCTGCATTTATTTTAACTATTACAAAATCTTTACAAGAACAATATTTAGGATTATTTAATGACATCAAAGTTTTAAAGGGTAAAAATAACTATCAATGTGATGTAGATGGAAACTTTAGTGCAGAAAATGCGCCATGTATCTTTTCAAAAAAACTTAAAAGCGACTGTTTTGACAAGTGTCGCTGTCCTTATTACGAAGCAAGGAACGATTCACTTGCATCACAATCTCCAATATTAAACTATCGTGTATTTTTTAACCTTCCTGACTTTTTAAAACGTAGAGAAATTTATATTTGCGATGAAGCAAGTGGTTTAGAAGATGAATTGGTTGCAAAATATTCGTTAAGTTTGCCTTATAACTTTTTAGAATTTGAAAAAATAAAATTTAAAAAAGTATTAAGCGATAATGAAAGAGATTCTTTATTTTGGCTTCAAGATATTCAATTGCAAATAGATGATATCTATGAAGAAATAATTAATAATTTAAATTCTTATGATATTTCATCACCTAATGACAAAAAATATCTTAAGGATATGCAACGACTTTCTAAAATATCAAAAATTAAACATACATTAAGCGATACAATCGATAATTGGGAAAAATGTTCATATCTTTTGGAAAAGAAAGATAAAGATGGTGTTGTTTTTTGTCCTTATAACATCAAACCACTTGCTAAAAAGCTTTTTGACAATGCAGATAAAGTTTTAATGATGTCTGCAACAATCAGCAATCATGAAGTATATGCAAAAAGTCTTGGCATTGATGATTACGAATACTTTGAAGCAAAATCTTCTTTCGATCCAAAGAAATCTCCTATATTTTGCAGCAAAAAATATAAACTTTCTTATAAGAACATTGAAAAAGATCTACCACCAGTTATAGAAGCAGCAATGGCTATTTGTGAAACACACAAAAACGAAAAAGGTGTAATCCATACACATACAAATAACATTACTGAAAAAATTAAAGGAAAAGTTAAAGGGGATAGAAGATTTTTATTCAAAGATGAAATAAACAATAACGAAATGCTTTTGGAAGAACATAAAGCCAATGAGGAAGCAACAATTTTAGTAAGTCCTTCATTAGATACAGGAATTAGTTTGGATGATGAATTAGGAAGATTTCAAATTATTATTAAATCTCCTTATTTGCCTTTGGGTTCTAAAAGAATTAAAAAAATGTTTGAAAAAAATCCAAAACATTATACGATGAAAATGTTAGACAAACTAATTCAAATGTCAGGTCGATGCACTCGTTCAAAAAACGATTATTCAGTAACATATATTCTAGATGGAGTTGCAGTTGACGTAATTATGCGAGAAAAAACCAATCTACCGAAACATTTTTTAGAAAGATTTGTTTGATATCGTGTAGTATTGTAAATACTATAAGTGAAAAACTACACTTTCAATTGGGAAATACAGACTTTATTAGAGCAATTCGTGGCAGCTTTTAATGATGTTATCATTAAAAGATACAATAAAGAAAAAAATGTGATACCACCACTGAGTGGTATTAAAGTGAATTACGTATACGGTCCTAAACAAAGAGTTTTTAATAGTTTGCAGACACCTGCACCAGGAGGATTAACCGTTCCAGCAATTGCAGTTAGTATTGGCGGCATATCAAGAGATAACAATAGAGTCTTTAATAAGAATGATGGATTTGCTGTTCCATACAATATTACAGCAACACCAGCAGATTTTATAAAAAAAATACCACAACCTGTTCCGCTTAATATTAACGTAAACATGACCATGATCACAAGATACCAGAGTGACATGGATCAGTTAATTTCTAATTTTGCTCCGTATTGTGATCCGTATATTGTAATATCTTGGAAAGTGCCTACTTTAGATGGCACACTATCTCCTTATGAGATAAGGACTGAAGTATTATGGAGCGGAAATATAAATTTATCGTATCCAAATGATGCAGGTCCAAATACACCATTTCGTATTGTAGCTGATACAAGTTTTGTTATTAAAGGATGGATTTTCAAGAAAATAGATGAAACTTATAAAAAAATATATGTAATCAATTCTGATTATAATGCAGTAAACAATACACAAGAAAATCTTTTAACTGATATTGATGATTACAGCACAGAATGGTTTACAATCTCTGCTAGACCTCAACCAAAAAGAATAACACCATATAAAGCAATTGCATTTCAATCTCCATTATCAGGTAATGCCATAAATGTTAATGTTTTTGGAAAATCTTTTTTTGATGTAACAAATGTTTATGTAAGTGCTTCAAACTTTGCAATGTTTGATAACATTACGTACTTTAATCCTTTTTCTGCAATTGGTTCTTTATCTGCAAAATATCCCGCATTTTACGGAATAGTAATTCCAACATTTACGCTTTTCAATGAAAACTTTTTAACTTTTGAGTTACCTGAATTACCAAACACTACTGGATTTTTAGATATTATTGTTGAAAACGAAGCAGGATATGGAAAATTGACTGTTGATAGCAAATTACCTTTTATAAGTTCTTGGTCAGGAGCTACTAATTTACAATTTCCTTATATATCAGGATTTCAAGTAGGAACAATTGCAGATCCCACATGGTATTTGCCTGATGATCTTGGTTATATATTATCAGAACTACAAAATTATATAATCACAGATTGGATTGGATTTTTAAAGTATGATGATGTATAATTCCTTGATAGACTACACTAAGTAACTAATTATAGTTAGAAATTTATATGGCAGATATTTTATCACAACCTAACAGACAACCAGATAACGGAAGAAATTTTGTAACGTCAATTTTGTCTAAATTGCCATATGTTCAAGATGTAGTCGAAACAGAAGCAAATAATCCCAAATATGAATTGTTCGATAGACTCTCAAAAAAGAGAGAGTTAAAAATCATGCAACAGTCGGTCATAACAGGACCGTACATGAATAAAGAATTTTCAGATTACTATAATCCAAATGCAATCACATCAGACAAAGGGTATCACAACTACATATACGCTCAAATAGATAGTGATAAAATTCGCAGATTAGCCGAATATCGTCGTATGGCAGCTTTTGCAGAAGTTGCTGATTGTTTAGATGAAATATGTGACGAATTCGTAAATTTTGATGATAACGGCAAAGCTGTTAATATTAAATTTTCAGGGTTTAACAAATTAAGTACCGAGGAAAGAAGCGAAATTGAAAAAGAATTTTACAAATTTATTAACAGTTTTGATTTAGAACATAAAGGTTGGGGATATTGTCGCCAGTTGCTTATCGAAGGAGAACTATTTTTTGAAAATATCATTCATGATGAAAAGAAAGAGTTAGGTATTATAGGAATACTAGGAATACCAGGTGAATTGATCAATCCAGTTTATGATAATATTCAAAATAATGTCATTCAAAACTTTCTTTTTCAAAAACCTATAAGTCTTTTAAACAATCCTGCTGCTCCAAATTTTCAAACTAACGTAACACCAGCAAATGCACTGCAACATCAGATTGTCACACTTCAAGGAAACCAAATAACATATATTAACTCTGGTTTATGGAATGAAGATGCATCAATTAAAATTCCATATATAGAAAATTGTCGTAGAGCATACAAACAATTGTCATTAATTGAAGATTCTATTGTTATATATCGTTTAGTTAGAGCACCAGAAAGATTAAAATTTACTATTGATGTCGGAAACATGCCACCTGCAAAAGCAGAAGCATATCTACGTCAATTGATGCAACAATATTGGACAAAAAAAACATACGATTCACAATCAAATACTGGAGGTGGAGCATCAAACGTATATGACCCACAATCAATGCTTGATTCTTATTGGTTTGCAAGAAGAACAGGAGAACAAGGATCAGATGTTCAAGTGTTACCAGGTGGACAAAACTTAGGAGAACTAAAAGATTTAATGTATTTTGTTAACAAACTTTATAAAAGTTTAGGTGTTCCTTTATCCAGATTGAATCCAGAAGATACATTTAAAGATGGTTCAGAAATTTTAAGAGAAGAATTAAAATTTGCAAAAACAATCATACGCATACAAAATCAATTTGCAGGAGGATTGAAAGATGCATTTATTACCCATTTAAAAATTAGAGGATGGTGGAAAGAATATAAATTGCATGAATCATATTTTGATCTTTCTTTTGTGCCACCTACAAATTTCTTTGCATTAAGACAAAACCAAAACTTTGAATTAAAACTTAAAAACTTCAATGACATTTCACAAAATGATTCCATATCAAAAACATTTGCACAAAGACATTATTTGAATTTGAGTGATGGTAAAATTAGTGAAAATATGGAATGGCTCAGAAAAGATGCTGCTCTTAAATGGGAATTAGAGCAAATTGCAACAACAGGTCCAAATTGGAGAGATCATATTCAAGCAGCAGAAGACGCAAGCAAAGCAGCAGCGGAATCTACATCTTCAACAGGTACATCTACATCAGAAATACCTGAATTTGGCGGTGGAGGAGAGGGAACAACAGCAGAAACACCAGAAGCAGCACCAGAAACAACAGAAATTTCAGCAGAAGCTACACCTGAAACAGCAGAAACTCCAGCAGAAACAACAACATAAATATAGAACACGTATACATAAGTATAGAATATGACTTATGATATACCTGCACATATAACTGGAGATACATGGGACGGTATTACAGTTATAACATTTTCAGAAAACGGTTCTGCAATTAATTTAACAGACGCATCATTCACGATGGCTGTTAAATCTGTTTTTAACATAGCTAGTCCAAATATTTTACCTCTTTCGACATCAGCCAGTAGTATTTTAATTTTATCACCAGCGTCTGCTGGTCGCATTTCAATACCATCAAGAATTATTGATATACCCGTTGGAAATTATTCTTGGAGTTTAACTATGGTATTGTCTTCAGGAAGAACAAAAACATATTTAATGGGCAATTGGCCTATTATTCCAAGAGTTCCGTTTTCAAACAATTGGCAAGAAGCACCTAGAATTATATAATGAGTGACGAAATTATTATTAATATAAATCCAAGCGTATCTGATAATATTGTAGTCGATACTACTACACCAGCACCAGATAATATTCAAATAAATTCATTTTTATCTAATGATAATATTGTAGTCGATACTACTACACCAGCACCAGATAATATTCAAATAAATTCATTTTTATCTAATGTTGCCTCAGTTAACGGAAAAACTGGTGTTGTTTTTTTAGATAAAAATGACATAGGATTGGATCAAGTTGATAATACTAGTGATTTAAATAAACCACTATCTTATAGTACATTAAATTACACTCAACAATATTTTTTACCTCTTTCTGGTGGAACAGTTGTTGGCAATATAAGTTCTAACGATACCTTTTTTGCTAAAAGTGGTAATTCCAATAATTGGAACTCAGCTTACACTGTAGCTACAATTTATCAAAGTGCTTCAGGTTCTTTTGCTACTAATACGCTACTTCAATCTACTTCTGCTCTCTTAACGCCTTTAACGATTACAAATACTTTAACAGGTACTATTATAAACTACTCTCATACAAACTTTTTACCGCTAACAGGTGGTACATTAACTGGAAATATTTACACTAAAGCTTTATCAGCCAATGGAACTATTAGTGAAACAGGTTTATTGAGTGCTGTTGTTGCAGTTTTTAATGGCAGTGTTGTCGAAGGAATTGGGGGAGAAGCCACTGGTCTTTATAGTCATGTAGAAGGAGCATATAACAAAGCAACAGCATCATTTGCTCACGCAGAAGGTGGTAGTATAACAGACCCCCTTTCAAGAAATACCGCAAGTGGTACATCAAGTCATGCTGAAGGGAGGGGAACAGTAGCAAGTGGTCTTGCATCTCATGCTGAAGGTGTATCGACTCAAGCTGTAGGTATAGCTTCCCATGCTGAAGGTGTATCGACTCAAGCTTTAGGTTTAGCTTCTCATGCTGAAGGGTTATCATCTATTGCTGTTGGAGATTATAGTCATGCAGCGGGTCAAAATACATATGCTACAGGGATAAGAGCTTATACAACAGGGCAAAACACATCAGCTACAAGAGTTACTAGTTATGCTCATGGTAGATTTGCTCTTGCCAACAATGCAAGATCTTGGATCTGGCAAGGAACTGGAACAGAAAACTTAGTTTTTACATCTACAAGAAATGATCAATTTGCCATAAGACCTGAAGGTGGATTTTATGTTTCTGGTAATGTTGGTATAAACACAGACAGAAATGATAATGCTTTAAGTGTTGTTGGTCATATATCTGCAAGTGGAAATGTTACATCTAATAATTCTATTAATTGGGATACGGCATACAATAGAACAACAAATGTAAGTACTGTTTCTAGTAATTGGGATTCAGTTTATAGTAATGTAAATTCAAATAGTGCTAATAATCAATCGGTTTATAGTAATGTAAATTCAAATAGTGCTAATTGGAGTTCTGTTTACAGTAATGTAAATTCAAATAGTGCTAATAATCAATCGGTTTATAGTAATGTAAATTCAAATAGTGCTAATTGGAGTTCTGTTTATAGTAATGTTAATAGTGCTTCTGCTAATTGGCAATCTGCGGCAAATCTTCTTACTACAGTTCCGATAACAACCTCTTTTTATGTGCCGAGTTACAGCTTAACACAAACTACAGGTACTCCAAGCAATTTAAGAGTTTTTACGGTTCCTGCTGGAAGAAGGTTTATTGCTAAAATGCTATTAGGAGTTACAGCAACAGCTACATTAACAGGGGTAGCAACTGCACCTACCTTAAGACTTGTAAACGTAACTCAAGGTAATACAGGCATGATAGGTAGCTGGACTCCTGCAACAGCCACTTTAGTAACTTCACCTGTACCTGGCGCACACACAACAACAAACGCAAATAGTATTATTGCCCAAGCAGGAGAAGACGTTGCTCTAAGATTAATAACGGCGGCTGGAGGATTTTCGGTATTAACCGTAGATGTTGTAGTAGACGGGTTTCTGATATAACTTATTGACATTTAAAAGCATTTATTTAAATATTTTATAATATTGTGGCTAATAATGGTATTCTTTAACTCTATTGATATAAATATAATAAGATGTCCGTTTTACCAAATTCATTTCATGGCAGTACAACTTTTAATTCTAAGATTAAAAGTTATGATTTATTAGCACAAAGAATTCGCCGTTCTTTGGGTGAACCTTTAGTACAAATTGAAATTAGCAGCGAACAAATATATGAATTAATAGACATATCTTTAGAATGGTTTACTAAATTTGCTGGTGTTACAGAAGAGTATTTGGTTTTTAGAAATGATTTATATGAAAGAGGTGTTGGTCTAAGAATAGATCGTTTGTTTAACATCACACCTAACATGTACAATTCGATGTCTCCAACGACATCAGGTATGCCTACTTTAAGTGCAGATTATGATTACGATTTAGATGACTACAGAAAGGTTGTAGATGTATTTTCATTTGAAGAAGGAAGTAATAACGGAGTAAACACACTTTTTACTATTGAACATACTATTGCACAACAAGCATACTTTGGACATTTGTTAGGAAATGTTGGTTATGATTTAGTAACATGGCATACTCTTAAAAATTGGTTAGATACTAGAGAAAAAATGTTAGCATTAAGACCCTATATAAGGTTTTATCCTGAAGATCAAATTTTAAGATTAATTCCAGAACCAGCACAAAACAATCGGTATTATGGTTTAGTGGGATGTAAAGTCCAAAAGCCGATAAAACAACTTGTAGATCAATTGTGGGTATATCGATATACATTAGCACAAACTAAAATTGCCATAGGACATATCAGAGGAAAATATTCAGGCACAAATTTATTTGGAGGTCAAACAGTCAATGCATCTGATATGTTAAGACAAGGTGAAAAAGAAAAAGACGAATTGGAAAAAGAATTAATGTCAGATATGGTTGATAGAGATCCAGTTAGATTTTTTATTGGCTAATTAATGAATAAAAATTTAGGTAAAAAGAATAGAAATTACACTCAAGGAATTTTTAAACCAAAAAATTCAAACAAATATATAGGCTCTACTCCAGTATATAGATCCACAATGGAGCTAAAAGCATTTAGATATCTGGATAACAACCCTAATGTCTTAACTTGGTCTTCAGAATCTGTTGTAATTCCTTATATATCACCCGCAGATGGAAAAATGCACAGGTATTTTGTAGATTTAGTTGCAAAACTTAAATCTAAAGATGGAACTATAAAAAATCTTTTAATAGAAGTTAAACCAGAAAAACAAACATTACCTCCAGTAGACACAGGAAGGAAAAAACAAAGTACTATTCTTTATGAAAGATATCAATTTGCCGTAAATTCTGCTAAATGGCAAGCAGCCAGATCTTGGTGTGAACAAAAAGGGTTTACTTTTATAATTTTAAATGAAAAGCATTTAAATTGAATAAATACTTGGTAAGTACTAAATAGAGAATATATGAGTAATGTTTATAACTTGTTGGTGGAAACACCGAACTACGAATTAAAATATTTAGTAGAAGAAAAAAACCGTAATTCACCATCAAATCTTTTTATTCAAGGACCATTTTTAATGGCAGATAAAGCAAATCGCAATAATCGCGTTTATCCTTTACAACAAATGGTGGAAGAAGTCAATCGTTACTCATCTGAAATGATTGCAAATAATCGTGCAACAGGTGAATTAAATCACCCATCATCTCCAGAAGTAAATTTAGAAAGAGCGTGTCATATTGTTACAGAATTAAAACAAGATGGAAATATTTTTGAAGGAAAATCAAAAATTCTTTCAACTCCAATGGGTCAAGTTGTTCGTTCATTAATTATGGATGGCGTTAAACTTGGCGTTTCATCAAGAGCACTCGGCAGAGTAGATGAAAAAAATGGTGTTGGTCATGTTTCCGATTTTCGTTTGGTTGCTATCGATGTTGTAGCAGATCCTTCTGTACCAACAGCATTTGTAAATGGTATCTTAGAATCTAAAAAATGGGTTCTTGCAGATAATGGAGATTTTGAACCATTTTATGAAAAATTTGAAAGAAGTATAGCAAATCTTCCTAAGAAAAACACAGATCAATATCTGAAAGAACAGTTCATCAGTTTTATTAATGCACTTAAAACATTGTAATTTGTATATAATAAAGATAAATAATAATATAACATATGGAATTACGTAAATTAATCTCAAAGTTTATCACACAAATTTGTGAAAAAAACTATTCTAAAGCAGATAAAGCATTAGAAACTATTGTAAGCGAAAAATTAAAAACTCGCATTAAAGACATCGACAGCAAAGTAAAAAATAAAAAAGATTGCGGCTGTGGTCGTGGCGACAAATGCAAAGAAAAAAATTCCAAAAAAACAAAAAAAGTTACTAAAAAGGTAACTAAGAAAGGATAAGTTTTTATATACATTATATGAATAAGTTTTCAGAGATCTTAAGTAAAGTTGATTCAAACGTAATCAACGAAGAAACCGCAAAAGCAATCACAGAAGCTTTTGATGCTGCTGTTGAAGAAAAAGTTAATTCAAGAGTTGAATTAGAACTTGAAAGTTCTTTATCTAAACAAGACGAAGAACATGCAGCAAAACTTGGAAAACTTTTAGAAGCTATTGATGCAGATCATACTGAAAAGTTACAAAAAGTTGTAAACACAATCACAGAAAATCATACAGGTAAATTAGAACAACTTGTATCTTTCTATCGTAAAGCTTTAAATGAAAAAGCAGAATCTTTTTCAAATAAAATTGTTAGCGAGATTAGCAACTACCTTGATCTTTATTTAGAAAATAAAGTTCCTTCTCTTCAATTAGAAGAAGCAGTTGCTAATACATATGCTCGTAAACAATTATCGAAAATTCGTGAAATGGTCGGAATCGATCCAGAAACTATTAACGAAGAAGTAAAAAACATGATTGCTAAAGGTAAAAAGAAAATTGATGAACTCAATGAAAAACTCAATGAGTCATATAAAGAAAATCATCAACTTTTTCAGCAAATCAAGAAAAATTCCACATCGATTGTTCTTGAACAAAAGACAAAAGGAATGCCAGCAGCTAAAAAAGAATTTGTTTTTAATTTATTGAACGACAAAGACTCTTCATACATTGAAGAGAATTTTAATTATGTCGTTGAGATGTTTGAACGTAGCGAAGATGAAAGAGCTACGACTCTTGTAGAAGAGGCGAAGAAAAAGGCAGTTAGCCTTAAAGCTTCAATTCCTACAAAAGCCGTAATCAAAGAATCTGTTGCTACAGAAACAGAAGTAGAAAATTCTACTCCAGTTTCAGGATATCTTAGAGAATTAAATAAAAAATATTAAAGAATTTCTGTTGAAGAAAGACAATCGTCTTTCTTGATTCTTAAATCCATAGGAGGTAAAGAAATTATGAGAAATGTAAATCCAGCCACAGGCTATATTGATCGTTCTCGCGCTCAACAACTCGTTGAAAAATGGGCACCAGTCCTCGATTACACATCCGATAAGGTTGCGCCAATCGAAGACGAACATGCTCGTTTAACAACAGCGATTCTGATGGAAAACCAAGAACGTTGGTGCATTGAAGAAAGCGGAAATTCCGCTGGTTCAGGAGGTGCTTTCGGCACACCAGGAACCGCTATCTATTCACCACCTTCAACAGTTACATCAGGAGATCGCTACGCAACAGGTGACAGTCGCTTGCCAAAGGTATTAATACCAATGGTTCGTCGTACATTCCCTGAGTTGATCACGAATGAGATCGTCGGTGTTCAGCCAATGAGTGGTCCAGTTGGTTTAGCTTTCGCTCTTCGTTACCGCTATGAGGCAGATAGTTTAGGTGCTAACGGCGTTGACGGATACGTTACAGGTGCTACCAGCGATAACGGTGGTGGACAGTACAATCGTTCCGTTTCTGACGATAAAGAACTTGGCTATCAATACTTGGACACACGTTTCACAGGAACAAGTGCCGCATTTCTTTCAGGTGGACCAACAGGAGTCTTTGATTCCATTGGTTCTGACAGAGGTGTTGCTGCTCTCCTGAGTAACTTCGAATTAACAGGAAATATTCCTCAAGTAACTGTCGAATTCAGCAAAACAGCAGTAGAAGCTGGCACACGCCGTCTCGCTGCTCGCTGGTCAGTTGAACTCGAACAAGACTTGAAGAACATGAATGGACTCGATATCGACGGTGAATTAACAAATGCTATGTCATATGAAATTCAAGCCGAAATTGACCGTGAAATGGTAATTCGTATGATTCAAGTCGCTCTCAATGCAGGTAACCCAAATGGATACAGTTTCTGGTACGCAGCTTCAGCCGATGCACGTTGGCTCGGAGAGCGTAACCGCGACTTCTACAGCAAGGTAATTGTTGAAGCTAACCGCATCGCAATCCGTAACCGTAGAGGCAGCGCAAACTTCATTATTGCCACACCTCGCGTGTGTGCAATTCTTGAAATGTTGCCAGAGTATCAATGGATGCCAGTGAATGGCAACGTCAATACACAACCAACAGGCATTGCCAAAGTTGGTACACTTGGCGGAAGATTCACTGTCTACCGTGACACTCGCACAGAAGCTCAGTATCTGAATGGAGACAGAGCAAACTCATTAGAATATGCCCTACTCGGATATAAAGGAACAGAATACTATGACACAGGTATTGTATATTGCCCATACATTCCTGTCATGATTCAACGCACAATCGGTCCTAACGACTTCTCACCAAGAGTTGGTCTTATGACTCGTTATGGTGTTGTTGATCATATCTTCGGTGCTAACTTGTATTATCACGTTATCATCGTTAAGGGTCTTGGTACTTCCTTTAGTCCAGACAGCGGCAGAATCTATATGTAATCAACAGACAAGATCGCAAAAAAACCCAACCATCGAAAGGTGGTTGGGTTTTTTATTTAATTAATAAAAAAATTAACTTAAAATATCGTTTAAAAACGATTGATAATTTTTTTGAAACATTTTATTTAAAGATAAATTAAAATGTTTGTTCAATTTCAATTCTTTTAAAAAATCATTTTTTATTACTTCATCATTTATTTTTAAAAAAATATTTTTAACATATTCAATAAAACCAACATAATTTTGTTGGAATTTTTCCATTTTTAAATCGATATCTAATACTTTGCCACCATTAGAACTAAAGCTAATATGCGGCATTTCCATTAAAAGTGATTCTACTAAGTTATCAAATTTCATTAATAATATTTATCAAATAAATTATTCAATACGTTCAAAATCACCTTCAATCATATCAATGCTGTTTGATTTTTTCGAAGATTTATCAAACAATTGAGACATTATTTCGTCTCTTGTAGCAATTAAAACATTAGTTTGTGTTGATTTAAGAGCTTTACTATTTGATTCAATTTCCATTTTTTTAATTTCAACATCATTTATTGCTTGTTTGTTTTGAAGATTGATTTTATTTAATTGATCTAATGCTTTTGTTGCAGCATTTATTAGTTGTGATAAAGCAGCAATCTCTTTTGGATCACTTCCTGTAAGAACATTGTCTTTTAAAGATTGAACTGCTCCTAAAGTTGATTCTACCAATTCAGAAGATTTTTTATAAACATAATCACTAACGTTTTCATCAGTAACTTTTTCTTTTAATTCAATTTTTGTTGTATTTTTTGTTTCAGGTACAGAATCATTTCTCAATTCTTCTATAATTGAATCTATTTCGTTGACAGCCATTTTATAGAAGTATTTATCAAAAATAAGAAGAATTCCATATGTTTTTAATGCTTGATTTATTCTTAAAATAACCTATACTTCAAGAAGATGACATCGTATAACTCTCTTTGGGTTGAAAAGTATCGCCCAAAAACTTTAAAAGAAATTGTTTTAGACGAAGACAATTACGCATTTTTTTCATCTTTAAGTGATGAAACCCCTCATATTATGCTATGGGGAACGCCAGGTATAGGAAAAACAACATTAGCAAAAATAATTGTTAATGATATTTTAAAATGTCAATATCTTTACATTAACGCTTCAGATGAAAACGGCGTTGATACTATTAGAAATAAAGTAGTTTCTTTCTCTCAAATTAAGTCATTTGATGGTAATAAAAAGGTTGTTATTTTAGATGAGTCTGATGGTTTGACAAATGAAGGTCAAAGAATTTTAAGAAATGTAATGGAAGAATATGCAGAAAACACAAGATTCATTTTGACTGCAAATTATTTCAATAAAATTATTGAACCGATACGTTCACGTTGTTTATTGTTTAATTTAAAACCACAAATACCTCAAATCTTAGAAAGATGTCTTTATATCTTAAAAGAAGAGAATATACAAATTGATGAAAAAACTAAAAATGATCTTTCTTTTTTTATTGCAAAAAGATATCCCGATTTGAGAAGAATTATTAACGATCTTCAAAAATATTCAATTGATAAAAATTTTGACGTAGAAGATAAAACAGAATTTACAAATTTTGTAGTTGATATACTTAGAAATCTCTTAAAAAAAGAAAACGTATTGGCAATCCGTAAAACTATTATTGAAAAAGAAAATATTTTTGAGGGAGATTATCAAAAATTATTGGGTGAATTTTTTAATATAATCTATCAATCAAAACTTGATGATAAAAAGAAAAAGTCGGTTTTAGTAGAAATTGGCGAATATATGTATCGTGACAATTTTGTTTTAGATCACGAAATCAATTTCTTTTGCTGTTTATTAGCAATTGAAAATATTTTTTAGGCGTATCTTCTTTCAACTGCTGGTGAAGCAGGAATAGCAGTATTTTTTAATGGCAAATTGCTATCTTTAGGTTGATTACCAATATTAATTTCTATTTTTACTGGTTCTGGTTTAGTTCCAATAGGTTTTTCGTATTTATTAGGTACTCCTTGCACAGGGGGAAGATTTACCCCAAAGTTTAACACTTCAACATAGTCCCAATTACCAGGAACGGTAAATTCACTAATTTCTGTTGGAGTTGACACAGTTCTAGGATCATTCTTCAAAATTAAATAACATGTTCCTGTTCCTTCGTTATCGTTAGCATCCTTAACATTTTGTTCTGCGCCTCTTCCTGCAACTCTTTTGATAAAGAAAAAGTAATCATTCTCGATCATGTTAGTTAACCAATTTACAAAATCAGTGTCTTTACCATAATGTTCTTGACAATAGGGGCTGCTTAAAAATGCTTTTTTAACTTTAACTGGCGAACCTTCTCTGAAGCCACCATTTGAATAATGAGCAAAAGCTGTTTCTAAAAGAGTATCAAACTTATTAAATTTCTTCATATACTGTTAATATTTACCATAAGTATTTACCTAAAATGGCTACAGTTCGACTAGATAATTTAATTAAACCTAGACAAGCAAATTCTCCTTTAACTACTCTTTCCAAAGAAGAAGAAAAAAATTTATCAGTTTTTACAGATTTAAAGTTAGATTTAGAATTGGCAAACTCTATAGGGGTTGGTATAAATCCAACACAAGCTAAAGATATTGTAGTATCAAATGATATAGAAGCAATAAGAAATGCTTTATATAACATTTTTACCACAAAAAAAGGACAAAAATTACTAGATCCTGAATTTGGTTCATCTTTAGAACAATATTTGTTCGAAAGTGTTAGTCCAATTATCGGTAAAATCATCGGTGATTCTATAGTCAATTCAATTGAAACATATGAGCCAAGAGTCGAAGTTTTAAATGTTACAGTTTATCCAAATCCTGAAGAAAATCTTTATAAAATCAAATTAACTTTTAAATTTGTTGATATAAATAAAACATCATCAATAGATATTTTAATTGAGAAAAACGGACAAATAACTCTCTAATATGAGAAGAAGAATAACAATTGACAGTTCCAGAAGCAATGACTTAAATAAAAAGATTGCCATTGTTAAAAATCTTGGATCTAATGAAATTAAAAGAGCACCTGCAAATGCTTTTTTAAATGTAAATGATGCTGTCAGTAACACATTAGGTCGAAGACAACCTGTATTTTTTGAAGTTGATGTTGATTTAAATCAAAAAGTAGAAAACGTTCTACCCAAAAAACCTTTCAGAGATATTATTCAACCATTAGAATTAGAAGAAAACAGAAATGATATTATAGTTACTGCAAGTCGTTTGGAACCGATCCCAACACCAACACCTACACCAACTCCTACCCCTACACCAACCCCACCACCTGCTATTTGTGTTTTTGGTGCAGGTACAAGTATTGTTAATGGAACTTATACATATTCATCAAACTTAACATATAGCAATATATATGGAATTGTTTTAAAAAGAAACGCAACAACATTAAAATGGGAAATAAATCAAAATTCAACCAATTTATACGATAACAATTATTCAGGATATGAACTTCCAACGTTTGGATGGAATGTAACAAACGGTTTGCCTAATGAGCCATCTATTTCACTTTTCCCTTGCCCGACACCTACACCATACGTAGATTTGAATATCAGTTGGAATATGTGCGGATATACTGTTACAGCATATAATCCTTTATATAATGAAAACGACAGACCTAGAATAAACACATTTAGAACCGATGGTTCTTATGTTGTTTATATGTCAGCAGGTTATGTTTTATATAACCCATACACATCATTAACAAGTATAGCACCATGGGGTAACAGAACTGTTGGAACAGAAAGTATAAGCATACCATTAACAGAAGGACTTTCCGCAGGAATTGACTTATTTACAGCAATTAGCAGTATGCCAATTCCTATTTTTTCTCCAGATATATCAAATTGGTCTGTAGTTGATACAGGAAATTATAGAGAAAGAAAATATCAATTTATTGTTGGAAGTGAAGGAACATATAATATTTCTATAAATTATTGTGTACCTGTACCTACCCCAACACCAACACCAACACCTACCCCAACACCTACCCCAACACCAACACCTACTCCTACCCCAACACCAACACCTACCCCAACACCTACCCCAACACCAACACCTACCCCAACACCTACACCTACACCAACACCAACACCAAGTTATACCCCAACTCCTACACCAACTCCTTCTATTACACCTACCCCAACACCTACACCTACACGCACACCTGAACCATCACCTACTCCAACACCACCCCCTACCCCAACACCGCCGCCGCCAACACCTAGTATTACTCCAACACCATCACCAAGTCCTTCACTTTCGCCATCACCAAGTCCTTCACCAAGTCCTTCACCAAGTCCTTCACTTTCGCCATCACCAAGTCCTTCACCAAGTCCTTCACCAAGTCCTTCACCAAGTCCTTCACCAAGTCCTTCACCAAGTCCTTCACCAAGTCCTTCACCAAGTCCTTCACCAACACCGCCACCTCCTTCATCAACACCGCCACCTCCTTCATCAACACTGCCACCTCCTTCATCAACACCGCCACCGCCAACTGAACCGCCACCTACGAAAAACGTAACAACAGCGTCAATGCCTTGGTAATAATAAATAATATAAATGCCATACTACTATCAACAAAAAATAGCAGAAAGATATTTCACATATCATAATCTATGTCATGATGGTGAAAAAATAGAAAACAATAAGTTATATACTTTATTAGCACCTCAAAAATTTGGAACACTAGCTAAAAGTATTCCACCGTATATAACAACTAGTTTTTTATTATCTGGTGGATTGCCAACATATTATAACAACCTTGGAGCACCTGATCCTACTATCAAATGGAGTATAGTAGAAATACCAAATCAAATACCCGATTTAAATTTGATTACACCATCAGTAACATCATCAATTCCTATAAAAATATCAACAAGAAATCAATTTAGCTATCCGTTTTCGATGGTCATAAGAAATATGTATTTCAAATTTAGATATTATATGACGCATCCCGCATCAGCAGCAAAGTTAAATCAGCCGAATCCTACTGGACGTTGGATATATAGCAGAAAACCAGCATTTATAGAATATTTTACAAGATTTAATTATTTTAATTACGACTTTAAAAGAAAATATACCAATAATACTGTTTTATCTGCATATGGTGTAGATTTAGATTCATATTATTATAACATTGTAGCATCAGACAGTAATAAAAATGTAACATATAAAGAAGTTAATGTTACATCAACAGATTTTATTGATAATAATACAATAAAAGAATCTTTAAGTGGTTCATTTTTAAGTAATAATATAAATTCAAATATTAGAATATATCCTTTTAATTATGATTTATCAACACATCCTATTGATTTAAATACAGCCTTTGGCCATAAAGTTCGTTTATCAGAAAAAAATTTATTAGTTAGTGATCCTTTATCAGGCAATGGTAGAATATATGTTTATGCTTTAAACAAATATATAACAGGAAATAAAATATTGCCTGATAAAATTTTGACATCAAATTTTGTTTTATCAGGATTTGGTAATGTTATAGAATATAAAGAAGTTAGAGATAAATCTAACAAAACATATAAAGAAGTTCTTGCCGTTTCAACACAAACAGCAAACAATTCAAGCGTTGAAATTTTTAGTAATAATTTTGTTACTAAGATAAGTGGAGTAAAAATGTTTAATCTTTTGAATATTTCTATAAGCGGTCAAAGATTTAGAAACGTTTGGTTTTCCAAAGGAATTAATCAAGAAAACTTAAGTGGTACTGGTTATTATGGTTATGATTTAGGATTACAAGTACCAGATACTACTTTTAATAAAACAACAAACGTTTTATATGTCAGTGAACCATATAACAATCAAGGAATTGTATATGTTTATGGTTATCATAATTTTACAAATACTTGGAATTATATCACATCATTATCTTCCGCAAGTGCATTAAATTATGGAAAAAGTATTTCAGTAAGTGGACCATATGCAATTGTATCTGCTCCAAATAGTATTATAAGCGGTGTTACAGGAGCATTAATAGATGTTTATAAATTTAGCACCTCAGATTTAAACGGTGTTCCATTATCCGCAGGTACAGCATTATTTTTAGACGGTGAACAATACGGTTTTTACACTTTAGAAAAAACCGATGAAATTTTTATTCCGTCAAATAAAAATTTAGGAAAACATATTGATTATAATGAAAATCAGTTAACAACTAATTTTTTAAATAGAAAAAATATAAATTTTTACGGAAACCATTTAGCTATTACTGGAGATAATAAAACAGAAATATACACAAGATATTTTGATAAATTTGAAAAAAATTGTCAAATATCTTCTGCAACAAAAAGTAAAATTTGGGAAAATATAACATATCAAATAAGTAATAGTGCAGTATTTTTAAATGCTGCAAGAGTTCTTTGATAGATAACATTTAAGATTGGGAGAATTCGGTGAAACTCTTCTAAAGAAGACAATACCGAGCCGAGCCGTTTTTAGGATAAAGGGAAACGGAAGGTGTAGAGACTAGAGGATGAGCCTAACAATAAGCCTCACAAGAACCCAACAATTTTATATTTGCGAAAATATAAAAATTGAAGATATAGTCCAAACTTTATGGTGACATAAAGATTAATAAAATGACGCTTCTAAACGGCAACGTCCACGGACATCAGCGCAAACTGGAGGTACGCCCCTTTGGCGGCGTTACCAAAAGGGCTTAGAAACAGTGGCTGGCTCCACCAAGGTACAAAAACGTGCCACATTAAATGTTATCTATTAAAGAAACTTAACTTTTTTCTGTTTATACAATTTTTGTATAATATTTTTTTCCCAATCTCCATCATGTTCTTTGGGTTTAGTATAAGATTTTTTAACCCAATAATGATGTTGATTTGACAAATCTTTTGAGAAATTATCAAGTCCTGCAATATACACGCTATCGTATAAATTTTCTAAAAGCCAAGAAATAACTAAAACTCCACTAGAAGGAATTAAATTATCCGCTTTTTCTTTTAATAAAGTTTCTTCTTTTAATTTTTTTCTTAAACTATGATAAAACGATAAAGGAATTCTCCATATTTGTTTTGGCGTATAGGGAGGATTTCCAGAATCTCCATGAACATAAAGAATTTTGTTGGGTCGAATATCATCATCTGTCGGTATTTGTTTATCTCCCAAAGTACACCATACTGTTGTTTTACTGCCTACATATTTCTCATAACCTTTTATAGCAAATTTATTAAATCTAAAAATTGTATCAAAACTATCAATTATTTTACCTTTTTTTTGAAACAGTAAAGAAGGTCCATTTCCTATAATAATAGCAGAATTTTCTTTTTTTAATTCTAATGGATTCATATAGATTTTGCGTAAATAATTACGCAAAAGTAAAAAAACTCTATAAGTATTGAAATAAATGGCTACTAAAAACTTTACACAGTTTGATCTTAGAACACCTTTGTTAACTTCAGACTATATTGTCGGATATACCACAAATGGTCTTGCAGAATTAAAAACAACAGTTCAAGATATTATAAATTTAGTCCCTGTAAGCGACTCGACAATCATTCAAAACGCTTCTGCCAATTGGAATTCTGTTTATAGCTACACAAATGCCAATAGTTCTTTAGATCAATCTGCTAGAAGTTTTGTAAACTCCAATAGTGCTAATATTTTAAATTCATACAAAGGATCTAATTGGGTTTTTGCTAATAGTGCTACAGAACTTTCAGTTACAAGTGTAGTCAATAGTACATCTGCCAATTGGAATTCTGTTTATAGCTACACAAATGCCAATAGTTCTTTAGATCAATCTGCTAGAAGTTTTGTAAACTCCAATAGTGCTAATATTTTAAATTCATACAAAGGCTCAAATTGGGTTTTTGCTAATAGTGCTACAGAACTTTCAGTAACTTCCGTTGTTAATAGTACTTCTGCTAACTGGAATAGTGTTTACAGTAACGTAAATGCAAATAGTGCAACATATGCCACTATCCTTTTTAGCAATAACAAATTTTTACCACTTTCTGGTGGTCAAATTACAGGAAGTTTAAATATAACAAATAATTTATTAGTTGGAGGAAATACAACAATAACTGGCAACTTAACAGGCAATAATATTTTTGCAAAAACTTTTACAACAGATAAGCCACAAACAATTTATCAAGGTGAAAGAAGAGATTTAACTATTAATAATGCAACAACAGTCAGTCAAGAACGTTTAGGTAGATTGACGATGCTAACAATATTTAACGCAGGAGCAACATCGGTTTTAAATTTATCAGAAAGTGAAAACAATAGATTTTTAGAAGGCGATGTTGTCGGAATATGGGCAAGACAAGCTTTAAGTTTTACAGTAACTTATACTCCATATGGAGGTAGTGCTGTTACGGTATCAACATTTACAGGAAGTGGTGGATATAATACAGGAAGTGTTGCATTGTATTATAAAAATGGAACATTTATAACCCAAACTTTTGATGAACAAAATATAAAAGGCATTGCTTCTGAACTTAGAATTGAATCAATCCAACCAAATGATCCAGGTGAACCATTTTCCACAATAGGTCGTGGATCTTTTGTTCATGCATTAACATTAAACGCAGGACATCCCAAATTTACAAATGGCTCTGACCACTTTCATTTATTACATAACGGTACTGGTGGAAATTGGCAAACTTTAAATGGTGGATACAATTGGACACCACAAAGAATAACTCAACATACTTTAGCTTTTCGAGGAGCAGAAACAACAGCAAATATTGTTGCTGCTTATGGTGCTTCTTTAACAGCAAACCAAGTAACTCCACCGTATGGAGTTTATCCTAATCAGGCAAGCAATTATTTAACATTGTGGACAAGTAGCTATAGTTCATCATTAACAGTCGGAAAAATTGTATATTTTTCTGTAAGTCCTGCTGGTAGTGAAAATGCATCATTAAGAAAAATAGGATTTACCGCATCATCTTTTCCTGCAAAGATTATATCAGTTAATGATATAGGATCAGCAGAATCTAATGCAGATATTCCTGCTGGAAATACGTTGCCAGGAACGGCAGTAAAACATTTTCGAGTTCAGCCTTTAAATTTAGCTGTTGATAACTGGTTAGGTGCTGCATTACTTTCAAATGGATCTTTAAGATATAGTACAGTTCCTTCTTTTACTAATAGTATTACAAATACAGGAGAAGTTATTCGCTTACCAGGTGATACATTATTAGTTCCAGACACCCAAAGCACATCATTAAGTGCTAAAGGCGGTTATAACTATGTCTCAATGAGAAATGGTTGTGAACTTGTTTTTGATTTATCATTAACACCTTTACTATCCACAAGACAGCCATTTTTATATGAAGGATTGCCTGTTATTGTTTTATTATCAGAAATAACATCTTTAACTGCTACAAACTATAATGGGTTGACACCAAATTCTGCTAAATGTCAATACGGCTTACCTGTAGATTCAACATCTGGAAGTGCATATTTGGGAGAATTTACAAACTCTGTTGGTGGTTATTTACAACAAACATATGATGGTTACATTTATAGATCAACACCAACTCAAGTTATTATTAGATTAGGACAAATTAGAGGTACTGAAGAGTCTAGAATGCAAAAACATGCAAGTCCAAATATAGACTATTTCGTAGGAAGATCTGGTATAGGAATTACTACTTCTACATTTGCAAAATCGTTACCTCCAGGCGGACTTTCTGCTGTAGAATTTAACGGTTATCGTCTTACAGGAGTTTCTTCTGACAATAGATATGGTAGTTGGGCTAATTGTAGCACTGGAGCGGTTTACACATTACCCCCAATAATGAAAAGCGGAATAGAATTTTCATCGTTCCCTGCAATTTCTTCATCTGACCTTCAACTATTTGTTTATGCAGGAAATAAAGACCCTGTTCATAGACCTGTTGCAGGAATGCAATTATTTTCATATGAAAGATATCCAAACATTCAACCAGAATTAAAAGAAACTGGTGCTGTGGTTTCTAAATTTGCATTAGGACCAAGCTGTGAAGGATTTGATAGAGATACTGCTGTTGTAGGGTTTGGTTCTACAGCATATCACTATAGAAGTATGGCAATTGGTCATAGAGTAGAAACTCTTTCTGCACAAGAAATTGCAATCGGTATCGATGACAGCGTTTTTAGAGTAGGATTAAGTAGTTTGTCAATATCACCAGCAATGTTAAGCTCTAATGGAGTAGATACATTCCTTAAAATTAAAAATGATAAGGGTCCATTATATGGATTGAAACTACAATTACTTTAATTCTTAAACTTTTAAACTAAATATTAATAATGGACGAAAACTTCATTTTTAATAAAAATTCTTATGTTGCTTTTGATGGCACTAGTTTAAAAAACATCATAATTGATCGTTTAAATCGCGGTCAAGTCTTTACAGACCAAAATTATCAAGGTTCTAATCTTGCTGCAATCATAGATGTTATTTCATATTCATTCAGCAATTTATTATTTTATTTAAATAAAACATCATCAGAAAGCTTATTCTCAGAATCTCAGATATATGAGAATATGAACAGAATTGTTAAACTTTTAAATTATAGACCTGTCGGACCACAAGCACAAACAATTCCTATTAGAGTATCTGTAGCCAATTTAAATAAAGGAAATTATATTATACCAAGATATAGCTATATCAATGCAGGATCGACTACATACTCATTCAATGAAGATGTATCTTTTTCAAAATTGACAGATAGTACAACAGAACAAATTATTGATATTAATGACAAGTATTCCTTATCACAAGGAGTATATAACGAATATCCAATTTATACATCAGGTGGAATAGATAATGAAAAAATTTATCTTGCAGTTGATGATACGGTTGTTGTTGACTATTTTAATATTCATGTCTATGTTAAACCATATAACACCACAACTTGGCAAAAATGGACAAGAGTGCAAGATTTATTTTTATACGTAGCCAATGATACCGTTTATGATGTAAGATATAACGAAAATAAAAGATATGAAATATCTTTTGGAGATGACATCAACGGCAAAAAATTACAACAAGGTGATCAAGTAGCAATATATTATTTAAGAACCACTCCAAATGTTCAAAGTTTAGGTATTGGAGCATTAAATAACACCAATATTGTATATTATAATTCTTTACAATTTTCTGAGGTTTTAGATGACACAGGATTAGATTTTGGAAATTACTTAAATGCAAACGGTCTTTCAAATGTTTTTCTCAATAATGAATATCCATCAACAGAATATGCATCAGAAGAAACAGTCGATGATATTCGTAAAAATGCACCAAAAAGTTTTAGAACACAATACAGATTAGTTACAATAACTGATTATGAAACATATATTAGAACAAATTATAGCAATTTGCTAACAGATGTTAAAGTTTTAAACAATGAAGAATATTTAAAACAACACCTAAAATATTTATATAACTTGGGATTAAATAATCCACAAGAAAACACAACAGTTTTATATAATCAAGTTAAATTTGCAAATACATGCAATTTTAACAATTTATACATTTATTTGGTTCCAAAAAACTCAAATCAAGAATTTCTCACACCATCACAAAAAGAATTTATTTTAGAAGGTGTAAACGAAACTAAAACAGTAACCACACAAATAGTTCCTACAGATCCTGTTTATGTATATCTTGATTTTTATTTGAAAAGTCCTACATCATCTTTAACAATTGATGATATCGATCAAACCAAATTAAGAATTATTAAAAATGAAAATACAAGAAGATCTTCTTCTGCAATTGCATTAGACGTTAAAAACATTTTTGAAGAAAGTTTTGCTAGATTAACTTCACGTTTAGGTCAGGTAATCGATATATACGAAGTAGCAAATCGCATTTTAAATATTGATGGCGTTGATAACGTTCAAACACATCGAGCCGATGTAAACATTACAATAGAAGGTATATCTTTATTGATTTGGAATCCTGTTTATCCTGACAAAGATATTAATGTTTATACACAAAATTTAGTTATTGATAATTTTAAATATCCTATTTTTAATAATTTAAATTTTATTTTAGATAGAATAGAAATAGTAGAAAAAACAGGAGTTATCAAAATAGCTGATTTCTAATATAAATGAGCAATCCGTTATCTATTAATTTAAACAAATATGGTGGATATACAAACGCAAGCAAGTTTGTTTTTTCTACAATATATAATACTTTAAGTGATTTAAAGTTTATTAAATGGAATTTGGGAGACGGTACAATTTTTTATAATCAAAGAGAAGTTGAACATTATTACGAATTACCAGGCGAGTATAACATTACATTAGTTGGACAAACAAACAGTACATTTTTATCAGCAGTTAGTACCATAACAGTTGAAAATTTTTTAAAAGAATCTGTATATTTTGATTTTATCCCACCTCCAACTTTTGCAGGGCATTATAATAGATATCCTTTTAGAATTAAGATAACATCATCAACAACAGATAATCATTATGTAGATTTATATGCTCAGTTTTCTAGATCTTATCCGTACCAAGAACCACAAAATAAATGGTCTTTTCTTAGACCACAATGGAGATTTTTAGATTTAAGTGGAAATCAAATATGGAATATTAAAACTACAGACTATCCAATAAAAATTACAGAAAATAACGCAATTAGCGCAACAGGATTAACAGTAGGAGTAACAGGTTTTGCTGATTTTTATTTTATAGATGACATTTACAATTATGATTTAGCTTTATCAGGAGCACCATATACAACAATATGGGCTACTTTACAAACGAGTGCAATTCGTGTAAAAAGTGACGGATTTAATACAGACCTTACAATGCCAAGCTATGCAAACAGCACTTCAATAGCAATGGCTCCATATGTTGTTTTAAGAAGAACACCAGAATTATTAGACATCAGAGAAAACGGAATTAAAAATTATAGTAATCCAAGATGGACTGATGCTAAACAACCAATACTAATTAAAGCAGGATTTGCAGACGGTTATCCTGATGAATGGGTAGATGGTATAGGAATTCGAGAATACGATAAAGATGCTAACTTTGCAAGATACATTCCACTCGAAGCACCTAATATACCATTGAGTGCAGGTGTTTTGGGACTATCAGGAGTTGAATTTTTTGATAAACCAGAATTTCAATGGATAGATGATACAACATATAAAGCTGCGGGTTATTATAAAGGAAATTTTACAACAACACAACCTTACGCATTTGGAGCATATGTTACAGCATATGCAAATATACCAACTCCAGCAACATCTGGTTCTTTTTACAATCCTTTAATTTGGCTTTCAAACCCACAAGCTGGAACATTTTCTATTGCACAATATTATTATAATAATACATCAATATTTCAACAAATATCAACACCAAATTTAAATAAAGCCCAAGTCAAAACATTTAATATGCCGATTATTCAAAATGTAGATTTTGATATGGATGCAATGGCCCTTTCGGGATTTCATGGAATATATTCTATTGCTGCTTTACCTGCGCCACAATATCATGCATGGATGTCTGATTCAGAATTAGATAAACTTTATAGAATTAACTCATTAGGCCAAATTTTATGTTCAATTGATTTAAAATCAATTGTAGAAGAAAATAATTTGGGATTTTTAATCAATAAAAAAGTAAGTCCCGCCCAAATTGCTTTAGATGGCAATAGAAATATATTGGTTACTTTATATGATACGGTTTCTGTTTTAAAATTTGATCAAGTTGGAAACTTTTTATATGCCATTAATCCATTTCAAGTAATGACATATGATACTCCTTATAGCGAGTTAAGATGGTTTTTAGAATCATCTTATTATGATTCGTCTACAAGTGGAGATTATGATTATAATCTTATAGAGCCAACTGGGATTGATACTGATAAAGACAATAATATTTGGGTATCTTATTCAAATTCTTTAAGCGGTTTTGTTTTAAAATATAATTCCACAGGAAATGTGGTGTATTCTTTAGCAGCACCACTTTGCTCAACACCACAAGAAATTGTAACAGATAAAGATGGTAACGTTTGGATTTGTTATAGTGGTTTAAATTGGAATACTCTCGGTAAAATAGAAAAAAGAAGTTCAAATGGCACTTTACTTAGAGCAATTACAGGATTAAGAAATCCGAATTATCTTACACTTGATACGGATCAAAACTTATGGTTTTCTTTTGCATTTCATAATGTTGGAACTATTAATACAAGAACTGGTACATTTTTCCAATATACTGTTATCGGTCAAGATTTAAAACCAAACGATTTTCCTAAAAAGAATCGACCATTTGATTCCAAAGAAAGTACAGAACCTTGGTTTGATGTTCTACAAAATGCAGATGAAACAGCAATCGAAGGAATCGCGTGTGACATGCGAGGTTATTTGTATATTATTAATTCCATAGAAAATCAAGTTTATGTATTTAACACAAAAACTAGAAAGGTTATAGATAGATTTTATGTTAACCCCCAAGGATTTTTATTCTATCAACACGATCAAAGAGAGCCTACAATTATGGCATACTATCTTTGGAATAAGTCTTTACAAGCAGCAGGAGATTGGACAGGATGGAGATGGACAAACAAATATGGTGTAAATTATTTGCCTTACTACACAAATACAGCTAGAAATTTTTATACTAGCGGCATTTCTCTACCACTAGATTTTTATGATCGCTCAGTTTATACGGCATTTAAAATAAACGAAGATTTTAATTTTTCTGAAAAAATGTACAATGTGGCAAATATGCCAATTTTACAAGAGAGTACAAATTTTTTCCAAAACTTTTTAGGAAGTATTTTTGGAAAAGAACCTTTTTATCATGATGATTTGGGAGTAACAGCATATGAAAAAATTGCAAACTTTGTTACCAATCAAGCAGATGTAGATACTTGTGAAATTTCTCAGTTATACAGTTTATCAGAAATGGTAGATTTAGATTCTGACGATTTTCAATTAAACTATCCACCAAGTATCAAAAGAGTCATGAATTTAGCAAGTGTAAATTTATCCAAGTTGATTGGTGTTAAATGTGGATGTGGAGTATCTTTTAATAAACCAAACGATTGTGCAAAAGCAGCAATATGTTCATATTGTAAAAAAGAAAAATTAAATAACAGAGGAGATATACTGTCATCTTTAACATATCAAGTTAGTGCAGGTACGCCTGTTGTTATGAAAGTTAAATCGATAGATACGTATCGTTTAATACCTACAGGGTTTGTTAACGGAGTTTCAGCATATAGTTTAAACTCTTTAGCAACATCAATAGGATTAACAACAAATTGGCAAGACTATTACGAATTCTATTCTTATTTAAATGTAACTAATAATAGTATTATTGAAAATTTGATAGATTGGTCTTCAGACCAAACAACAATTTCTAGAAATCTTTCTACTTTTAATGATTGGTATAAACAAGAAGGAATTTTAGATATGTTTTTTAATTATGAATTATATAATGGTTTAGGTTTATTGGATCAAAACGATTAATTTGTCATTGATAATGCGTATTTTATTCTAAATATTAATAAATGTCGAATCAAGGATTCAGTATAGTAGAGCAAGGATTTTGGCCTAGAGAAACATATTCAGTTTCTCCAATACTGTCTGCAATTCCTTTAAATTTGGGACTTTTGCCATATAAAAACACGTTTCATCAGATAAAAAACACATATCTTCAATTAGAGTCTTTAACTGCATCATATTGGCCATTTAATTCAACTGTTGGTTTAGAGTCATGGCAAGGAGATATATCTCAAGCAGTAGATTTTTTAACCAATCAATCAAAGTTTGTTGTTAATACTTCGGCATTTAGAATTTATGATTTAGGTTCTTATGTTAATATATTTAGAGTTACTTTAAATGATTTGGATGCTGATGCGGGACAAAGTACTGATACTATATATGATGATATAGTATATGGATATCTTTTTTATCCAAAAAGATTATTTTTACAACCTATTAGTGCTCAAAAAATTAATGCAAATTCTTATAAGTTGACTTGTTCTGCCGTTTTAATTAAACCAACGGTTATTAACTTTAAAGATCCTGTACCAGAGAGAAGAACAGTAACACCATATTACCATGAAAGATTTTTAACCAATCCTCCATCTCTTGAACCGTTAAGTATATCTAAAAATAATGAATGTGTTTTATTTTATGGTTTAAGTTCTACGCAAACACATATAAACAGACCTATTTTAAACTATGCTCTGAATCAAAACAATGCTTCATTTTCTTTCAACTTAGAAAATAATTCTTATAACAATTTACTTAGAAAAGATTTTAATTTTTTAAGTTTTGCTTTAAACTATCAAGCATTCGATAGATTTACAGGATTGCCTTATATTGAAACTTTTGAAAATTATTATTACGATACACCAAATTTTGGTATTTTACCATTTAGTAGACCCATAAGATTTTCATATGACCCACAAAATAATCCTCTTCTTCAAACTTTTTACATTGTACAAAGCGGAATATCTTACACTGGAACACCAGGTACACTACTTCCTTTACAAGATCCCAGAAATTCTATTTTTTATGTTAATTTAAATTTACAAACAACAAATATTAGACATACCATAAAACAATTTTCTTTAGCAAGTACATTATATAATGCTGTTACTGGAAAAGCAGGTACACCATTTAGCGTTTCTTATATTAACGACTCATCTAATATAAGACATAGCACAGAACCAGTTCAAGGTACAATTTCTAATTTTTATGTTCATGGGGATTCGTCCAGCACATTAGGAGTTCGAGTTTCTTCAACTGTTGCTAAATGTGATACCGTTACTTTTACAACAAAACACCCACCACATTATTATGCATATAATTTGGCTATGGAAGCAATGCCAAATTCAGCAGGAGTTCAAAATAATTTTACAGAACTTACTGAAATTAATAATTTAACATTTCATTTAAGTTCTTTACCAATTAATAGAACAGCTTCATCTGTATTTGTTTCAACATATCTTTATTCAGATTTTAATTGTTTAACTTTAGATCTTCCAACATATGCAACGAATGATAAAATAAAATATGTTCAGCAAGGAAATGATGACTTTTTAGTACAATCTATTTCGGCTTACACATATCCAGATGGTGTTAAAACATATTATAATTTTAATACATCTCCTTGGCTTAATGCTAATAAAAACAGTGATTTAGAAATCACATATCCAACTACATATCAAGACACAATTAACTTTACCATTAGAGCTTCTTTATCAACATTAGCTGGAAATAAAGATGCAATATTAAATTCATCCATACCGTTAATAGGTTTATATAATCCTCCTGCATATCCTCTACTTTTAAATAAAATTGTAGAAGGAGATGATTTTATGGATGTAACGGCGGAATCACTTACATCGATATTTGTTTATCCAGGAGTAGATTTAACAGACACCAATATATCTTGGAGGGTTAATCCTAATAGTAATGATTTTAAATTAAACTATTTAATTAAAGATACAAACGGTGTTTATAAGCCAGTTAATTTTTTAAATAAAAATACCAGTATTAATTTCGATAATTTTTCTTGGGCTGTTAGAATTTCTGGATATGGACCTACTCCAATTGCTCTTACATTATCTTCACAACAATATAATAATTTTGTAACAATTTCTTCTGACCCTTCGTTTTTTGATTTTTTTGTAGAAAAAAGAATTATTATAGGACAAAAAGTAGTTTATGATAATTCTTTAGAAACAAGAACAGTAACATTAACAACAAGTGTTCCTTATAAGGGAAGATTATACAATCTTCCTTTAAATCTTCCTGTTTTTTGGAGTTGGACTTATAACAATAATACAATTACGCCAACAATTACTGCATTATATACAATACCACCTTTACTTGATGATGTGTACGAAGCAGGAGAGAATTTAAATTCTCAAACTTTAAGTTCTTTAAAGTTTTTGATAAAACCTAGACAAACATCCAATACGCCAATAGGAAATAGTGTAAAAATAAACTTTTATACCACAGATACTATTTTACCTTATAGTGGAACATTCCAATTTGTTGCAGACGATTTTCCAAATAAAACCATATTCAATTCTGATTTTGATATCAGATACAGAAGTTTTCCAACTGTTAAAATTTTGGATACTAGGAATAACCAATTCGTTTTAACAAGACCAGATACAGGAAATTCAAAATATACATTAAGAGCAAATACAGACATTATCCCATTATTGAATTCTGAAAATTATAGTTGGGATATTACTAAAAGTACAACTCCGAGTGTTTCTACAGTATATGGTTTGACCGCAATTAATTTGGATACTGATGGCGTATACGAAACTACAGTAACATTCACTGCAATATCTGCTACTGCTCTAGGCTGGTCGTATCCACACAACGCAACACAAACAGTAAAAATATATACTTTAAATAGTACGGATTTTAATAGATCTCCATCATTTATATTATATCCAGAATTTGCATGGCAAAATGCAAAACTTCAAATTTTAAATGATTCTAATTTTAGAACTTATGCAGCATCTACAAGTTCTTACGGGTATAAGAAAACAAGTACAGAGTTTTATTATATTTCAACCTTTCCTACATATACAAAATATAATTTTTCATATGGATATGATCGTCAACCGATAGCAACATCATTTACAAATAATAGAGGAACTATAGAAATCCCATATAATACACAATTTTATTCAAACACAGGAATAACATTACAGTTAACAGCATTTAATATTTTTTATCCAGAAAACACACCTTTAAGATATCAAATAGTTGAAGGTGCATCTTTAGTTACAAAGACTTATAATATTACAGCACAAACAGTACCATATAGTACTGGCACAAGTTCTGCATTAAGATTCTCACAAAATCCTAAATTAATGGATTATAATAGTATATCACATACTTTTACAGCAACGATTACGTCTTTTGATTTAGATGTCAATAGAGTTATATACGTAGATCAAAGAATAGAAACAAATCCAAAAAATAGAGCAGCATTTCCACAAGAAAACATTTCAACTATCACCTATATACTTTCTACTCCTCAATGGAAATCTTATAAAAATGTACCAGCATTGAACGGTTTATATCCAATTTATACATTAAAAGTTGGGGATGAATTTAGTCCATTAACTCTTAATGGGTCGAAATATAATACATTAAGATTAAATGCATCCGCTGACTTAAACATCAAAATACCACCAGAAACATTTGATAATTATGCGTTTTTTCAATATACAGGAAATAGAGATTTATGGGACACTAAAAATATTGTTTTAACATCTGATTTAGGTCCAATATCAAAATGGAGAACCTTAGTTGCATATTCAACTTCAACATCACCTCAAATATATTTTAGTACATACTATACAATTACTGGATATAACATATTCGTAGAGTTTGAGACTCCTGATTATCAATCAAATCCAATTACTAGTTATTCTGTAAATTTTGGTGATAGTACTATTCTTACACAAAATAAAAATACAACATTTAATCATCAGTATAGCAGTGTTGGTACATTTTTTATAACGTATAGTGCCATTCGACAAGATTCTTCATTTACCAAATACTTTGCACAAGTTCCTTTTATAGTAAAAGATAAGTGGCCTGAATATAATCAAGAAAATATTAGAATTTTAAATGAGGCTGTTTTGAATTTGCCATATACTTTAGATGAAATTTTAATACAACCAAATGAATTTGGAGACAATGATATTTTTAATACATGTATTACACGATTAAACGAATGTTTAGAATACTTAAAAAGTAATACACAAACCATGAATATAGATGCACCGATTCTTTATTATGGTTGGTTAGGAAGTAATCTTGAAAATCAAAGTGATGGTATCAGATGGTATACTTCTACCTATGGTTCAAATTACTATAATCTTTTAGATAATGCCATAAGCAGTGGGAAAAATTATTTTGAAGATATTCGTAGTATAAAATTCGATAACAAATACATTTACGTTTTAGATAATTCAAAATTTAGACTTTTTAATAAAGATAAAGATGCAAGTGAAATTTTGTTTGATAATGCATCAGAATTAAACGGAATTTTTGCTGATCCTAAATCAATCGCAATTTCACAAAATAGTCAGTCTATATATGTTGCAGATTCTATACGTCATAAAGTATATAGATTTGATTTTGATTTTACAGATCTTAATAAACCAATCTTTTCATTAGTTTTAACAATAGGATCTTTTGGAGGATTAAACGATAATAATAGATTTGATTATCCATCAGAATTACAATACAGATCAGACAGTTTATACGTTTTAGATTACAATAACAACTGTGTTAAACAATATAACAAAGATTTATCTTGGATTCATACATATTATGATGATTTATTTGTAAATGACCAAATTCAAAATATTGCAGTTCATCCTACAAATTTATTATATGTTTTAGGAAAAACTTTAAAAGTTTATGTTTTTGATACATTAGGAGAAACTTCTTTTAAAACTTTTGATTTACCAGAAATATCTAAAAACAGTGAAATAGCAAGCATATTTTTTGATGATGCTGGAGAATTTTTATATGTTTTAACAGATAAAAATGTTTTTAAATATACAGCAGTTGGTGAATATATTACAACTTTAAACATACCTCAAAATAGTCTTGCGTTTGTATCAGGAGATATATCAGAAAATAAATCAATTAATATTGCTTCTAAAAATTCAATATTACGCTTTCAAGATTTTGTTGAAATATTTAAAATCGGTGAAGGATTATCTACATCTTATTGGTCTTTAAATCAAATGCATCTTGCTAAAGAGGAATTTGCACAAGATTTAAATTATAATGCGGCATTGATAAAAGTTGCACAAAATTTAAAAACTTTTAGAACATCATTAAATGCAAAATTCGCACTTGTATCCGAACAAACATCAAAAGGTACTGTAACATATTTTTCAATTATTCCGATAAATGTCGAAGATAGACCAGCATTTGAAGATGATATCGAACTTGAAAGATTAAGAATCGGAACTAACGAATTTCATATACCTACAGTTATTAATAGAGAGTTAACAAAATTATATAACGCTTTGTTTGATTTAACATCATATTTAAATATAGTAAGTACAAATACCGATTCATCAACTACAGATAATAATGGGGGATCTGGATGTACAGGTAGTTTTTGTTGGTCATGGAAATCGATGGCTTGTTATAACTTAAGTTTACCGATTATCCGTTTATGTAATATCAATCCAATTACATATGCAGAATTGATTAATACATTCCCAATTAATTATGCACCAACAAAAACTTGGGGTGAAGCATATGCAAATTGTTGCAGTGATTATGTTTCTCCTTTAGATAAGTAATATTAAGCTTAATCTAAAATAGTAACTCAGAAATGGGTTCTTGGAAAAAATTCCATAGGCTTGCGATTAACTTATGAGCAATAGATTTCACAATAAATGGCATAGAAAAAACCATCATACGTATGGAAATGCATCAAATCCTGATGCAGCGCATGACCCAATCGCAAGTAAAGATCAACCATTTTTAGGAGAATTTGTTTTACAAGGAGCATTGTGTGCAGTAGCTCCTATGAGTGCTTTTGCTGGTTATTTTTACTCTAACTTTACAGGTCTTTGTGCATTTGCTGGTTATAGAGCAATTCAAGCAAAGGCTTTTAGCTTTCCAGGCGGTGATAGCATCGGTCTTCAAGTAGATTCACAAAACATTGCTATCAGTGCTTATGCTCCTTGGGTTGGTTTGAATGTTTATAGCATGACCCATGCAATTTCTGCTTATGGCAAAGGTCGTGGTGCATTTATTGGTTCTGACATAAAAGGGGCCGAAATTGAAGGTGGATCAATAGGAGCAGAAATTTACAGTGATAATAAGGCTATTAGTGCTAATGGCTTTTTAATGGGTGCAGAAATTTACAGTAATCGCAGAGCAATTTCTGCATATGGTAGTTATACTGCTGCGGAACTTTATGGAGCAGTAAGAGCAATATCTGCCATGAGTCCAAATCTAGGCATTGAGGTTTATAGTAATAATAGAGCAATTTCTGCATATGGAACATCAATCGGTTTAGAAACAGCAAGTCCACAAGTGGCTTTATCAGCTTATAGTCCAAAAATTGCTATTCGTGCATATGCTCCAATTTATACTCAAAATAGCGATGGTGTTCGTGCATTAGATGTAAGAGGATTTAGTTTTTTTGATGGAGATGTAACAATTTCAGGAAACTTAACGGCTGCTGGAGCTTTGACATATCTTGATACTAAAGTTCAAATTACATCATCTCTTTATGTTAAGAATGAAGGAACGGATACGGCATGTACAGTTATTCAAACTGGAAATGTACCTGTTGCTCATTTTTATGATGATAGCAACTCGGCATTTTTTATTGATGGAAGTACAACGGCTCCAGGATTTGTTGGAATTAATACCGCAACACCAAATCAAAGATTAACAGTTGTTGGAAATATTTCAGGTTATAGTGATGAAGTATCATTTAATGCAAGCCGTGCAAGCGGTAGATGGAGTTTTGCTTCTGGTACTAGCAGAGCAACAAACAATCTTAGCAATGCAGAAGGTTCTTCTACATTAGCTTCTGGAATAGCAAGCCACTCACAAGGTATTAGAGCAGTTGCTTCTGGAGAAGCAAGCCATGCGGCAGGATTTGAAACTTTAGCTTCTGGACAATACGCTACATCAATAGGAATTGTAACATCTGCCACGACACAATATAGTTTTGCAGGTGGTGTAAACTCTATAGTAAAAGACAGGTATAATGGATTTGCGTTTGGTAATACTAATAGAGTGACACACGATTCTGCTGTTGCTCTAGGTGGTAACGCTAACTTAGCTAGTGGTCCTAGAGCACACTCATCTGGATCATCAGGTTCTATAGCATCTGGATATGAAAGTTATACAGAAGGAACAAGAACAGGTACAGGAAATAGAGTTCCTTTCCAGTCATACAACCCTGTAACAAAAACATTTACATTCAGTCCAGCAAATTCAGCACTCTTTTTTGGACAATTTTATGGCAATTTGCAAGTAACTTTAAGAGGTTGCATAACAGGTGGTGGTCTAGGATCCTTTCACGAAGGAGATTTTTTTGATATTCAAGTACAGCCTAATAGTGAAGCAGCAGTAACACCATTTAACACACTTTCGGCTCTTGGAGTTTATCCTTTATCTGGTGGAGAAATCACATGGAGTATCGGAAGCGGTAAAGGTTGGATTCAAAATGGCTCTGGTTGGGAAAGTCATGCAGAAGGATACGAATCAGTCGCATCTGGTTTTCGTAGCAGTCATGCAGAAGGAGTTAGAACATTAGCAAGGGGGGATAATGGCTCACATTCTGAAGGTTATGAAACGGTTGCTTCAGGTAGATTTGGATCACACGCAGAAGGATATGAAACAGTAGCTTCTGGATATTATGGAAGTCATGCAGAAGGTGAATTCACAGAGGCTTTTGGAAATTCTAGTCATGCCGAAGGATCTGGTACAATAGCTGGTGGAGAAGATAGTCATGCGGAAGGACAAAACACATCAGCTTCTGGAATAGCAAGTCATGCAGAAGGAAACGGTACAACAGCATCTGGAGATTATAGTCATGCAGAAGGATCTAATACAAGAGCTTCAGGAATAGCAAGCCATGCAGAAAACGCTCTCACATTAGCTTCTGGAGATGCAAGTCATGCAGAAGGATATCAAACAAGAGCTAGAGGATATGCTTCTCATGCAGCAGGATATAAATCAGAAACTCCATATGATTATTCTTATGCATGGTCTGGAGATAACACATTAGTTCGAAATGTATCATCTTCTTTACCAAGACAATATTTTATATATGCTCCAAGCGGAGTATATGTTCCTCTCGGAATGGTCGGTATTGGAACAGGAACAGATTATCCTAATAATAATTATGGGTTTCCTCTTACTGTAAACGGTGGAATAAGTTCAAAAGGATTAAGACTCTGGGATAATAGTCAATTAATATTTGGATATTATCCATCATCAAATGACGGAGCAGCAATATTTTATCAACCAGAAGCTGCTGATCGTGGAACTTTAACTATTCAAACAATAGATAATGCAGATTCTAAAATTGTATTAAGACAATTTGATCAAACATCAACAAACAATTATAATAGATTAATAGTTGGATCAGATGGAAATGTTGGTATTGGAACAGGAACAGCAACAGCAATAGATACATTTAATACCACGCTTGCGGTATATGGAACATTGAGTTCTTATAATTCTTATGTTGGCGAAAAACTTTATTTTGGTTCATCTACTACACCAGATGTCAATTTATATAAAAGCGCAGCATCTACTCTTAAAACCGATGATAATTTATTGGTTACAGGAACTGTAAGTGCTGTTAATTTTATATCATCAAATGGAATTACACCAGTAGCAGTTTCTATTCCATTTAACTTTAGAGGAGAGTTGGGTACATTGTGGCCTTCTAATTTAACAGTTCCATATGGGTATAGATTTGTCATCACAGGCACAGGACCAGTTGCTTTTTTTGAAACAGTAGTTGGAAGTGCTCCAGCAGGTAACTATCCACAAGTGCAACTTATAAGAACCCCCACAGCAGGAAGCGGTATTGTGACAGGAACATACTTTGGGGATGCAGTATCTACTATCATTGCTGGTGAATTTACAAATAGAACTTTTGGTTCACCAACTTCTGTTAGAGCATCAGCACAAGCTGGAGATACGGTTCGCGCACAGATTACTGTAGGCTCAACTATAACAGGATATACAACATTATCTGGAAAATTGATATTCAATGGAGTATTAATCCCAACAAACATTTAAAATACTTTATTTTTTAGGTTTTTCTATTAAGTATTAATAATGTTAGAATTTGGCACAGATATATTATTAAGATCCGCTACAAATAATACAGTATTAACTGGTTATGCTCCTTTTACTTTAAGTATTAATCCATCAGCAATAACTCCCCCAGTAGGTCGTAAAATTTACAAAATAGAATATATTTTTGATGATTTGGAAACAAAAGTACAATCTTTGTTTATTGCTCCTACAGGTAACACAAATTTAGCTTTTAATTTTGAAGTTGGTGATCCTAGAAATTATAAACAGAAAAAAACTTTTTATTTACCAAATGTTTATAAAAAAGATTATCAAATTACATCTAAAACATATTTTATAGGTGTATCAAATCCAACAACAATTTCTTTTTATCTAAGTTTATCTGCACCAGTAATGGACGGTACATTAAATGGATTTTTTAGTTCTGTAAATTTAGTACACAGTAGAATGTTTGGTATAGATAATAATATTTTATATGTATTTGAAACAAAAAATCCTGATTATTTTATACCTGTTATTTTTAATTGGAAATCAAGACCTGTTGTACCAGAGCCTATAGTCATTGATGAAGGGTATAGACCATTTAGATTATTTGAACCATACGAAGATCAAAGATCAACAAATATCTATACGAATATAGATTTTGTAAACGAACAAGGAAATTATGATGATGCACCTGAATATCCGCATTATTAATTTTATATATGACTAAATTTGAAAAAAATAATGAAATTGGAGAATTGTGGTTAAGAACACCATCAGGTGCAATTTATCCAGCAACTTCCGCATTATCCGCAGTGTATTCAAAATATAAAATTGTAGATAGTACTTTTTATTCAGAATTATCAAACAACCAAATCAAAAAATTTGATTTTTTCTATGATGTTGTGTTTGTAGAAACAAACTCAGGACATATCTTTGATAAAATAGAAATAGTAGATAACCGTATTGTTCCTGTAAATCAGGACAATAGATTTTTTGATACTAGAAATCAACCCGCTTTTCCTGATTATTGGTTAGACGAAACCAATAAAAAAATATATAATGTAATCAATAAAATTTATAGCTGGACTTTAAGTTCTACACATATAGATGTTATTGTAGAACAGTTTGATATTGTTAGAAATCTTTTTAGTTTAAAGTTAAATTATCAAATAAATTTAAATTTTGGTCAAAACATATATGGTTCTAAACCAATATTAGAACCACCAAAAATAACATATAATATTGATACTAAAACTTTTAATGTATCATTTATTTTTAGAGGACCAAACAAGGATTTTGGATTAATTAGCACCAACTTAATTAAAGAACAATTTTTAAATGTATCTGAAGTTTATAGTATTTTGCCGTATACGAGTTCTAAAAATATGACTGTTGATATAATAGAACAAAAAACTTTAGAAACAGATTTTTATAGTTAAGTATTATAAATAAAATGGAAACTGCTGTAAAAGAATTATCATCAATTTATAGTTACCCTGTTAATTTTTATTTAGCAGGAGATAAATTTGTTTGTAAACAAACACCCTTTTATTTCAGTAATGATTTTTATTGTAATATTCATTCTTTTTTAAAAGAAGCAGAAGATGTTAAATTTAATAAAAAAACAGGTTTATTTTTAACAAATTTGTTATCTAGTGTAGAAATTTTTAAAGACAAAGAACTTCCAGCAAATACTGAAAATTTATCTTATATTGAAACACCGATATCACATCCTCTTTTATGGGTTGTTTCATTATCAGGAACACCACCTTTTAAAAAACTAGCATTATATCCTAAAAAAGATTTTAACGAAAGTGATAAGATTAAGTTTGTCTTTAATGAAGACAACACTGTAACTGTTGAATCACAAGAAGGCACGATCTTAACACACAATGATACAGTAGGAACAAATAGTTTATTTTTTACAAATAAAGAAACTCCTATACCCGCTACACAAAAATTTGATTATTTGTTAAGTGATCAATCAATTATATTATATAAATACGGTTCAAATTATGGAATTACTGTTCGAAAAGGTTCGAATAATATATACGAATTAAGCAGTTCTATACCTAACAGAAACATTCCCACACCACAAGATATAATTTTAAACTTTTTATCATTTAAAAATGAGACATATGAATTTGATACAGTAGAAAACAGTTATTTGGTCAGATATGTTTCAAGTCCTTTAATAAGCCAAAAAGATATTACACCAACCGAAGATTCTGCAAAAGAAGCATATAATCAAAACTATATGTCTTTATTTCCAGTAGAAAATCCTATCATCGAAAACGAAGTAGCAACATATGATTTACATATACACGGTTTAAAAAATTATCAAACACCAGAATATAACTATAGTAAAGGCGCGAAATATATTCCTAGTTCTTCTTCAATTAGAAGATTATATAGAAATATTTTTTCAGGTACTAATCAATTAAAAGGCAGTGAAAATGTATATTTAGGATATACAACAAACACTTTTGAAAAGGTGTTTGCGCCTGATACGTATACAAGTTTTAGATATCCACCAGTATCAGAAAAAGTATTTTTACCCTTCTCTGGTTTAATTGAAGATGGATCTTACGCAGGAGAAGTTCCTTATACATCAGATAGAATGTACGTTAAACAAATCAATTATGAGGAAACAATACCTGGCCAGCCACAACCCGAATCTATAAAAAGACAAAATGGTACATGGTTATGTAGTTGGCTTAATGAAGGTCCATTTGGTCCTCGTTGGTTAGACCGATATTATAACTCAGCATATTACACAATAGAACAAGCTTTATCAGCTACAACAATGGTTTATAATAAAAAACTAAATCCAAATGTTGATTATGAAGTATGGGATGAACCAACGACAATGATTTTAGATCCAGGCGTACAATATTCATATTTTAGATCTGGTAAAGAAACATCAAAAGAATTTTTAAAATTTTTAAATTACGATTTTAATAAACCGTTGGGTGCAAAAGTTTTAGATATTCAAACATACCCTGCATCAGCAACTTATTTAGTAGATCAATCCAATTATAAAAACAATGGGTTGCTTTACAATAATAAATCTGAAAACTTAAAAAATTCTTATATACAATTAGACGGTACAAATCATGCAGTTTTTCCAGCTAAAAATATTTTATTGGAACAAAACTATTTAACGCTTTCTTTATGGTTAAATGTCAATGATTGGTCAAACATCAATGGAGATCAAATTATAGGAAATTATTACGAAAGTGGTTTTGGATTAATTAACGATTCTGCAATTACTGCGCCAATTTTTACAGTTATTGACAGTACATCAGGAATATTTTATAACTTAAATTATAAAATGATACAAGTAGATAACATATCTTTACCTACTGTTGCAAATGCACAAAATTATTTTGTGCAAAGGTTATCTGATTATAGCTATTGGATTGTAGATGCATATAACAGAGTATTAAGAAAATATACGGTAGAAGGCAAAGTTCTTTATGAAACAACAGTACCAGACTTTAGAATAACATATATAGATCAAATCGAAATTGATTCTAAAGAAAACTTATATCTTTTTGATGTTAAAAGAAGCCGAATCGCTGTTGTTAATACTTTGGGAGTTGCATTTAGTTCGATACAAATAGGGTCAGAATATAAAAGAATTGAAATAAACTTAAACAATGCAATTATTCCTTCTTATGGAAACTGTTCTTGTATAGATAATGATAACAATTTATGGGAAGTTGTTGGTGGCAATCTTTACAAAAATAGAAATATATATGCAAATTTAGGACCGATGCAGCAAATTACGTGTGATACAAGCAATAATCTATGGCTTGTTCATCAAAAAGATAAACTTACAAAATTCAATATAAATACAGACAGATTCGAATTTACCAAAAGTATAGGAACCAACAGTTTAATCGATGACGAATGTTTTGATTTTACAAATCAGTTTAGATTTTTAAACTTTATTAAAGCACCAAAGACAGGGGTTGAATGTAATCCAACCAACGAAAAAACTCAAGACTTGGCGATATTCATAGATGATTGGGATAAACAAGCTTACCTTCTTACAGATGAAGGTCTTTTAGCATCAAAATTGAATTTAAATGCATTGTTCACAACAAATTTAAATGAAATACAAGTACAAAGATCGTTTAAAGCAAACGGAGATTTTACGGGTTATCAATATCTTAGAAAATTTGGAAGATCTAATAAAAATTTAAGTTGGAAATTTAAAATTGCCGATATTAATGGACAAAGAAGCCAATTGCTTAGTTTAAGTTCTAACGTTCAAAATCTTCCTGATGGTTGGCATAATTTTGTTTTTAATTTTGATAGCGAAAAAGGTACAGCTAAATTCTATATCGATACATTTTTAGTAAATAGTGTTTCATTCGAAAAGAATAGATATCAGTTATATTACGATTATCGATCATCTATTCTTTTGGGCGCATCAAATATCAAAAACACAACATTAAACGATTTAATTAAAATCGATGATGCATATAAATTTGTTGGATTAGTAGGTCCAATTATGATGTATTCTAAATCTTTAACAAAAGGTGAAATAGAACAAATTTATTATTCTTCTGAGTTTTCTATACCAAGAGGACCGTTAAAATGGAATGTTAATATAGGAGAAAGAAACTACATAGAAGAAATTGAACATTGGTTCCAAATGCAATTACCATCAAACAAAAGCAAATACTTTAACATAAACATTCACAATTTACCTGCTAATGATGAAGTTAAACAAGCGATAGAAACGGCTATAAAAAACAATATAGCTAAAATTAGCCCTGCTTATACTAGCTTGTATAAAATTAATTGGTTATAATTATAAATATAACATATCATGAATAATAGCGATAGCAATATTAGTATAACATTTATATCTAACCAAGTTGAAAGTACTTTAGATTCAACAAGAAATTTCGGAATATTTTTAAATAAGTCATTATCTATAATTAAAATGTGTCATTGGTATACAGAAGATTATAATGCACATAAAATACTTGGAAAAGTTTATGATAATCTTTCAGATCTTTTTGATTCATTACAAGAAGAAATTATTGGAACATCCAAACAACAAGGAAAACCATTTCCTGAAATTTTTATAGAAATAGATTTAGAAAATATACAAAACTACAGACCCGTAGAAGGTATCAATATGCAATCTTATTATAAAGCAAGTCAAGCTATTATAACGACATTAACATGTCAAGAAATGACAGCTTATACATCATCCGTAATATCAGGTATAAACAATACAAAAGAAGAAATTATTTCGGTATTAAACAATGCTAACTATTTGTTAGCTATGATTTAAACTAAAATTAAATATTGTTCTATATCTAGAACTTTTGTTAAGATCGGCGTGGATGGTTTGTTTTGATCTAGTGATATATAAACATATAGTTTTTTATCTACACTACTATAGTCAATCCAGTTATAAAGATATTTGTTTATTCCTGTACTACCACACATATCAAATCCCACAGTACTTTGAATTGCTATTGACGATGTTACATTACCATCTACATCAATTTCTATATGATTGTTATTTGGATCGTATGGAGCATTTGTGAAAGTATCATATAAAATACCAACACTATTTGGTATACCTTGATATCCCATACCAAAACCGCCACCACCTTCATTTGTACTATTACTTTGTAATATAAAACCAAGACCATCGGCTCTAGTTCCTCCACCCATAGAAGATATAAAATAAACAGACCAATCAATTAATTGTCCTAAATTGTTTTTAATAAAAACTGGAACATTATAGTTTACATTACCTGTTTTTCCTTGTAATGCTCTAGTTAATTTTATACTACCATTTTCAACTTCGACATCACCTAAGAATGTACTGTCATTTAAAAATTGTGTAAATTCAATAACATTAAATTCACTCGACCATCTTGCATAATGAATCCAATGTTGATTTGTTAAAGCACCAGTTCCTGCACAGAAACCAATATATGTAGAATTTTGACCTACTATAGGTTGTGTTGGAATTATATATGGTGTTGGCGATCCTTTGAATAAACCATACTCGTTTCCATATATATCACTTCTCCATTGTGATAATTCACCTTTGTTAACCAAAAGACCTCTTTTTCTTAAATCATAAACAGAAGCCATTAATTCTCTACGATATGTTAAAGGATAATTTTTTTCATCATTCCAAACAGCAGGATATGTATCAGTCCAAAATTCTATTTTATCATTTTGTCTAGATAATCCGTGATGATTTTTATTTAAAATTTCATATGTTGTCTGATATGGAGTAAATTTTTGATTTTCTCTTGTATTGATTAACATGCCTTTACGTTGTCCAGAATTAAATGATTCCACTAACCATCTATTATCTATAGATTTTATTGACACTGGAGCAATCTGATCTTTTTTAGTTAATCCTCTGTTTCTTCCGCCATATTTTTGTGTACTGAAAAATGTTTTTTCGGCACTTAATGTTTCAAACAAAGTAATTTGATTTTTGTCAACTTCTATTTCATACCCCTTTCCTCTGTAAAAAGATACTCCTAAATGAATCGGTGTCAAATATCCACCATATTGTTTTTCTGAAACCAAATTTTTTGGTACAAAAACTGTAGCCAATGTCGGATAATGCATGTTTAATAAGTTTACATAAGGTTCTGTTGGTGTTACAATAGCACCAGTATTAAACACGACAAACGTATTATCACATCGATTTATATTGTATAAATCTTGAGTATAAGTAAATGATTTTCTTGCGTAATAATTGTATCTAGACAATCTAAAATTCGAATAGCTTTCGAGAATCGTGTCACTCGGTTCATCAGAACCATATCCGTAAAAGTTAAATTCTCCGTTTTTTAATATTTCATTTAAATTATAATAATCTTTTTCAAAAACCAATTTATTCCATTGATGGTCTGATAAAGTAGAAGTCAATGTAACAGGCTGTTTCCATTCCATTGATGCGTTCTTTCTTCTAAAATACTGTATAAAATCTCCACTATTGATAACCATAGTAGAAACATCGGGCTGTCTTATTGGAACATATTCATATACAAAACGAACATTTCCTCCAAAATGGTTTGTTTCTTTTTTAAAATCATCATTTAAAACTGCAACCGATACTGCCCAATATGGTTTTGCGCCATAATCTTCACCTATATTGCTTAAACTAAATGTATTTGTATTATAGTTCCAACCATTTAATTTTGTATTGATTGCAAAACTAATTCCACTGGTAGTAAACCCTGAATCTAAATCCTCTCCAATATAACTAATATTTTCACGGTGAACATAGATTAGATAATCTCCTGGACTTAAAACCATATCTGAAGGTTCGTTTAAACCAATCCAAGAACCACTACTATTTCTAATTGCTTTATTCCAGCTTGGTACAACTGATGTACATTGGTTTACAACAGCAGCTATTCTCTGAGAAAGAGAAAATTCATCACCATTTCCTTCTGTTAAATATTTTTGTAAATTAAAATAATAACCAGTACCAGAAACAATTTGTTCAATTACATTATTACTGGATGATAACAATCCTATATCTACACCATAAATTTGAATTCCAGAATTTTTTAATCTTGTTGCTTCGGGTATAACTAAATTTGCATCTATATTACTTTCGCCATCGCTTATCAACAATATTTTTTTACCACAATTTTGTGGTAGATTTAAAAGCTTGGCTTGGTCGTTATCACTCGCAACAATTGTATTGAGATTATTACACAAATCTTGTAAATCAATTCCTGAACCACTATCAGTGGGTATTCTGTTTTTTAATAAAAATTCAGCTAATACTAAAGCATTTTTTATATTTGTTTTGTAATTTGGAGATGTTGTTGGTATTGCAAAACTTCTTAAATTAAATTCTAAAGCTCCTGATTTTTTTGTCAAATATGATACTAAAGAAGCTTCGCGGTTAAAAACAACCAAACCTATTTGTATATTTGGATTTTTTCCATTTAATAGCGTTTTTGATATTTCAATTGCTAAAGTTTTACTCTGTTCAACAGTAAGTTTTTGAGAATTACTAATATCTAACGCTATAATTAAATCATAACATCCTTGTGTCAGAGGATCTGGAGAGCATACGCCTCTTAATTCTTTATAAGAATATTTAACAACATAATACGGTGATATAATCCCATCAGCTACTGTAGATGTTGCATCTTTTCTTAGAGAAGAACGAATATATGTATATCTTCTTCCTGTTTTTAAAATCATGGATTGATCTGTTCCTGTTTTCCAATATCCTTCACCCCAACCAACTTTCGAATCTCCTTTTGTTAATTTATAAAAAGAAAACTGAGGACTATTTAAATAGTTTAACCCTCTTGTATCAGACCAATTATCAAAATTAAATTCTTCTTGAAGACCATCAGGATCTGCAAAAAGTAAATCAGTCATGGTGCTATAGTCTGTTGGTATGTTTCCTTCATGTCCTATCGGAGAATAATAAACAGATTTGCAGCTACATTTAGTCCAATGATTTAAATCTTTTAATTGTTTAGGATTTTGATAATCTTGATCGTCATAATAGTTATGAGATTCTTTACCATATGGGCAATTTGGTGCATGTTCAAAAAACTTAAATACATCATCAGCAGGTGTATCTTTATCATTCCAAACAAAAGAAACTGCTTCAGATCCTTCGATTAAAATAGATAATGATGGTTGTACTGGTCCATCAATATATTTTGCACATTTTATGGCAGGATCATCATAAATTTTGTAAGTGTTTGTGGATATATCTAAATTTTGAATTGATGTTGAGGCAAGCCATGCTGCTTCAATTGGACTACTGGTTCTAGAATTTAGTTTATAAACAACATCAGCAGTATTAAAATCTAAACCAGCCACGGCTCCTGGCATAACTTCAGCTACATTCAAATTAGCCAAACTGACGGGTATGCTAGTATCTTGTAAAACCGTAAGAGGAATATTATCAGAATTTTCAAAAGCTTTAAGTGGCCAATATATTTGATTTAAACCTAAAGTAATTGGAATGTTTGTTCTTTGAAATTTATATAAATATGCAACTTCCGTATTTCCTAAATCTTCATCGTTGTATACCAAGTCGATTTGATTTTCTGGATTATTTCTGCGAATTAAAACATCTCCATCAATAGTAAATTCTCCAGCTTGAGCACCCCCTTTTATTAATGTAGATTGATTTATATAAAAAAGAGAAGAACTACTATTTGGAAGAGTTTCGGTAAAATATCTTTTTAAGATATCTTTCTTTTTTGTATCGTCTAATAAATCATATATCCCTGAACTTTCATCTGTAATCGCATGACCTAACCAATTTGCACCTTTAGTAGTTAAATTAAAACCAACATATGGGAATATAAATTCTTTAACATCTAAAGGTCCGATTTTAACACTGGCTGTAACAGGAGAAGAAATAGATCTATATCCTCTTAACCATGCACCTTCAACAATTCCGTTTTTATCAGTAAAAACTAAATCAGATTCTTCATAAGATCCTCTGCCAGTAGCACTAGATGCCACAAAATTAGAATTATTAATTAAGATAGGTTTTAAATAATTTTCACTAACTGAAGCATCTATCGCTTTACTACCACTTGGCCAGACAAACCAATTATTTCCTTCTGTAAAGTTTAAATTTAAAATCTGGTCTGGTAAATTTAAATCTCTGAGCCTAATAGCGGTTAAACCATATAAGGTTTCGCCCATATATTTTTCGGTAGCAGCGATTTGATAATTGATTAAATCTGTAGCTTTTACTTGTGCAGGACCATCAGAAGCAACTTCATTAGAAGAAATAAAATCCAAATATGCTTGATATACTTGACTTAAAGGATTTTCAGCAACTCTTGGTAAAAACCTAGTGTTTAGTATACCTATAATTTCATCTTCTGTTAAATCTTCATATGGATAAGAGTTTAAAATATCATTGATGTTTACATAATCTGTAACAGGAACCGTTGGATCTGAATCCAAGTAATTGTTCGTATCATATAACTCTTCTACTTCTATAAAAAAATTGTCTTTAACAGCAGATAAATTTGGAAAAAATGCTTGAAGAGGAGAAGCAGGAACTTGTGTTATAAAGTTTTCAGTTTTTGTAAAGGATCTTAAAACATATTCATAAAGTAAGGTTTCTAAACCATCATGTGATCCATTTAAATTATGTTTTAATTTTGATTTTTTAACAGATGTTCTTTTTGCATTTAATACCTTTGCAATTTCCTTTAATTTTCTTGAAAAATAAGGTATAGCAAAAATTAATTCTTCAGGATTATTATAATCAATATCTTTTAAAAACCTATCTTTTTCTTCTTGATTAAACAAATAACTTAAATCTTTTATAAGCTGTAGATATTCTTGTTTTATTTGCTCTTGGGGTTTGATAAAGTTTTTAGTTTTACTCAAATACCAATTTTTTAAATAATCCATGTATGCTTTTTGTGGATCTTCGGTTATTCCTATTTTTTGAATAGCTAACCAGTTTTTATAAGAATATGGATTTTGCGTGTCGGTCATTTTATTAATTTTCAGAGATAGCTTCTAAGTCTTGTTTAAGTTGATCTTCGGAACTTACAGCATCATCGGTAGCACAAGTAATCTCACTAGAAAAAACGGGGAAAGCACCCTCAAAGGTTTTTCCATTTACTGTAAAACTTGTAAAATTTTTTACTTTTATTGCCATAAACTATTATTTAGTATAATTATTAATATGAATAATAAAGATATATCTAATCTTTCTAATATTTACCAAAATATCTTAAAAGAGGCACAAATGGGTTCAGGTTTATCCCAACCTATACAATTGGGTTCGGGAATTAATAAAGGAGGTTCAAATTCTGATGTTGTAGTTAAAGTTAAAAAAAGTAAGAAAAAAATCAAAAATAAAAGAATATTTGAAGGGTTTATAGGTGGTTTCTTAAAAGGAATTGATATGGCAAAAAAAGGCCAAATACCAACATTTTCAAAAAACAAAGACAAGAAAAAAAGCAATTATCAAAAAACACCAAAAAATAAAAACAATTACAAAAAACCTTCAAAAAAGAAAGGAAATTATAATAACCCAAACCCTAGTGCTAACCCAAACCCTAATGCTAACCCAAACACTAGCGGCAATTTAAATAATACACCTTAATGTCTTTGTTTTTTTTAAAAAGTTAATAAATATAATTTCATGGCAACTTTAGAATTTGATAAAATAGAAGAGACATGTGGAAATGTTTATCTAATTGATGAAAATTTGTGTTTATCGAATTCTTATCAAATCATCAATAAAAATTTTGCTACTCTCTCTGCTTCTTTAGTAAAATTAGATTCTTATGGTAATAGTTTTAATATTTTGTATGCAAACTTTGCATCAAATAGTGCAAAATGGATTACTTCGATTAATAATTGGGAAACGCTTTCTGCTAAATGGATTAGTGCAGAAACAACCGTCAGACAATTAAGTTCTAACTGGCAAACCACTATCAATTTGATTTATAACAAAATTATAAATTTGCAAACATATTATGCAGATGAAAATTTTTATAAAACAACAATTTTAAATTGGTTGACTACTAATTTTATCAATTACTTTCCAGAAAATCAAATTATTAACGTTAACGTTTACTTAAGTAATCCAGAATCTTTTACTTGGCTTTTTTTTAGAGAATATTACGAAAATTGTCTACCACCTAATACAGGAAGATCTGGTAATTGTGCAGTAAGCTTACCCGCACATCCATGCAACGAAGTTGTTGTTTCTGGTGCTGTACAAGAAGGCGGTAGATGTACAAACGCAACCAAATATTGTACACAAAGTTCTGCAACTACTGTTGGAGGATTAAACAATATTCAATGTCCTGTTTTTGGAGCAAAAAGCATTTCTTTTAATATACCATATTCTACAACAGATTTAAGCTTAACAAGAGTTATAAGCATAAAATATATTAAAGGAAAAACAAATATTCAACTTTATACGTAAAATGTCATATACAATTATACCAACAGTTTCGACGCAATTTATAGGAAATAGTTTATCATCAATAAACATTTCCTATAAAAGTTTAGAATTTTGGACAAATAATATCAATTTTAGCACAACGAACTATTTTGAACCTTTAGTTAATTTTTATTTATATTATGGAGATTTTTGGAAACAAACAATTAATTATGCAATTTCAATTGATGCTCCTGCTAGATTAAGCTCATTTAAAACAAACGTTCAATCTAACAGTTCACAATGGCTAAAATCTATAACATATTTTTATCCTGAAGTTTTTCGTTATGACGCATTAACAATTAACAATTATATTACAAGTGCTATAAACTGGTTTACAAATAAATTTCCTATTTTTAATCCAAATATACAAGTTTTCCCATTACCACAAAATTCTCCAAATTTTGTTGAAGGTACTAAAGCAACCTTACACTTTCTTAGTTATGATATAAATGTAAAAGTAGACCAAAACGTAACTCATACAAACTCAACGGTATGTAGTACTCAAGACAGAAGTGGTACAGCCTATTGTAATATTGTATGGAACAATAATGTTTCTTGTTATGGATCAGGAAACATATGTCCAAGATACAACGGAACATATGCAAAAACTTTTACGGTTATATGTAATTATGAAAACAATCTAAAGAGTGTTACAAGAAATGGCATAGTGAATATAGATAGAGAATTTATAGATCGTAGCGAAAGGCCAGATTTAGGAACAATCGTTCTACAAGTTAAAAATTGTGAATGGCAGTTTGTAAAACTACTTTGATATCTTATTAGAGAATCATATGGCTTTTTTAAAAAAAGAGTAAATATAAAATAAATGAGCAATCAATTAGTATATAACATTTCATTAGATGAATGTGTCGGAGACTCTGTAAGTAAACACAATTACAATGTGTTATCTTTAGATACAAATATTTGTAATTTGTCTTCTACGTTTTTTAACATACAAAACAATTATTTGAGTATTTTTAGTGATCTTTGTGCAAATATAGAAAATTTTAACGATTTTGCTTCTACTTTTTATGAACCTTCTGATATAACAGAAGCTTCTACAGCAACATCATATTTAAGTAGCTATTGGCAAAGAAATGAAATCACAATTACATATCCTGTAAACATATATACTTTAGATGGCGCAACCAAATATTATGTAGATGACAATGTATCAGATGCTACATTAATACAGTATGGTTTAATCATTTTAAATAAAAATTATCCTTCAACAGGATTTATTCCAAGAACAATCGCAAACGTTGTATTTTTAATGTATAGTAATACTGGTGCTGTAACTCAAACAGAAACTAGTAGTTTTGGAGTTACAAACAAAATTTTTAATGTTACACAAAGAAAAAATGATGTTCATATTGCTAAGATAAAAGTATTGAAATTTATCAACAGTTCAAGTAGAGTTTGGACATTTAATCAAAATGTGGTATAATTTTTTTTATGTACGCAGTTTTTGATGAAAATAAAAACTTTATAAGTTATAGTGATACTGTATTTCAAACACAAGGTAGTCTTTCTTTTAAAGAAATATCTTTAGACAAATCTGATTTATTAAAATGGAGGTGGGAAGGGGACTGTGATACAGGACAAATGGTATTGATATCTGAAAACGCATATCCCGAAACTTATAATCAAAATACATTTGAATCGAAATTTCCATTTTCTGTCTTTTTATCTATAATATTAAAACAACTATTTTTAATTTCAGAAAAACTAGATTCTACAGATATAGTTTTTAAACAAATGATTAAAGAATATCTTCATTCGTTTGAAAACGAATCATCATATATAGATTTATTACAAGAAGCGAATAAAATAAAACGTGAAAACAAAAACCGACCCAATTCTTAAATTACGATATTGTTATGGTTTAGGCGATATTTTAAGATGTTTTTTACATTCTAAATATATTGGACCTATTGTATTTTTCTTAACAAAGAAAGACAAAACATGCAAAACTTGCTCAAATAGAGCAATCGCATTAAATATGCTATTTCCTATTCCTGTTTGGAAAATGTTTTTTACGTCTGAAGAAAAAATGAAAGAATCTTTAATTAAAGATTTAAGGGATTATGGATATTCAGTAACTGATGATGCATTTAATCCAAAAAATATAGATAACGGAAGCGTTATAGAATCTAAAGATTCTCCTCATATTAAAGTAGACTGCATAGGTTACGATGGATATCATTTAATAGAAAAAAATGAAATATGTGAAACGGATTTTAAAACTATAAAATTAGTTTTTAAAAAAATCTAGACGTATTATTTTTTTGTGATATTATCATTGCATGGCAAAAATAAATTTTTTAGCTTCTTCAAAAGAAGTATTAAGCGATTTTCCGCATCCTGAACCATCAAATAAATTTGTACCAAACTGGTACAAAGACATGCCTTCTTTTACAACCAAAGAAAAATATATTACCGATGCAGGAAACATAAACGGTACAGTTAAATTGTGTGTGCCATTTAGAGATGCAATGTTTGCAGGGTATTCTATACCTTTACCTTTTGATGTTTATTTTAAAAGAATGGGGAAAGATTTAAATATAAATTCATCATATTGTGGAGACTTTCAAATTGTATATAATCACGAACCAGAACAATTTTTTATGTATCCAATCCCAAAGGAATATGAACCAATAGCTTTTAAGTGGAATAATCCTTGGATTGTTCAAACCCCGAAAGGTTGGTCTACTCTTTTTACGACACCAACTCATCATGATTTACCTTTCATAAATCTGAGTGGTATTGTTGATACCGATAAACACCCTTTGCCTGTTGCAATAATATTTTTTATCAGAAAAGACTTTGAAGGTATTATACCGAAAGGCACTCCAATTGCTCAATGTATTCCTATTAAAAGAGATAATTTTATAGGTTATATCGGACAACGAACAGAAAATTTATATAGTAAATGGCGTAAGGCAACAACTCAAGCTATGGATAGATATAAAGATTATTTTCATACGCCCAAAGTTTATAAAATCGATAAAACAGAATCTAAATGTCCGTTTGCGAAAATGTTTAAAAATAATTCTTGAAAAGAAAAAAAACTAGTATATAATATACATATGAATCAAGCAAAAACAGATACGGTCAAAATCCAATTAAAACCAGCTTCAAATTTTAATCAAAGAGAAAAAATGATTAATGTTGAAATTCAAAAAACTATTGATCTTTATAATACCAAAGGCTATACAGTTTTAAATCATGAAACTGTAAATAAAACTGATAGCTTTGCAACTGTTAAATTTACTCTTAAAAGAATGATTGGTTAATGGTTGATATTATTTTAGAATCAGATATTGTACATGATTCTTATACTGAAGAAGCATGTCGATACTTTGATGTTCCATTTGAGGAAAAAAGTAGAGTTGTTGTTAAAAACAACATAGAATATCCTGCCGATTGGCAAGTAGGATTAATATATGGACCATCTGGTTCAGGTAAAACAACACTTTTAAAAAGTATAGGAAAAATTAAAACAAATGAATGGGATCCGACTAAAGCAGTTATATCTAATTTTGCTCCAAAAGATTTCGAATCTGTTTCTTTGGCTTTATGTTCAGTGGGCTTATCCACTATTCCTTCTTGGTATCGGTCTTACCACAATTTATCTAATGGAGAAAAATTTCGGGCTGATCTTGCAAAAACCTTGATTTCTGATGACAAAATTCATCTTGTGGATGAATTTACATCAGTAGTAGATCGAACAGTAGCAAAAAGCGTTTCTTATGCTGTGTCCAAATGGATTAGAAATAATCCAAATAAAAAAACAATCTTTGCCTCATGTCATGAGGACATCATAGATTGGCTACAACCCGATTGGATATACAATCCTCTGGAAGGCACAACAGTCTATCCAAGAGGCTGTCTTCAGCGACCACCAATTAATCTCAAAATTTTCAGAGTCAAATACGAAGCGTGGGAATTGTTTAAACAACATCATTATTTAACTCAATCATTGAATAAAGCAGCAAAAAGCTTTATGGTTACTTGGAATGATAGACCTGTTGCTTTTAATGCAACATTGTCTTTTCCTCATCCTTATTTAAAAAAAGCTTGGAGAGGAAGCCGTACTGTTGTATTGCCAGATTATCAAGGGTTAGGCATAGGCTCTTGGCTTTCGGATTACATCGGATCTATGGTCAAAGCAAACGGAGGAAGATTTTTTTCTAAAACAACACATCCTGCCATGATTTCTTATAGACTAAAAAGCCAAAGCTGGAAAGAAACAACACACTCAAGAAAAGCACGTAAATCTAATAATGTAAGTATGCTTGCTCGAAATTGGGTAGCAACTGAAAGATATTGTTATGCATTTGAATATGTAGGACCGTCCTCCACAAGAGAAGAATCTCATTTATTTTGGGAAAAGTGTTGACATATTAATATATCTAGCTAAACTAAATAGCATAATATGGCAAGAAGTAAAAAAAAGCTAAAAAATAAAAAGCCAAAACCTAAAAATAAAAAAATAAAAAACAACTCAAAAGTTGTTAAAAATATGGATAAAAAATATCCTATTGATCAATTTGAAGATTTAAATGGTTGGGTGGAATTCTATAAAGAAAACAAAAAATTTCCTCATCAAAGGGTATTATGCGGAATTTGCCATTCAGGATTTGCTTCCATGAAAGGATTGGGCATGACCAAAGCCTTTGAAAGATGTGAAGGTGATGTTCTTCGTGTTTTAAGCGAAACCAAATGTAAAGAGTGTAAAGATCTTGAACCGAAAGAAAAAAAACCACCCAAAGTTTTAACTCAAGAAGAAATAGAAGCAAGAGCAGAAGAAATTCGTAGAAATTTACCAAAAATAGACTTTCATAAAGAAAGGCAAGTTATTGATTTAACAAAAGATAAAGATGCATGTGCCTTATATACACAGTTTGCGTGTTTAAGACCTGATATTTATTTAGATAATGATAAGACTTGCGATTTCTGTAGTATAAATAAATACTGCGCTTGTCCAATTAAAAAATTCTCCAAAAATTTTAAGAAAAAATGAAAGATGATATTATTACTATTTTGATAGCAGTTACTATTAGTTTAAATGCTTTTTATTTGTCAAAGATAAATCAAAAGATAGAAAATCTTCATAATATGATGATAGAATATTATGAACCTATTATGCCCGATTATAATATACATGAGGAAGCAGAAGATGGTAGACAAAAATAAACGTTACAAAGTCAATTTAACTTTTAAGAATGTTAAATGTAATATTTTAATTAAAAATATTGACGATTATGAATTTGAAATTTACGTCAAAGCCAATAAAAAACTAGAATCCAAAGATTTGCAAGCTTTAAAAAACTATTTAGAATCTGAAGGATTTAATGATGAAGCAAGGAAATACAATTTATATCAATAAAATATTATGTCTATTATAAATGCACCAGCAGATCAGTGTTCAGGATATGGTTTAATCGAACTTTTAAAAGATAAAGGTAAAATTAAAGGATTAGAAATAGGTTGTGCAGAAGGCACAACATCAGAATTTTTATTAAAAAGTTTACCAGATTTAGATCTTTGGGGTGTTGATCCGTATGAAGATTATACGGATTGGAACGGAAACCATTTAGATAAATTAAATGAAAAATTTATTAATACTTTAAATCTTCTAAAACCTTTTGAAAGTCGTTTTAAATTAATAAGAAAATATTCTGATAATGCGGTTGGGGATTTTGAAGATGAAAGTTTAGATTTTATTTTTGTCGATGGTCTTCATACATACGATCAAGTTAAAAAAGATTTGGAGAACTTTTATCCTAAACTTAAAAAAGGTGGTTTGTTTTCAGGACATGACTTTCATAACATTAAAGAGGTAAAAGATGCAGTTAAAGAATTTGCAATTCAACAAGGACTGCAACAAATCAATTCCACTCTTTATGATGTTTGGTATTGGTGGAAAAATTAAAGCTCTAAAGGAGCATCAACACCAGTTAATTTATATTCGATTGCACGATATCTTGTGCTTTCTATTCTATCTATTTGTTCTGGCGTAAGAGCTTTTAATAATTTTTTGGAAGGATCTCTTGATTGACTTTGTGCTAAAATATTCAAGTAATCATTTTTTCTTTCTTTGCTTAATCTTAAGAAAGATGAAACAGGAATGTCTTGACCCATAGAAATAAACTCATATTGATCTTTGTCATCCATTTGTAAGAAAGCTTCTTCATCAAAACTTCTTCCAAGTCTATCAAAGAAATTCATCTTTTTGATTTCCGATTCACTTAATGGTTTATATACAAAAAGCTCTTTATGTTTTTTGATTGATGGAACCAATCTAACAATTTCTTCCCACTCTTTTCTTGCAGTTCCATTTGGTCTTGGAGTAATTTCAAACTCTCCGTCTTTTCTTCTTGCTACAGCACTCCATACATAAGGATCTGTATTATCTTTTTTCTTGTCTAATACAAAATAAAAACTTAAAGGTTGTTGGCTTCCAACTTTACCTTGTCTGTAAGAACTAAAATAATTTGTTACTCCTGAATTAAGAGGATAACTGATACACCAAGTAATTTGAGTGCCACCCAATCTTTTAGATACAGCATGACCAATATTGATTGATTTTCCTACATTATCAATATCCCAAATAGCAATTTCCTTATCTTCGTATATTGGATCAACTCCAACTTTAATGTTTTGACTTTCTTCTTCTGTTGCATTTTTAGCTTCTTCGTTATGAATAAATTCTGCAAAATCAAAAAATTTATTATATAACCCTAAATCACTTGCACCTTCTACGTTTTGTTCTTTATACTCTAAAAATTTTTCATATGCATTGATGATTTCAGAATTTGGAAATCTTCCTTTTAATTCTTTAATCCATTTGGCAATAATACCAGAATCTCTTTTGCCTAAACTTTTATCTAAGTTTAAAAGTCTTTTTGTTTCATCAGAATCTTTTAAAATCTTTTGAGCATCTTCACTATTTAATTTTGCCAAGATCTTTTCCAAATCTTTTAAAGATTTAAATCCTTGAAAGTCTCTGGTTTCTGCTGCTCCTTTGTTTTTGAATTTAACAAACTCTTTATAAAGATTAATAATTTGATCTAAAGATAAATCTGACGATGAAACAAATTCTCCAAGTTTAATTGCATCGGATTTTTGTTTGGTTATATCGACTTCAATTAATTTTTTAATGTCTTCGTCATTAAGGTTCAAAGACTTTAATCTTTTTTCTGTCTCTGAAAGTCCTTCAGCAATAAGACAATACAAAGATTCTAAAATTATTGTATCTTTATCTCTCATTTTATGCTAATTGTTTATCGTCTTCGTCTTCTCCAGAAATTTCTTTATCTTGATATTCTTCGACTTCTTCTCCTGTTTCAGGATCTAAACCAAATTCATCAGCCATATCTTTTATAATCTGATCGATAATAGATCTTGCTCTGCCACCACCAGCTTGAACTTCTTTGAGATCTTCCATAGGAAGTTGCATTAACTGTTGATAGATATAATATTTGTGTTTGATAAATTGTGCAGGAATTAACTGTAATATTTGTTTAACTTGTTCTTGAGCAAATCTTGCTTTTCTTGTTTCTCCTTCTAATGAAGCAGTTTTTTCTACGTTTCTTAATTCATCCATCATAGTAATGTATTGCATAATACCTTTTACTATTTCATGAATTAAGAAACTAAAAGTCATTGCTCTTGCTTTAACCACATATTTTCCTTCACCTTCTTCTCCTCTACCTTCTTCAGGTTGAGTTTCAGCACTTCCGAGTGCTGCGCCTGGAGTTTTTGCCGCCATACCTTCAATCCCTTGAGGTGCATAATAATACATGACTTGAACAATAGCAGATGCTAATCCATACATGTTTGCCAAGTCTGGATTCATTTCATCAATTTGATCTCTGACTAAATTGTAAGAATACAAATGATTGAATGCTTCTCCATATTTTAAAATATCAGCAAAACTTTTTCTTTCTTTAATTTCTTCTTCTCCCATTATATTCATAGCCAATGCTATGTTTAGTTTTTCTTCATCTGACAAACCTTCACCTTCTACAACAGGTTCATCTTGCTCGTCTTTTTGTTCTGCTTCTCTGACTTGTGCTTCTAAATCGGTAATTGCATTTTCTAATTCACCACCAGTTCCAGTAATTTTTGCATCGATCTTTAAAACACCATCAGCAATTGCTTCACGAACAGGTTGCATTTCATCTAAATTTAAAACCATTTTAACTGCAAGATCTTCTAACTTTTCTTTGTTCGCAGTTTCTATTCTTTTTATCTTATTTAAAAGATCTACTGCGGATGTTAATAAAGGATAGTTACCAAGCTCTTCAGGATTTTTACCAGTGTATTGACACAATCTTTCAATTATCTTTTGATAGTTTTTAGAATAAAGCATATGCTTATATTCTTCTACTGCTTCGTCTTCTGTTAATTTATCTGGATTATAAAAGTTTGGATTACCTTCTCCAATATCAATCGCTTCGTTAATTTTTTTTAATACTTTATCAAATTTCATAATTTTATTCCATGTCTTTTAGCAAAAGCATCTCTTTCTTTTTGAATTCTAGATTTTTTAGCATCAGGATTTGGGCTGTGTCCTGGCTTTGGTCTACGAAAAGGTGCTCTTTTTGGTTTTGTGTCAGGTTTTGTTGTAGGTTCTGTAGTAGGTTTCGTAGGAGTTTCTACTGGTTGCTCTTCTAAAACCTTTAAAATAAAATTTTCCAGATTCATATTAGATATATTTACCTTTTTTTTTCCAAAAAGATAATAATATATTGTAAATATATGTGTATGAATTTCGATAAGCTTATTAAAAAATATATCACCGAGGCAGCAGGAGATATACCACCAAACATTAGAGAGTTTGGAGGAACAGCACTCACACCATCTGGAGCATTAGGCTTATTCTTGGCAAAAAGAGACATCGAACAACTTTCAGCATCGCGTGGAAAAGCAAGAGAAGAAGAATCGGGTGAAACATTTCGTAAAAAACTTTTAGGATATAAAGCTGCAATCGCAGAAGGATATAAAAGATTAAAGGGAGAAAATTTTACTGCAAAAGATGATTACGAAAAACAAGCAGTAGAAGAATTCAAAACATGGGGAATCGGGGAAGAAGCCGCTGAAGTACTTTATGTTTTAGGTGGAAAGATTGCCAAAAACCTTTGGAGCCTAAACGATTTAAATGCTACTCCTAAAGATAAAAAAATTCCTATCATTGACGAAAATGGTAATAAAGTAGCAGATTTAACTATACAAAGTGTTGCAAGAGAAGCACTTGATACTTTTTATGATCTTTACCAAGAAAACGCAGAACCAACACAAGTAAATGGTAAAACCGTTTTAATGTGGAAAGAATTAAGTCCTGCATTATACATGGAAAAGAAAGGTGATCCTATTATCTTTATTAAAGGAAAAGGGGAAGGTGAAGAATTAGAAACTACAAAAATTGATCCAATAACAAGAGGACGTTTAGCTTTTAAACAACTCATTGACGTTTTAAGAAATTTTACAAAATCTTCAAAAATTGCAGAAAAAAATAAAATGTTTGGTTGGTCATTAACTACAAGACAAACTAAAGGATCAAACAACTTTTTTGCATTGGATGCACGTTCTACTCCTAATAATTGGATTATTTACACAAATAAAAAAGCAAAAGAAGGCGGTCCTTTAAGATCAATTTATGGTGCTATAGATAACAAGAAAAAAATCTATAGATTACAAAGTGATTATCCAGATGACACAAAGAATAGAGCAAATACCTTACCTTTAAAGTTTGAGGGGGGTGTTCCTAAATTCGGAACTCAGTTGACAGAACCAGAAATGTATACAACGATTGAGCAATTCTTGAACATTATTGGTTATGATACAATTTATAATGCATTATATGCAAAGTATGTTGAAAAGAAAAAAGATTTTGTATTACCTAATGGTAACAAAATTGATTTGGAAAAATTAAAAGTTTCAGAATATCGTTTGACTGTTCCTTCTGTTGAAAGAAGATCAAAAGAAGAAACCGTAGCAAAAACAGGTTTAAGACCTGAATACAGACCAAAACCAATGGGCGAATCTTTGGAAGCAGCTTACGATCAAGTCTTAATCAAAGAGTAAATAATAATATGAAAAACAAAGACCAAATTTTTCTCGAAAGTTTATATAACAAAGTAATTCAAGAACAAATGGACGATATCGGAGATGATCAACTCGAATCAGAGTATGAACTTCGCACAGATGTCGGTGATGAAGAAACTTCAATAGAAGATATTGAAGCCAAATTGGAGAATGAAAAAGGATCAGAAGAAGAAGAAGAAGAAACACCAGAAGTAGAAGGTGAAGCAGAAACTCCTTTGGAAAAGGAAGCAGAAGAAGAGCTTCCAGAAGATGCTCCAGATGAAGGATTAACAGACGATCAAGTTGATCTCTTCAGTCAATTAATCAAACAAGAAAATTAATTTTTTAACTTAAAGAAATTACGGAAACTTTCTTTTACCGTAACTCCTGTGTGCCATTTGGCACGAATTGTTTTAGGATCTTTAATGTTCTTTAGAATCTCTTCAGGAGTTTCATCAACATATGGCTGAACGAAGTGTGCAAATCTTGATGCCAATCTTGAATCTCTTGCAATAGCTTCAATCAAGTTTTTATCTAAGTCTTTATATTTTTTAATTCTGTTTTGTAATTGTTGGATAACAATATTGTATGCTGCTTGTGGATTATATTTAAGCAAGGCAACCATTTCATCTGGTAACTGTACTCTTGGATTATCTTGTAAAATATTAACAGCAAATGATTGTGCATTAGCATCATCTTGCATGATAGCATTGAATATTTCTGCTTCTATTTCTGCTTCAGAATCTTCCGATAACACAGCCATTGCATAATCATAAGAACGAGAACCATTACTGGAAATTATATCTATAAGTTTTTTTGGAACTTCCAACCCCTTTACCTTTAAAATTGCAGCGATAGTAACAAGTTTACCATAATTTGCAGTATTGGTTGATATAATATTCACAAGCACTTCAGGCAACTCATGATCATTTCGGACAAGAAACTTTGCATAGTCTGTTGCAGCGTCAAGTTTTTTTGAAAAGAGTTTTTCGATGATAGCAGGTTCTTGTTCGCTTTTTCTGCGAACTATTTCCATTTCGTAATTCGATAGAGCCATATATATTATTTATCATTTTAATTAGCTAATACTAAGATAAATAATACATAGTGAGAACCCGCGACGAAAAAATTATAGGACAAGTATATTTGAAAGAAAATGTGGAAAAACCATTGTATATGTGGTTGAGTGAAAGACTTGGAAAAAATCTTCCACAAGATGAAGGTCAAAGACCTTATCTTTTAAAATTATTAAAAACATTGATCAAAGACGAACAAAGCGCATTGAAAGGCAGAAAGAAAACTTTTCCAAAAGTTCCATTGACAAGACCAGTTTCTACTGCTAGTGTTGATATTAGTCCTGATTCTTTTCCTAAATCAACTTTAAAAAAAGAATCCAAAACATTGAGACAAGCATATCAAAATATGTATTTAAAAGAAGAAGAAGATCCAGCCGAATATCAATCAAAGTATTACGATGATAGTTATAAAAACTATGACGGCTTGAAAGATGATTTCAGAGTCGCTTATCAAGATCAAGAATACTATGTTGATATCGCCTACGATATCGAAGAAATTTACCATGAAGGAGATGATGTTACTCCTCCAGATTGGGATTATGATGTGAAAGAATTAGAAGTAGTTTTTATCGCTTACAATGATCCAAATACTGACGAACAGGTTCCGCTTCAAAAGGAAGCAAATCCTGAACTCTGGAATGCAATTGCACAAAAGGCTGAAGGGGATTTTATGTCCGACTCTTCAAATTGGAATCCAAACGTCTAAGGATAATTCAAAGTAATTGTCGGTTCAAGAAACTTGGCCGAAGAAATAAAGAGTTTTGGATAGGCTATTTCTGCAAGCTGTACAGGATCATACAAAGGATAAGCAGCCGCAACATAACTTCCCTTTGCAGGATCGTAAATGAATGTTATGTTTTTGTAAACGAATACAAGGATGGCATGACCGAGAATTGCCCCATTAAACTGTATGGCAATAATTCGACTCCAAAGATAAGGTTGTAATCTTTCATTTGCCTCTATGATCATTTTATGATGTAAAGCATAGACAAGACATCCGTTTTCCAATTGATGAACAATTTTTACTTCTTTGTGCTGATGACCTAATACCAAAAAATAAAAAAGAAAAAACAAAACAAAAGCAGGTAAAAACTTCAGCACAAAAGTACTTACATACTTTTAAATCCAGTGTTTTAAAATTATCGGATCCTTGACACTATCCAAGGTTGGAGTGCCATGAAAGGCAAAGAAGGAAGTATCTTTCGGCACTTCAGGGTTTTTGATATCCTTGAAAAAATAAATTTTGTTTTCTGTATCCACAAGATCAGAACTGCTCCGAACTTCCCATTTGTAGCTCTTGACCCAATCGACAGGAAAGAATGTGGTTACTTCAAACAAAAGATCATCGATATAATCTTGATCACTGCGATATGTTTTCATCAAACTTTGATTCAAGTTAACCAGATCCCAAACCTTGTCAAAGTTTCCCTTCCAGCGGAAAATATAATTGGCAAGTCCCTTTCTTTTGATGGGAGCAAGACAACTCATATAACAAGAAGAAGGTTCATGGGTAAAGAACTTGTCAATGTTATCGACAATCACCATATCCAAGTCGATATAAAGGTTGGTGTCCTTTTCATCAAAGAGTCCTTCCTTGTGCAAGTATGCCTTCCACCACCATGCTTTTATAAAAGGATAGTCCTTGACAGGAAGCTCATGGATTATCATATCCCCATCCAAATAGGAATCGTCTTCTGTGAAACAGTGGAACTTGAAATCAATAGTCAAGTTTCTTTTACAGGCACGATAAAGTTTGTTGACATAATCAGAGTTATATTTGTCTCCGACCTTTAAACAAACAACATTGTTCATAGAGGGAGCATCTTGAAAAGAAACATCAAACCTGTCATGACAAAGGCAAAGTACATGACCTTGGCATTTCCTGTCTGCGATGCGACCCAACCACAAACCAACCAGATGAAGATGAACAGCACAACAATCGGCTGTGCCATGAACACCTCTAATTTATCCCATTGATTATACATTGGATTATACATTGTGTTAACTCATCGGATGCTCTTGCACCCATTTGTTATTGATCGTAAAGATATCCTCAATCATGACGAAATCATTGACAATCTCTACAATCGGATCTTCCTTGTGTTCCTTAACCTTACAGTAAGAAACCATACCCATAGACTGATTAGCCTTGATAAGCTCCTCAAACTGAGAAGCAATAGTCAAAGAAGGCATATCAAAATACTTTGTCTTACCTTGAACATAACACGGCTTTACTTTCTTATATCTCTTTTCCAATTCGGCATAAGAACCGACATAGACAGATAGTTTATTTAACATATGGTGGACATTCTTACATACATTTATAAGGTTGTCAACATTATAAATGTGCTTACTTTCCAAGAATCAAGTTCTCAGGATTGACCAAAAGCTGGCGAAAGTTTCGAAGTTTGCTTTGGATATAATCTATCTTGCTGTCGTGTTCAATACAGAACAAAGAGACACGATCCCAAAAAGAAGAGGGTATTTGGTCAAAGATCTGAATGTTGGTTGATTCGGTATCCAAGGAAAGAAAATCAATATCATTCCCCCATTTTAAGAAAAATTCCTCCGTAGAAACCAAATCCACGGTTATCTTTTTGTATTGTATGGCACTTCCCTTTTCCCATTTATCTTTATGTCCAAGATCCAAAGTACTGATGGCATCTCCTTGCGAATCATAAAAATCTACCTTTCCATTATGACTACCAAGAGCACAATTAAATAACTGTATATCAGAACTATCCTTATAAACCTTTTCAAAAGAAGAAAAACAAACAGGGCTTGGTTCCACATAAATGCCCTTCCAACCAATCTCCACCAACTTTCGGGTATTAGATAAAGAAAAAGGATTATAACCCCCAATATCCAAAAACTTTCCAATTTTTCCATCAAAGTAATTTAAAATAACTTCTTCTTCATTGTTCTGAGAATATTTCATACCTATACTTAGATTTAATACAACACTATGTAAAAACACAACATGGTGTAGCATTACCACACTATATTACCTATCAAAAAAGAATAAGTATACATAGAATGAAAAAGAAAGAAAACCTACCAAGGATTCAATCTTTATAGTATTTCCTTTATAAGACAATAAAGAAATATAATTTCAAATCATTCTAACACTATGAATACAATCGGAGCATTTCTACTAATCTTCATGATTATTTTTACAATAAGCTATATATTTGAAGAAAGAAAATAAGGTAAAAAAGTCAAAAAAGTACCCAAAAAGTGGGGGAAAGTGGGCCAAAATGGGGGAAAAGTTAGGCCAAAGGCCCAAAAAAATTACCCCAAAATAAAAAGCCTTCTCTATAGAATAAGAGAAATAGATAAAATATAGGGATTTATAAGATGAAAAGGCTAGAAATAATCTACAGAGAGAAAAATAGGTTAGAGGGAAGGATGCCGAAAACCTTTTCGGGAACCCTCTCGGAAACCTTGTGAAAACCCTTTCGGAAACTTTATAAAACCCTTCTCGGAACCCTTTCGGAACCCTTTCGGAAACTTTATAAAAATTAGTTGTCAATATAATTTTTAGAAAAAATTTCTTGAAAAATTTTCTAAAATGTTTTGAGAACCCCCTCTCAAAAGGCTTTTGGTATATTTTTCTGTATCTTCTCAAGAATATACCCCTTTAGGAAAGGTGTCAAGGAGAATCTTATAATCTTCTAAGAAGAAACTTATAATCTTCTAAAGGTTTTTAATGTTAAAAAATTTATTACATAATATGGTGTAGCAATACAACATGGTGTAGCAATGCAACATGGTGTGAAAATACCGCTTGACGTATCCATACAGTATGTTATAGTAGGAGTATGAACAGTGGATTTTGGTGGAACAAACAATGTATGAAGGCAGACGATAGTTTCTGGCCTCATTTGTCAAAAGATTCAAGAAAGCAAATGCTTGGAACTTATGATGAATATCTTCGTTCACAGAAGAAGATTAAGAATACTAAAAGATTTGTAGAACAAGAGGAAGGAGGTGAATAATAAATGACAAAAGAAATCCGTTATAACTTGGTAGATTTCACAAATGGTGAGATCAATCGTAATACCCCAAGAGATGAGAAGATGGAAGTTCTTGCTGAGTACATCAACCCTGAACGCTATACGTTCCTCGGTTTTGACAAGAATGGTTCTATCTTGCGTCTGCGTCCTCGCTTTCACAATGTCCGTGATTGCAAAGGCCGCTTCGCAGTTCGCCGTAAACGATAGTCAAATCTCTAATTGAGGGTTCGCCCTCTTTTCTAACAAAAAAGCCTTATGGGAATCGCATCTCATAAGGCTTTTTCCTTTTCTTTGAGATACTATTCTCAAGAAACTTGCAATCTTCTAAAACCCTTTGATAAATGATTCTCGCAAAACTTACAATCTTCTAAAAAATATCTTCGAAGTTTTAGAAGATTTCATGAATCTTGTAATCTTCTAAAGATTTCGGCCTACGAAAAAAACGAAAAAAAGTCCTTGACGGATATTTTGGTTCTGGTAGAGTTATTACGTTATGGGACACACCTCTAAAGAGTTTATAAACAAGGTCGAAGAAGCCAAAAGTCTTGGTTTCCGTATCGAAGAAAAAGGCAACACCATCAAACTGTTTCCCCCTGATCCTACCTATCCGTTCTATACGGCTCATAGGGGAGAAAGAGCAGTTCACCCTATCCGCAGATATTTGAAAAAATATCTTGCATCCATCAACAACAACCAATAGATTACGTATACTATATGCACCAATACAAAGTCCACCTGCCCCAAAAAAACAATTGGGACTACGATGATAATATGCTTGACAGCTTCTTTATGTCAGGCTTGAACCGAAGCTCCTCATCTCATGAGGAAGAACAAGAGATTCGCCTTGACGAATCCTTGGACATGGATAAGAATTAACTTTACGGCGCAGTAGTCCAATGGCAGAGACAACAGACTTAAAATCTGTCAAGTGTGGGTTCGAGTCCCACCTGCGCTACCACCTATGACAATAAAACGAAACCACTGGCAAAACGAAGAGGTCATTCAAATTCTGAAACATCTCCGACTTGATTCAACATACGAACACTACAACTATGCCCTTGATCAGGTGAATAGTATCTTTGCAAGATTCGAGCAACATTATACAGAACCTTCTGCGCTTGCATACTTGACCGACCAAGATTCAATCATAGGAGTAGGCCCAAAAAAGTATGAACATCAAAGCTAACGAAATCATGAAAAAAACATCTCTCTTCATTGCATTTGTTTGGTGCATAATTTTTTGGGCACTTATCGGCTATGGCATCCTCCATTTGCTGAAATAAAAAATCCAAACAACAAAAGCAAAAGGCGAATCTTTCGAGGTTCGCCTTTTTTGTTTTTCACGGAAACGGCGGAAGCACCTTTTAGAAGATTGCATGAATCATTCCATCTTCTAAACCATGGCGGAAAGCTCCTAACATAAGGCGGAAGGGATGTCAAACCCTTTTAGAAGATGGTAAGATTCTTTTGAAAAAAAACTATTGACAGCTTTCTCCCCTTGTGAAAGACTTGGGCATGTTCAAACCAACGGACAAATACAAGATCGTGAAAAGCGACAAGCTCCAAGACCATCTTGACATGGAATTAAAAAATATCCTTGACATGTGGCTCAACCCTGAGTATGTTCGCGCTATTCAAAAATTGGAGGAAATCTACTCAAAACAAAATTATCTTTACAACTAACCAAAAACAACCTAACCTAAAAACACCATGAAACTAAACACCACTACCAACACCATTGAACGTATCGGCAACGTGTCCAACGAGGCACAGTTCCGTATGAAAACCTCGCAGAAGGCATTTCAGATTCTCTCTGACTTGTATTCTGACAAACCTCTCGCCGTTGTGCGTGAGTTGGGATGTAATGCTGCTGACAGCATGAGTGCTGCTGGCAAAGCAGACCAACCCTTCAACATCCATCTTCCTAACTCTCTGGAACCTTGGTTGACCATTCAAGACTTTGGGACAGGCATTTCCCATAAAGACATCTATGACATCTATACTGTCTATTTTGCTTCGACCAAGACCAACAGCAATAGTCAGATTGGTTGCCTTGGTCTTGGCAGTAAGTCTCCCTTCTGCTATACGGACAACTTCTCTGTGACCTCTATCGTCAACGGAGAGAAGCGCATCTACAATGCTTACTTCAATGAAGAAGGCACTCCTGCGATTGCGGTTATGTCCACGACCAACACCACTGAATCCAATGGGGTCGCCGTCCAGATTCCGATTAAGGCTACGGACTTCAACGACTTTACTGTTGCTGTCGAGAAGGCATTTCGTTTCTTCGATGTCAAGCCTAACATCACTGGTGGAAAGATTGCATGGAATACGGACAAGCCTCTCTTTGTGGCAGACGATTGGGCTTTCTATGAGAAGATGGCAGACCGCTATCACGGCGAATCCTTCGCTATCATGGGCGGCGTGACCTATCCTATCAATACCTACCAAGTGCGTGATGAAGAAGGCGAGTATCATCAGATGCTTCGTAATGGTCTGGTCTTGAAGTTTGCGATGGGAGAGTTGGACTTCACTCCTGCGAGGGATGCTCTCTCCTATACTCCTATGACAATCAAGGCGATTCACGATAAGCTCGCCAAAGTCAAGGCAGAGTTGCCCATCAAGGTCACGGAGATTATCGACCAGAAAGATACTCTCTTGGAAGGAATCCGTGCTACCTTGTTCTTCATCGAGAAGTTCTACTTCCTCAACATGAATCGCATTGGTTCAAACAAGAATGTCAAGATCACTTGGAAAGGTATTGACATTACAGAACCTACTGGCTTTTTCAAAAAGCTCGCGCCTGACATGGAGTTGTTCAGCAAACGATCCTATCATCGTCGCAAGATCAGCGTCAGCACTCAACCACAATTCGGTAGTGAGATCGAATGGTATGTCAATGACATGAATCGTGGTGGAGAACGTCGAGTGCGCTCCTATGTTTCTACCACAAGCAAGACTGTCATGGTATTCAATGCTGTTGACTATAACAATCTGCTCCAAAACAATTTTGCAGCCGATATGTTCAAGATGGCATCTTCGCTTCCTTCTCCTACTGTTCACCGCAAGGTTCGTAGTAATGGAACAGTTGTGCAAAAAGCCAAGGAAGATATTACTATCTACAACTTTGGGGAAATGCACAAAGAGAAGTGGGACAGTGAAGTGATCGAACCTTCCGAGAATCTTCCTAAATACTACTTTGTCAAAGAGACAGATGGTTGGGGATTGAAGCTCAAGCTCAACGGCATCCGAGTTCTTTCTACCAAGGGAGAGTTGGCAAACATTCTCGCCGCTTTCGGTATCTCGCGTGATGAAGTCTGCATGGTTTCCTCGCGTGAGGAGAAGAAGATTATCCAACGTGGAGGATGCAAGAATCTTGCAACGTGGTGGAACACTAACATCAAAGTCGAGTTCGATGCGAATGAGTTGAAAACTCTGGAAGAATACGAGTTCTACCACATGGACAATATCATTGGTCATAAGAAGTTCAAAGACCTTGACGATTCCAATTCCATCAAGGTTGCAATCAATACGCTCAAGACCTTGAAAGCAAAGTATGTCAAGATCAAAGATGTCTCGCACTACTTGGAAAACTTCAAGAACGGAAAGAAAGTCAAGTTCCCTCTTACGGAAGCGGAAGCGATTGTGTTTGACTTCATCCGTAATTGCGGTCACTACGATTGCGACAAGTATATGGTGCTTGCCAAAGCACTTGAAAAATAATTGAAAAAATCTATTGACAACAAACAACAAACCATATAACCTAAAAGACGATATGAATAACCATACCACAGCAGTTACTATTACAGGCAACGGCAAGATTGCCGCTGTTATCGACGGCACGGCTTACTCCGTGGAAACCGATCACCCGAACCATGCCAAGGCACTTGACGCTATTCGCAACAGCGATTGGGAAGCCTTCTTGGATTGTGTTGACCTTTCTCGCAAAGTCCGTGATTACACTCACAACACCAACGTCGAGATTAAGGACGGCATCATCGTGTTCGATGGTGAGCCAGTTCACAACACCTTGACCAAGAGGGTCATTAGCTTCATGCAGCAAGACTTGCCCTTCAAGCCTATGCTCAACTTCCTCTGCAACCTCATGGAGAATCCCTCCAAGAGAGCCGTGGATGAGTTGTATGATTTCCTTGAGGCAGGTGAGTTGCCCCTTACTGAAGATGGTCACTTCCTCGCCTTCAAGAATGTCAAGTCTGACTACAAAGACATCTACTCTGGCAAGTTTGACAATGCGGTTGGTGCTATCTGTGAAATGAAGCGCAACCAAGTTGACGAGGACAAAGATCGCACTTGCAGCTACGGCTTGCACTTCTGCTCTATTGCTTACCTTCCTCACTTCCGAGACAGCAACGGAGGAAAGACTATGATCGTCAAGATCAATCCAAAGGATGTTGTGGCGATTCCCGCCGATTACAACAACACCAAAGGACGCACTTGCCGCTACGAAGTTATTGGTGAATACACCGAAAACTGGCGCGAGAAGATTGGCCGTGGAGAATCTGGTTGGGATGCTGACCTCTACTCCTCCGATGGTGGAGAGTATGAGGATGAGGATTCCGATGAGTGGAACGATTGCTGCGATGACGGCAACTGCTACTGCAACGAAGATGATCAAGCCTATGATGATCACTTGGATGAAGTCAGCAACGGATACTCTCCCGATGTTTATGGAGTCAAACCTAACGGAGACAGATACCACAATGTCCGTGGCGATGATGGGAAGTTCCAGAAGAAGAATGTGTAGTGGTGCTGGTTAGTGGGTAGGGGGAGAGAGTTGTGGTGGCTCTCTCCCCCTCTACTATTGAAACATGCAATCTTCTAAACACCACATTAAGTATTTTATATTTTGCGTTTGTAGCTCAGTGGATAGAGCAGTAGCCTTCTAAGCTATTGGTCGCAGGTTCGATCCCTGCCAAACGCGCATAGGGTTGGTAGCTCAAAGGTAGAGCAGTGCCCTTTTAAGGCATTGGTTGAGAGTTCGAATCTCTCCCAACCCATTTTTTTACCCGCCAAATTTGGCGGGTTTTTTATTTTTACGGGCAAAGACGTTTCAGAAGATTGCAAGAATCATTTAATCTTCTAAAACTTTTCGATCAGGAAAAAAAGATTTGACAGAATATCTCTACCTGATAGAGTCATGGACGATATGAAAAACATCACCCTACTCATCAATGTTGTTGTGGAATACTTTCAAAATAACTTTGAAAGGATTTACTTCCGCAAACACGTTCCGTCATTCCTCGCATACAGCGTTTCCACCTTTACCAACGAATCTTGGTTGGATGGTATTGTTCGCCAAGGCAGACTGATGGAACAACTTTATTATTACAAAACCCTTGACACATCTGAGGGTTCTGATAGACTTCTTAAAGTTGCATGATGGTCATGTGACTTTACAGACTAACAATAAACAGATAAAAAATTAATGAAACATATTCCAACCCTTACTCTGGTCTTCTTTAAAGAGACGGAGCTTTACGGATACGAATACGATGATGTAGATGGTCTTACTCAAGTTGAGTATGGCTATCCCAATGTGGACGCTGCTCTTGGCAGTGCCTTCAAACACCTCAAGACATTCATTGTCTTGGAGGATGTCGAAACCAAATAAAACTTGTTGACAAACTCTTTGTCACTTTATAGTCTTAAGACGATGAAACGATATATCTACAAAGTCTCGTTCTCTGTCGAGGTTATCGCGGAGAACAAGACCGATGCAGATGGAGCCATTCAAGAGTTGGATTACAACTTCTTGGAGACAACTGGATGCGCTTCACTTCAATCATTCGAGATGAGTGATATGGAAGTCGAACACATTCATCCACTAACTGAAAAAGAAATGGAACAATACTTCGATGATGCCAATAGGCTCATCCCTGTTGAACAACTAACCAAATAACAATATGCCTAACTGGTGCAACAATA